TGGGCTCGGTGGGCTCGGTGGGCTCGGTGGGCTCGGTGGGCTCGGTGGGCTCGGTGGGCTCGGGCTTGAACGCTTCCGCCCGTGCCAGTCCCGCGTTGACAAGGAAGTCGGACACGGACACGGATCGTCGGCCGGTGTGACGAGCCTCTGCGATAGCCCCGGCCTCCAACTCGCCCCACTCGTTGTTGGAGCAAGAGATCGTTCGGGAGCGTCGTCGTTCGTCGGGAGTCTTTCGGGCGGACATAGAGGGCGGTTCCTTCCAGTGGGTGCGGGCGTGCCGCGTCAGGCGATACCCGCCTTGTGCAGCGTATCGAGCAGTCGGGATGCGAGCGTTTGGACGGTCTGCGTGTCTAGGGCCGCGCCGGTCAGCTTCAACGCGGCGGCGACTCCTCGGGCGTCCCCCAAGGTCGCGCGCAGTCCGGCCATTTCGTTGCGGATCGCCAGCGCCTCGGCGCGGGCTGCGTCGGCCTCCGACACGGCGGCGGCTGTCTCAGCCTGCGCGGCTGAGACGGCTGCATCGGCCTCGGCTCGGGCGTTGTCGGCCTCGGCTCGGGCAGCATCGGCGGACGCCTGCGCGTCCGCACGCTGCCGGTCGGCCTCGGCTCGGGCTTCGCGTTGTACGTCGGCCTCCTTGCGGGCCTCGGCGGCGGCGTTGCCCGCGAGTCCAGCCCGCTCCTCTGCCGCTTTGCGCTCGGCAGCACGGCGCGCGTCGCGCGCACGCTTCGCGTTCGCGGCGTCAACCTCCCGCTGGTTCGGAGGCGGGCCGGTCGAACGGAAGGGGGCGGGGCCGTCCACGGCGATGATCTCGACCCGGTGGTCGTGATCCGTCCAGAAGTCTCCGTCCCCGCGCAGGAACCCCAAATGGATTCGGGGGCCGAAGGGCGCGTACTTGCTCTTGGCACGGCCCAAGACCTTGTACCGCTTGCCCTTATACGTCGCGTGCTCTGCCACGGGGGTATCTCCTTACACAACGATAGTCTACACTTACCCAAGTGTCAATAGGGCAGTGTCAAGTTGATCCCCTCGTGGTAGAAGACCGTCATGCTTGACCCCCTCCTCCTCGGCGGAATCGTCCTGCTCATTGCCCTGGTTGTCGCCGCGATCCTACTGCCGAAGCAGCGGAAGTGGTTGCTCGGCGGCGGGGGCGTTGTGCTCGCGGGAATACTTGCGCGAGTCCTCGATCTGGTGCTGCGCCGGAAGCCTGCGACCCTGCCCCCCAAGGTCACCCCGAAGGATCACCGGGAGGAGTCGAGCCGCAACGAGTACGCGGTGGACGACGCCCTGGCGGCGCAGGCAGATGCAGCGGACGCGGCCCAACCCCACGATGATCCCCCGGTGCTCTCCGATCTGGAAAGACGCGCACGCGAAGCTGCTGCTGCCCGCCGCGACCGGGGAGACAGCGACCCCGCCTGATGCCCCTCGACCTCGACAAGCTGCGGACGTGGGGCCGTGCGGCGGGGCGCGTGATGACAGTCGCCCACGTCGCTGACGTGGGAGCGTCCGCCACTGTGCTTGTGGCCGACCTCGCCACGCGGCCCGACCAGTACCGGAAGGACGGACAATTCGCGCGGAACCTGTATCGGGCCTGGATGGACGACGACTGCGACTGCGAGGACGGCTGCGAGGACTGCACGGTCTACTGCGACGGCTGCGACGACGACGACTGCCCGGTCTGCGCCCCCTTGGAGGAGCACGTTCCCGAGGACGATCCTCCCGAGGCACCTTGCGGGCACTGTGGATGGGTCCACCAAGACGATGACCCCTGTATCATCGACCTCTCCACCTGACACCGACGATGCCGCGCGCATGGCCGCGAAGCTGCCGGGAGCCTGACCAGTGATCCGACTCCCCCCGATCCTCCCGATCCTCCTGGCCCTGCTCCTGGGCGGTTGCGTCACCACCGGGACGACCGGCGTGCCCTGGCAGGGGCCGGTGCCTGACTACTCCGTGCCCCCCGCGCCGGAAGTCGCCCCCGACACCGTGGGAGCCTGCGCGCCGGGTGCCGAAGTCGTCTTGCGCCCCGGTGACGACGTGCCGTGCGTTGGGCTCTTGTCGAACCCGTCCGACTACCAGTTTCTCCTCGACACCGAGGCGCAGGCCCCGCCCCTGCGGACGTTGCTCGACGGTTGTTCCCTGGAAGTCCCGGCGTGCCGCGCGTGGGCGGACCAGCACTACGCCCGTGTCGTCGCGGAACGTGACAAGGCGAAGCGCCAGCGGTGGGAAGCGTTCGCCGTGGGCGGCGCGGTAGGAGGCGGGGTTGTCGGCGGCTTCGTCCTGGCAATCATCCTGGGCGGCTTGTAGAAGGAGTACGGCATGGGCGACTACGAACCCTTCGGGAACGGCATGTACGACGAGTACGACTACGCCGTGGGGGCCGTCCCCGACGACGAGCCCGAACCCGACGATGACCTTGGGTACGACGACGGCTACGACGACGGCAGGCACGACGCCCTCCGCGTGATCCACAACCGCATGGCCGCGTCCCGCAGGATGAAGCGACGGCGACGGAACGGGAACCGGGGCCAGAAGCGCCGGGACGCCGTGCTGATCGGGCTGGTGCGGGAGGTCCGCGATCTCCGCAGGCAGATGGATCGGCAGCAGCCGCAGCCCGCTCGCCCGCAGATCATCGACGTTGGCGGGCAGTACCCGGCACGCATGGGGGCCGCGAACGTCCCCGCCACGCGCGACAACACGATGCTGCTCCTCGCTGGACTCGCCGTTGCAGTCGTTGTCCTCGGCGGCGTCGTCATCCTCACGCGAACGCCCGCGTAGGGGTAGCCCCGGCGCACACCCCGGAGTACCCTCGCCGCGCCTCTGAGGAGGGGCCGACCGTGCCCGTGATGATCTGCCGCCGCTGTCCCCAGGTCTACAAGACCACCAAGCTGACGTGCCCGACGTGCGGGTTCGTCATGGTCGGCGGGGTCATGGACGACGACGGTGAGGTTGCGCTGCGGTCGGCCCCTACCCCTCCTCCGACGATGCTCACTCCTTCTCGGAGTCCTCGCGGGTGTCCACCAGGGTCAGCTTGATCCCTGGGAGCTTCCCCTCGCCGTCCTGCTCCAACTTGACCTCGGCCTTGATCGCGTGCTCGGGGTTCTCCGCGTACTGCTCGGACAGGACTTCTCGCAGGTACTTGCGGACGTTCGCGGGGCGGCGGAACCGCGCAAGGTCGAGCACCACGTCCTCCCCGTCCTCCTCGGCGTAGATGGTCAGGAGCCAAGGGTGCGTCTGCTCGGGTGGTGCGACGACCTCGGGTGACGCCGTGGCTTCGTCCCCGGCCTCGCGCGGGGGCTCATGCAGGCCCCGGTCGGTGAGCACCAGATCCGGGTGGTCGATCACAATCGCACCGTCGAGAACGTAGACCCGCGCCTCGGGGTGGAGGGGGTGGTAGTACGCCTCCGCGAGATCGGGGAGGTTGTAGCCAAGGACGGCCTGAGTCTCCCCGCCCCGGAGCTTCGTGAACGCCAGGAACACGGCCGGTCCCAACTCCACGGCGGGGCCGTCCAGGCTGACGTGAACCAGCCCGCACTCCTCCCGCTCGGTGTAGTCCTCGCAGACCTTGACCAGATTGAGCACCGTGCGCGACGGCTCGGACCCGCCCCCGGCGACCACCGGGTCGGCCAGGGCCTCGCACATGGCAACGAGATCCCCGGCCGGGATGCTGCACGTCATGGGCTCGTCAGGGTCCATCTGCGCGGCGGCGGCGTGTAGCTCGGTCAGGACCGCGAGGGGATCGAGGGGGGCGGTGTCGTCGGTCATGGGGCGGGCTCCGGTCAGGGGCAGCGATGGTGACGAGGATACGGCATCCGGCCGGAGCACCGGGGGCAGACCGGCTCGGCCTAGTCGTCGTCCGCGCCGTAGGCAACCGTGGCGTCCCCCTCGGTGGCGACGATGATCGTGTGCTCGGGCACACCGGCCAGCGCCGCCTTGGTGTCCTCCACGGCCACGTCCATATCGGTCCAGTGACCGGGCAGCAGCACGACGACGACCTCCATATCCGCGAACGCCTCGGCGTCGGGCCACGAAATGTCGCCGTCCGTGAATACGACGCACACCGGGATGGGGGGCTGGCCCAAGTCCTGCCGCCCTTCGTCAATGCGAACGACCTCCTCGACCGCGCCGGACACGTCGGAGCCTCGGTCACCGATGAACAGGGGCAGCAGTCGCTCCTCTGCGGCCTGGGGACTCCCGTGGACCTCGGCCACCATGATCTCCTCGCAGGCGGTCGCGGCCCAATCGGAGGCGATGAACAGGACGCGGGCGATGTTCGGGTGGACGAGGAGCATCGCGGCCTCCTTCAAGGCCACGCCCAAGGACCGCTCGCGCACGCTCGCGGACGTGTCCACGATCAGGGCCACGTCCCACCCCTTCCGGTTCCCCTTGCGGGCGGGCTCCAACACCTGCCCCACGGTGCCCCACAACCCGTAGGTCGCGCGTGAGAGGCGCGTCCACGACGGCCGACCACGGCGGGACAGCTTGGTGGTGGCGGCGTCCAGGGACACCCGCAGGATCTCCTCCCACTCGATCTCCGGGGGAGAGAGGACACGGGTGACGAGTCGCGCGGAGGCGTCGTCGTTGTTGCGAGACAGCGGCCCCGCGCGCAGCTTCTTCAGCTTGGCCTTCGACGCCTCGCGGATCTTCTCTTTCTGCGCCTCGGTCTTGGGGTTCGGGGCCTTCCCCCTGCGCCGGAGGTCACGAACAATGTCCGCGATAAACTCGGGCTTCTTGCCCGCCGCGCCGCAGGTGTGCGTCTTGGGCGTCTTGCCGTCGTCGGGCGGGGGCTCGCCACGTCCACCACCGCCACCACCGGGCTTGGGGGGCTGCGGGGGCTGCGGGGGCTTCTTGCCGTCGTCGGGCGGCGGGGGCGGCGGGGGCTTCTTGTAGACGGGCGGGGGCCGATTGGGATCGGGCGGCGGCGGGTTCGGGTCCGGCTTCCCGCCACCCTCCTGCACGGGTCGCAGGCGGGAGTAGGGAGCGGTGACCTGTTCGCCCACTCGGGCGGCAGAGACAGGGGCAGCAGGGGGTTTGGTTCGCATCGGGGGTTACTCCGGGGTGCCAGTCTGCCCCAAGCATAACAACTGTTGTGTAAGAGTCAAGGCGTTTCTACTGCCCGTCCTCAATGTCAGAGAGCCAGGAGTCCACGTCCCAGGCGTCCTCGGCGCGCGGCGCTTCGGGCGTGGGTCGGGTGGTGGGCTCGGGTGCGTACACGGGCTCGGGCGGGCTCGCGGCCTCCTCTGCCTGCTTCGCCGCGTACTCGATCTTCGCGGCGCGGAGGCGACCGATGATCTCGGCGTCCTCGATTGACCGGGACTCCTCCTCGATGCTGTTCGTGACGACGATCTCCACGTCGTCCTGCTCCCCGGTTGCTTCGTTCCAGGCACCGACCGCGACGACGATCCCCTCCTCGTCTGTCTCCGTGTCCACCACGCGCTGCCCCACGCTGTAGCCCTTCCAGGGCGGCGGGGGCGGCTTCGGCTTGTTCGGGTCCGGCTCCTCCTGCTCCTGGGTGAAGGGGTAGTAGTGCTCGGCGGTCAGGTTCCACGGCTGCGGCGGGTCCAGATCCTTGTCGGGGAACAGGAACCACTGAGGCATCGACACCGACTCCTCGGGCCAGTCGTTCGTGGGGTACTTCGCGTCCTCCTGCCAGCCTTCCCATTCCTGGCGGGCGAGCCGCATCGCCTCCGTGTGGACCTCGGCCTTCGGGGAGGAGCGGAACCGCCAGTCCCGTTCGACCTCGGACACTTTCAGCACGGCCAGCTTCGCCAGGATCGGGTTGATCGGGACGATGTTCACCAGGGTCGAATTGATCTCGCAGTCGCCAGCGCAATTCCACCGGAAACCGTCCACGATCTGCGGGGGCGAGAGCTTGGACAGCACGCCCCTCTGGTACTCGCGCTCGCGCGGGAAGTGCTTGTAGAAGACGTGCAGGGACTCATGCAGGAACGTGATCCCAAACTCCCACAGCCCCATCCGGCCCTCGTACCGCGCGAAGAACATGGGGTTGTAGAGGAGGTACATATCCTCGGTCACCGCGAGGGTCGAGATCCGCTCCGTCTGGATCGGGGCGAACGCTCGCAGGAACACGCCCGTCCAGGGCAGCAGGTACTCGGCCCGCTGCCGCGCCGCACGGAAGTTGGCGGTCGCCGCGTCCGCGATCTCCTTGGGGATCGTTGTGGACGCGCGGCCCGCGTAGTCGGCGGCGGTCGGTCGGGGGGCAACGCTGCTCATGGGGTGTCTCCGATAGGAAGGAACGAACGGGACGACTGTGGCTCAGTCAAGGTCAAGGCCCCAATCACCCAGGTCGTCCAACTCTGCCAGCAGCTTGTCCGCCTCCTCGTCCACCTGTGACAGACCGGGCTTCACGCGCAGCGTGGGTTCGTTCGCTGCCAGCAGAAGCTCGGTGCAGATCCTTCGCAGGATCTCCTGGGGGTACGGGTCGGGCGCATGGCCCCGGCCCTTCAGCACGCCCGTTGCCACGAAGTCCATCACGGTCGCCTCGGAGCGCAGGGCGTCCCGCACGTTGCCCGCGAACAGGGTGGACTCGGTGAGCACGTCACGGGCGGTCGGCAGAAACTCGATGCCGCTCTGCTTGAACGCGGCCTCCAGAAGCTCCGAGGCTTTCGCCTTGCCGCCCTGGACGGACATTGTGAGATCGCGGAACAGGACGCCGTAGGTGCTGTTGACGCGGAACACGAAGATCACTTCGACGGGGATGCCGCGACGTGCGCGTGCCGCGAGGAAGGGCCGGGACATTGTGCCGTCCTTCACGGGGAGCGACCCGACACTGGCCCCGGCGAGCGGGCCTCCCTTGCGGTTGATGCGCCCCGACCCGCGCGTCGTTTCCGCCAGGAGCTTCCCGCCGTCTGCTTCGATGATCTTCATCGGTCCTGACCCTGCCTCGCGCCATGCAAGGCTTCGTCGCGCACCTTCTTGGTCAGGCTGATCAACTCAGCCATGACCAGCCGAATCAGCCCGATGACCTCCTGCCGGTTTCTCGGCGGCGCGGACCCGATGACGCGCTTCCCGCCGTCGTCGGAGCCCTGCCAATTCTTGTAGCCGAACAGGATGCCCTTCAGCATGGCCGAGTCCAGGGACGACTTCCCGAACGACTGAAGCGAGGCGCGCATCCCGTTCACCTGGGCCTGCATCTGCGTCAGGGGCAACTCGCGGTAGTAGTCGATGACGCTCTGCAACTGCGCGCCGCAGACTTCGGCCGGGGGGTTCGCCTTCAAGAACGCAGCCCGCGCCGTCGCGCTGGCGATGTAGTCGGCGGGCAGGACGGTCTGCGCTTCGATGGAGGCGTTGTGTGCGTTGAACGACGCACACGCCTCGGAGCCGATGGTGCCGCACACGATCTGGTCCGCGAGCTTGATCCGATCCACGTTCTCCACCCCTTCCAGGGAGAGTACGGCTGCGCGCCCACGCACGGCCAACTCCAAGGAGCGCGGCGACGGCCATGCGTACTGGTCGGTGAACAGGGTCGGCTGATCGACGCCCTTGGGCGTGCCCCGGTCGAGATCCGGGTTGTTCTTGTAGAACGTGCGGATCTTGGCGGCGGTCTTGGAGTCCGTCATCTTGAACAGGTATTGCCCGCCCTTTGCAGTGCGGACCCACGACGCCATTGCGTATGCGTACCGGCTGTACTGCCGGTAAAACTCGCCCATGTTCAACTTCGGCCACGCCTGCTTGTCGGCGGCGGTCGTACTCAGGGCCTCGGTGGCGCTGATCCAGTTGGCCCACTGATCCACGCTCGGCGGCTTCCAGAACAGGTGGATGAAGCGGTTGGCGACCGGCTCGGAGAGGTTCGACCCACCGGGGGCCATTGACGGCGGGTTCGCAGCGGCGACCACGACGACGTTGGGGGGCAGCGGGAGATCACCGACGACGCGCTCGTGGATCACGCGGAGCATCGCGGCCTGCACGTCGTCCTGGGCGGTCGTAAACTCGTCAAAGAACACGGCCGCGCGAGGGCTGGTGGGATCGAGCGGCTTCCCGCCAAGGGCGCGGGCCTTGGCCTCAATCGCCCAATCCGGGGGCGCGAAGGACAGGACAGGGAACGCACCCTTGTCGGTCTTCTCGGCGGGGAGCGCCTTGTTCCCCTCGATCTTCATGTACGCGCCGGGAACCGGAATCCCCAGGAAGTCGGACGCACCGCGCACGGACGCGAGGACCGTGATCGGGTCTTCGCCCTTCGGCACGAATCCCAGGGCCTTCAGCATCTTGTTGACCTGGGAGGTCTTGCCGACACCGGGCGCACCCCACAGCATGACCGGCAACCCGAGCACGGTCCCCTCGATACCGGGGGCCTGTAGCGCGGCGGCAACCATGAGCAGGATATTGTTGTTGTCCTTGTTCGACACGGCGAAGGGGGAAGTTGACATTCTGGTCCTCAATGAGCAGGGGGGACCAGCACGGCCCCTCTCACGCACGCGAGCGCGTGGGTGACGAAACGCCGTTATCCTACTGCATCCAGCCTGCGCGGGGGCACCCGACTTGCGCCCCCGCGCGTGCGCGCGTGTTCCCTACGGGTCGTTGGGCTCGACCACGAAGGACACCGCAACCGGCTCCGTCTTGCGCGGCGTGTCGGACAGGCGAACCGTGCCGTTCGCCAGGAGCGTCAATCCGGTGATGTTCCACTCGCGCATCCACAGGGCGACAAACCCGATCTCATCGCGGACGGTGGCGGTCGGATCGTCGTCGGTCGGGACCGAAACCGGGGGCGTCCCGAAGTGCGCGGAGTAGGGGGGAAGTGGGAAGCGGGTGGGCTGGACGACGGCCTTGGGCCGGTGGTGCCAGCAACTCTCGGCGTCGGCAGCGATCAAGCGGGCACACGGCTTGCCGTCCGTTCGATTCGGGGCCGCGCACCGCTTCCGGGGGGAGGGGGAAGGGGGGAGGTTGGCAGTACGGGCTGGTTCGTCCGGCAAGGCGAGGTCCACCACGGGCGCAAGCATCCCTGCCTTCAGTGCCTTCAGCGCCAGGAACGCGGCACGCCCCCGCTCCTGCGTTTCGTCCAGGGTGGGGGAGCCGTGGAAGGCGCGGTCGGCGCGGTCGAGCAGTCCGTACCGGCGTCCCAGGGACGCGGGGTAGCGGTTGACGACGCGGGTGTCCTTGGTGGTGGCGAAGCGTACCGCCTGCGCGGTGAGTCCGAGGCGCAGCGCAATCTCGCCGGGGAGCAGCGGCCCGTCCGCCAACGCGGCGTAGCAACGGGCAGCGAGGGTGCCGGAGGCAGGGACGTGCGTACCCCGCGTCTCAGGGACGCCGGGGACCGAGGCCAGGGGGAAGGTGTCCGCCACCTTGGGCGGCTCCGCTAGGAACCCTCGCGTGCGTAGCTCCTCGATCAGCTTCGTAGTCCCATTGCCCGAGATCAGCGTCCGGCCTTTCTGCTTCGACCACGCGGCGAGCGTGGGCTGCGACGTGTGGGACGCGCTCGCGGTGCGGTAGAGGATCACGTCCACCGTCACCGGGATCGACGTGGCCGCGCCGCCGAGCATGATTGGCTCGACCCCGGCTTTCCGCAGGGCAGCGACGAGCCCCTTCGCGTGCGCGGGTTTGGAAACGATCCCGATCCGAAGGGACGGGGGGACGGGGGCAAGGCGCAGAGCGGACATTGGAGTCCTCCGTGGGGTTGACGCATCAGTAAGCTCCGTCACCCTAAGTCACCCTTGCCTAACTGTCAAGCCAAGCGATTCTATGCGCCTTTCCGCGCGTCCGCGCGTGCTGTTCGATGCCGTTCGATGCCGTTCGATGCCGTTCGATGCCGTTCGGTGCGGCTCCGGGGGCGCACTTCGTTATCAGTATGTCCGCTTTCCATATTTGCGTATCACAACGAGAGTCGGTAGTATCCCCTCAGTAACTCCCCTCTCCGTGGGTGAGGCACCAGTCAGCCCGTCCGGCCCCGGTCCCTTCACAGGGTCGGGGTCGAGCCGGTTGTAGAGAGTCCCTTTGGGCTCGCTGCGGTAGACTTGCGCGCGTGAAGCGCGTCTACCTCGATCACAACGCCACCGCCCCTCTCCTCGCGTGCGCGCGAGAAGCTATGGCGCGGTGCTGCGATGGGAATCCTGACTCCGACCATGCCGAAGGCCGACGTGCGAAAGCGGCCGTGGAGGGGGCGCGCAGTCACGTCGCTCGCCTCATTGGTGCAGACCCCGGTGAGATCATCTTCACCAGCGGCGGAACGGAGGCGGACAACATGGCCCTGCTTGGAGTCGGCGGGACGCCGATGATCTCGGCGGTGGAGCACAAGGCCGTGCTCGTACCCGCGACCGACCTTGACGGGCGCGTCCTCCCGGTGGACAGCCTGGGGCGGTTGAACCTGGGCGAAGTCGAGCAGGCTGTTCGCAGACACCGCCCTGCCCTGGTCAGCGTCATGCAGGCGAACAACGAGATCGGGAATCTCTACCCGGTGGGACGCATCGCGCGCATCGCGCACGGCTACGGAGCCCTCTGCCACACCGACGCGGTGAACGCGCTCGGCAAGATCCCCGTCAACGTCCACGCCCTCGGGGTGGACCTCGCCAGCTTCAGCGCGCACAAGATCGGCGGTCCCAAGGGAGTCGGTGCGCTCTACGTTCGTGCGGGCCTCGACCTCCCGGCCTTGGTACGCGGGGGCGGGCAGGAGTCCGGCCACCGGGCAGGGACGCCGAACGTCCCCGGCATCGTGGGCTTCGGTGCCGCCGCCTACTCGATGTGGCGGTTCCTGCGGCGGGACGGGTCCACCCTGCTCGGGCAGCATCGGGATGCGCTGGAACGCGGCGTCCTCCGGCACGTCCAGGGCTCTCAGGTTGTCGGGAACACGCGCGCAGGCGGGCGGCTCCCGAACACGACGACCATCGCGTTCGCCGGGGTCAAGCCCACCGACCTCGTACACGCGCTGGACCGACTCGGGGTCGCCGCGTCCTCGGGCTCGGCCTGCGGCTGCAAGAATCCCGGCCCGTCCCACGTTCTGAAGGCAATCGGCTGCACGGGGGCCGTCCGGTTCTCCTGCGGGCCGGGAACCACGCACGGGGCCGTGAGATCCGCCGTGGGCGCAATCAGCGAATCCGTCGAAGGGCTACGCAGTCGATGACCGCTTCCCCTCTACGGGTCGAGCATTCGGGCACCCAGGACTTCCCCGCGTGCCCCGCAGGTTGGACAACGGACGGCTGGCCGTTCTTTGAGGACTACGCCGACGACTGGGACGAGCCCTGGAACCACCCCGGCATCTGGCACGTCACGACCGCCGCCGAGGAGGTAGCGCAGGACGGTCGCCTGCTCTCGCGCCGTGAGCTTGCCGCGAAGGGGATCACGACGGCGGGCTTGGGCGGTGGCACGGCAAACGTCGCCTCCAGCAAGATCAGCGTGACCACGAATCCGCACGCCGCGCAACGGGTCTACCGAACGATGCAGATCGCAGCCCTGGCCGCACAGAACCGGCTCCCTGCTTGGCGGGTCGCAGCCGAGGCACTGAAGTCCAGCAGGGTTGAGGATCTGCTCTACGAGGTCGCAGAACGTGACACCTACTTGTGGGAGGCGCAGGGTGACCGTGAGGATGATGCGGCGCGGCTCCGCGACGATCTAGCCAATCTGCTCGACGTTGGCACCGAGGATGCCGTCGCCACGCCCCAGGAGCTTCGTGCCGCTGCGAACGCGCTGGAACGGACCTTCTACAACGGAGAGGCCAAGTATGGCTTGCTCCAGTCCATCGAGGCTATCGGCACCGAGGCGCACCAGTACGTCATCGAGTCCAACGAGAGCGCGGTCGCCCCGGTCGGCTTCACGGAATCGTGGTCGAAGTGGGCAAAGGTCAACCCCCGGAACATTCGCCTCCTCCGGCTCGCCGCGTGCCCCGGTGCGCGCGTGAGGATTGAGCCTTCCGAGTCCGAGCTTCGGTTCGACCCCAAGGATCTGCGTGTCGTCGGCGTCGAGTCGTTGAAAGGACTCACGAACCTTACAGAAGCCCCCAAGAAGCTACGGCTGCGGAACCCCGCCCGTCGAAGGACTACGAAGTCGATGACCACAACTACGCCAACCCCATCGACACTGCCGTCCGACTCGCTGCCGCCGACCAAGCCCCGTGAGATCCTCGCAGCGCACGGGATCGGGGTGGGCGACGTGGTGACAGCCGTGTTTCGGGGGGCGACCGTCTCCGGTGTTGTAAGGAAGATCAACCCAACGTCGGTCTTCGTTGGACAGCTTCAGTGGCCGGACAGCTACACCAACAAGCGGTGGGACAAGATTTCGATCCCGCCTCACGACATTGAGGGCATCGAGGCCCCGGACTACGAGGTCGATTTCCTGCGACACGCCCACCACTTCGGGCTGGCCGCAGGCGACCTGGGGCGGGAGTTTCCGATCCATAACACGACCTTCCGCGTCGTCGGGCTCAACATCGCTCTCAAAGATCCCGTCCTGATTCGTCAGGTAGGGGGGTCCACCGTCCAAGGCCCTGTCTTTCGTCACGGTGCCGCACAGATCGCGGCGGCGCTTTCAACCATCGACCGTCGAAGGACTACGAAGTCAATGACCGACCCAAGACCCGTGCAGTCGTCAAGCGCCCCGCAGATCCCCGCCGAGTCCGACCTCACCTGGGTCGCAGGCAGGCACCGCAGGGGCTACAACCCGCACTACCCCGTGGATCGGGCCACCCTCCCGAACGGCGGCGAAGTCATGCGGGCAGGCAGCGCGGGTCGCCTCTACCCCCCGTACCAGATCAGCCGGTTCCCTGGCGTCGAGCGCAGGCGGTTCTCAGAGAGCACGTTCGCGGACGCCTACGCCGCAGCCCTGGCCGCGCAGGCAGCAGCCGCCCCCTCCAAGCCCCTCGCGGATCTCCCCGCCGATCTCTCGGCCGGTCTGAAGCGCGCGATCAAGGGCGCGTACCCGAAGTCGGCCAAGGAAGCGAAGCTGGTCCTGACGCACCTGGGCGTTGGCATCATCCCGTTCAAGCAGGGTCGGAAGTTGATGGGCTACGACCTCGCGCTCCCCGAGGGCGCGGGCCTGGGCTTCGACTACTACTCCCCCCGGTCCTCGCGCTCCCGTGGGATCGACAAGACCGCGCTGTGGGGGCAGGGCTACACGTCCGACCCGGAGGCGGAAGCCGCCCGCCTGATCTTCATGGAGTGGCTGAAGAACGCCGCCGCCGTGGCCTTGGGCGGCGACGTTGCCGAGAAGCTGGCGCGCAAGGCGCAGGGACTCCCGATGGAGGCCCGGAGCGCCGACCCGGCCGTGCGGACGTGCGGCGCGTGCTGGCGGGACATAAAGGCGACTGCGACGAAGTTTCAAGGCGGGCGTGACCCCGCAGGGCACCGCCACGGCACCAACCTCTACCTCGTAGATCACGGCTACACGATCAAGTGGGGCCGCACGGGATCGTGCCCCGGAGTGGCGACCCTCCCTTGGGAGGAGTCCGACGAAGCCGCACGGTTGGAGATCACCGCGCTCCTGTCGGTCAGCACCCACGTCACCGCCGAATGGCGGAAGTGGACGGGCTTTGTCGAGCAGTACGACGCCGGGAACACCAAGGGCCTCCCCGGTATCCCGAAGCGGGGCGACCGCACTTCGCCCTACGGCGTCAAGCCCGTCGAGTACGAGGAGATCATCCTGCGCCCCACGGGCGACACCAAGTACGAGTGGCGGGACAAGGCCGCGTATGCCGAGGCCGACGCCCTCCGTTTCCTGCGGGACAAGCTCTGGTCAAAGCACTTCGGGTCCATCCCCTACATGCGCGCAGCCCTGCGTGAGTGGGAGCCGCAAGCCGCCGACGTGGTTCCGGCCAAGGGTCCGCCCTGGATCAAGGCGTTCCAGCCCGAGGACTTCGCCGGGAACCCGTTGGCTGGCGACGACGACCCGAGCGCCCCCGAGCCGGAGCCCGAGCCGGAGCCCGAGCCGACGCCCGAGCCCCTGCCCGCCCCGGCCCCCACGCCTGCCCCGGCCCCGCCCCCGCCCGAAGGAACCCCGCTCCAACTGCGGCTCGCGGTGCTGTGGCGCGGCGCGAAGCCCCCCGAGAAGATGCCCCGGTGGATCACCAACCTCCGAGGGAAGGGGCCGAAGCGCGCGTTCCGCGATCTGAAGATGGACGTGCTGATGCCCTACGCGGACGCCGTTCAACTGTTCACCCCGGAAGGGCTGACGGATCTGAGCGACAAGGTGGACGCCCGCATCGCCACCGAAGCTGCGAAGCTCAAATGGGACCGTGGCTACCTCCTGCGCGCCACGGTGTCCGTGCCGAACCTGATCCACAATGACACCGGACGCAGGCGAGCCCTGTTCACCCGCGACTACTGGCACGACAAGATCAGCGCCGATCTGAAGCGGGGCGGGTGGATCGTGGGCCGAACGGCCCTGGGTCGGCCGCTCTACGAGTTTGTGTTGCAGGATCACGCCACGGCCGAGCCCACACCCCCTACACCGCCTGCTCCTGCCCCGGCAGTCGAGGAGCCCCCCACTATGCCCGCCACCGCCTCGTTCGACTACCCCATCGATCCCACGGAAACGTCCCGCACCGAGGCGTGGTTCCGTGCGTTGTTCAACGCCTACGACGGGCAGCTTGACCAGCCGTTCCTGGCGACCGCGATGAAGTCGCAGTTTCCGCGCCTGGGGAAGCCGAACGTGCTCGCCACGTTCACGCAGCTTCGCGGGTCGAACCAGATCGTGAAGGGTGAGGGAGCCGCGTGGATCTGGCCGGACCTCCTCCCGGCCGCGCAGGACGACAAGCTGCTGGCCGACCTGGGCGTGGCGACCGGGGGCGGAAACAACGAAGACCTCGCCGCGCTGGACGTGGATGACCCCGAGCACCCCGAGCTTCCCGAGCTTCCCGAGCCCGTGACCCCCGCGCCCTCTGGCCCACGGCCTGCTCCGGCTCCCCCGGATGAAGGCTTGACCGAGCACCCCGACCCGACCGCAGCGCCCGCGCTCCCCATGCCGTTCACCCCGCTCCCCGGCGTGACGTGGGTGGACCCCGCGCTCTACGGCTGGACGTGGCTGGAAGGGCCGCACAACACCAGCCTGACGCTGCGTCCGTGGGGCAACGCGCCCGACTCTTTCATGGTGGTCGAATCGCTCGCGGGCGAGGACGTGGGGCAGTCCTACTTCACCAAGAACGGCGTGCAGGGATCGGCCCCTGGTGGCAAGGCAGCGGCCTACGCTCACATGGAGGAGTTGGCTCGCAGCCTCGCGGCCGTGACCCCCGCGCACACGGGCTCCGCGACCCCGACCCCCGCCCGTCCGGCCGTGCCCTTCGCCAACAACGAGATACCGGACGTGGTGTCGATGGCGAAGGGAAAAGTGGGCGACGGCTGGCCCTTCCCGATCAGTGCGGACGTGTCCGGCATCGTCAGCAAGGTCGGGCGCAGGCAATGGCTGGTGAAGCCGATCAAGGAACAACCGTACGAGATCCCACGCATCGGAGGCACCGCCACGGGCGCAAAGACCGCGAACAGTGCCTCCGATGCGTGGGATCTCGTACAGGAGTTGATCACGCACGGCGGCGTGTGGGCCTCCGGGTGGACGCCCCAGGTGTCCGGCGATCCCCACCGTACCGAGTGGCAGAACGCGGCGGGCTCCGAGGACGTGTGGGTCGAGCCCTGGACCGATTCGTGGATCGGGGTGGAAACCGGCACGCCGGGGTCGCAGTACCCCGACGCCTGGACGGTCGGCCACAACCCTCGCTACCAGACCGACTCCACGACGAAGTGGTACTTCAACGAGAACGGGAAGGGGGTCGCCCCCGGTTCCATGATGGGCCACAGCAACGGGGACCGCAGCACGACGCCGCGCTCCGGTGGCGCGCAAGCCGCCGCCGACTTCCTGATGCAGACGTGGAGGATCGCCTGGACGCCCGGTGCGTACCCGCAGCCCGCGCCCCCGACTCCGGCCCCGCCGCAGCCCACGCCGCCGACTCCCGCGAAGCCGGGACGACCGACGACGCAGGCCGAGCTTCTGCGCCGGATGGTGGTGTTCCTGACGGACACCGCCGACAAGATGGAGGACGGCACCGTCACCGCCGCCCGAATGAAGGGGCTGGAACGCCTGCTCGACGGTGCGTGGGACGCGCTGATGAAGCTGCCCCCCGCCGCCCCGCGCAAGGGGAACCGCAGGCGGAACCCCGGCCCCCGCAGGCGGAACCCGTCGTCGCCCGAGGGCGAGCCGTGGCAATGGGACGCCCGCCGCCGCGTGGAGGCCGCGTTCAAGGCGAAGTACGGAGTGGACCCGCTGCCCGCAGGTGACCCCCGGATCAGCCAGTACACCGCGCCCTGGTTCCCGGTGTTCCACCTTCCGCGCCACCTGTTCCGGGCGCAGTATTACGACAAGCCCCTGTCGCGGACCCTCGGCAAGCTGTCGCTCCACAAGGAGGACTTGCCCGACAAGAGCTTCCTGCTCACCGCCGTCTTCCGGTCGCCATTCCCGGCGTTCCCTCCCGGTCGGCTGATCACGCTCGACGGTCGCGTGGGGTTCATCCAGAGGCAACCGGAGATCCGGCACTCCACCCACTACGGCAAGGACGGCAAGGGCGTGGCCGTCGAGACATTCGACAACTTCTATCACGTCGGTTGGGACACGGGCATCGACTACAAGGTGCCGCCCGAGGCCCTGGCCGGGGCGACCTTGGTGCCCCTCGCGGACGCCTCCGACTTCGTTCCGGGCAAGGTGGTCTGGTCATTTGGAGGCCCGCAGCGCATCGAGCGCGTGAACACGACCCGGTACAACGGCTTGAAGAACGTGGAGACTCCCGACCCCGAGGACTGGACGCTCTACTTCGTCGGCGGCGGTAGCTCCCTGGTTGGCCGTGATGGGCCGTCGAAGGTTCCTGCCGGAACCACCGTCACGCTGCTCCCCTCAAACGACCAGATCGTGCGCGTGATCTCCGGCCCCCACACCGGGTTGGTCGGCATCGTGAAGGCGGCGTCCGCCGCCTCCCTGACGCTCCGACTGCGCCCCTCGTACAGCCTGCGCCCGGTGCTCTCCCAGGTGGACGTGACCCTGACGGCCCCGGCGAACGGCGACTGGTGGACCGTGGTGGAACCGCTCACCGCCACCGAGTACCCGGAGTTGCACGCGGAAGTCCTGTCATGGACGAACGTGTACGAGAACGGCCAGTGGTTCATCGGGACCGTGACGGACAACGACGCCGAGGGCAGCGACGACGACCGTGCGTACCGGGACGCGCACCTGATCGTGGAGGCTGCGGACGACCGCCGCCGCCGCTGGTTGGTGCAGCGGGTGTACCCGATCACCCGAGCCGAGTACAACACGACGCTGGCCTACATCGACCAGCACGGCTGATCCTCAGACCCGGCGCAGGATCTCCGGCAGGCCCCGATGGAGTCGGTCGGAGGTCAACGCCTCCTCCGGCGTGATCCAGGCCCACCCGGAGGACTCCCACTGGATCGTGGGAATCCGCACCTGGGGCACGGTCACGATGACGGTGGTGTAGCAGGACTCCCGGCCGGACCTCTTGGTTCGGCAGCGCCGCATCCGGCCGACGATCTGCCCCTCCCACGCCAGGAGATCGGCTCCGGCCTCCTCGCGGGCTTCCCGCAGGGCCGCGTCCACGGGTGTCTCGCCCGGATCGACCCGGCCTCCCGGCAGGTTCCACAGTCCAGGGTGCTTGACCCGTTCGGAACGCTGAAGCAGGAGGACTTGCCTCCCAGGCGCAACGAACAGGACGCCTGCGACCTCGCGGGGCCGCGTCACGCGCTCTTTCTGGTCACCGCGAACCTCGCAGTCTCAGAGTGCTCACGACGCGGGCGGCACGGGTTTCACGGGTGCGGGGCGCTTCGCCTTCCGGCGTCGTCCCATCTTGGGGCGCTGCCCGAGCGCGGCGACCCCCGAGGCCGGGACGACCCATCCGGGGAGCACGCGGTTCCGCAGGGGGCCGAGAGGGACAAGGATCGTCCAGCCTTCGACGGCGAGGAGCCCGGTACGGTCGGGGTGCGGGTCGAAGATCAGCCGTCCGTTGCTGTAGACGACCGCGTGGTAGTAGCCGCGCCCCGACTTGCCCGAGGCGATCCAGAACAGCGGCACGCCGCCCTTGCGGAGCATGACACCGGGCGGGTGCGGCCCGTCCCCGCTGATCGCGGTCAGGCCGAAGTCCTCCGCGAGCCAGTCGAGGATCGCCGGGTCGCGCAGCGGGAGCGCATCGGTGGCGCAGACCGCATCCTTGCCCTGGCAGCGGTTCCGGGGGTCCGGCACCGTGTCGAGGTCAACGCCGAGAACGGTTGCGTAGGCCGCTTCCAGGCAGTTGCCCCAGGGGAAGCCCAAGCGGTCCTGCGTCTGCGCTCCCATGAGCAGCAGGCGTTCGGCAAACTCGCGGGTGATGTGGCGCTTGCGTGGCACGGCGGGAAGTCTACCACCAGGGTCCGCTGCCCCGGAACCGTCTATGTCCTACGCATCCCCGACGTAGACGTAGAGGCCGTGCCAAAGCTCCCCCTCGTCCTGCGCGTCAAGCGCCTCCCCCTGGGCGTGAAGTACCTCGGCCACGCGACCGGAGCAAATGTCGCAGTCGCAGTCGGCGGCGTCCTCCCCGAAGTCCTCCCCGAAGTCCTCCACGTCGATGAGGTCGCTGTCACCCCGCGCCCACCAGCCGAAGTGGGACAGGTTGCCTCCCAGGCCGGGGAGCAGGCTCCCCGCCACGTCAGGGTGATTGAGCAGGCTCCGGCCACCGGGCGCGGTGATCAGGTGGTGCAGGAGATCCCCGCGAGGCACGTCCCGTCGCAGGTAGACCGCGTAGAGGCAGGTGTTGGACGGCATTTCCTCGGCCACCGCGTCGATTAGGTCCAACGTCAGGGCCGCAGCTTCGGTCTGCGACTGGACGGGCTGAAGCTCCGGCTGCGCGGAAACAACAAAGACACCGCCTTCGCTCACCATGACGACGGCGATCCACAAGCTCTTGGGGGAGGGGGCCGCTACGACACCCACGGGCAAGGTGCCGTCGTTGCTCTCGGTCGCGCGCATGGTCAACCTCCGAACCGACACTCCTGGGCGAAGTCACAGGACTTGCACCAGTAGCCGGACTTGGGGGTCCAGTCACGCGCGGACTGCGCGGCCCGGTCCCACAGATTGATCATGCCCGCTGTCATCCAGATCGTGCGAGGGAAGTCTTCGACCATGTGAGGCGCAGCGGCCGGACGCTCGCGCTTGAACAGCAGCTTGTCCTTGGTCTGGAAGAAATTGAGGATCACGCCTTGAAACTCGTCGGGCCAGAAGTGCCGCCCGATGTGTTCCATGCCGTGCATCTGCCCCGTCATGCCGTAGTTGAGGTTGGTGGACCTCCACCACTTCTGCGTCGTCTTGTGGTCGGGAATCCAGACGCCCCGGTGGTCGCGGATCACAAGGTCCAGGCGGGACGTGAACAGGGCCGACCCTGGCGTAGCGGCGTCCACGACTCGCGGCACCCCGGCTGCGTCGGGGAGGACGCCGATGCGAAACTCCTGCTCGACCGCGAGCGGCTTCCACGTTTCGTTGGCGTGCTCGGCCGTGTAGACCCGGAACCGCTGGTACACGTCAGCGGCCCACTCCAACATATCCGGCCGGGTGAGGCCGGACTCATGGGCGATCTTCGACACGTCCGCCTGCGTCAGATCCCGAGGGTTCTTGTTGTGGCCGGGGTCCAGCTTCCACAGGTACAGGAGCGCGAGGAGCGCGTGCGCGAACGTCCCCACGGCGGGGACGTTGTTACCGGGGGGCCGGGGGGCCGGAGTGTCCGCGTAGTGCAGCCGGTTCTCGTAGGCAAACTTCCGGGGGCACTCCAAGAAGCACCCGTAGTAGGACCACCCGCGCGTGGAGCGCGTGGACTGCCCGGTGGTTCCCGCCTGCCCCGGCTTCCCGATCTGGACGACCGGGGGAGGCGGCAGCGTGGGCGCAGCCAGGGCGAAGTCGAAGGTCAAGTCGGCCACGGTGCTCCTTCAGCGGGGGGCTACGGCTTGTTGCCGCAGCGCGATGGTCAACTTGGCGACCCGTACCGCGTTCGCCTCCGACCGCAAGACGACTTCCGGGGGAGCCGCCACGTCGTATCCGAGGTCAGCCGCCCAGGTGAGTGACGCAGGCAGCGAACAGTACCTCGCCGCCTTGCCACTCCGCAAGACCTTCACCCACGGCGCGGCCTCCACCATCACACAGTCCCCCCAGGCGGACAGGTTCCAGGGGGCGGAAGCGAGGACGCCGCTCAGAAACTTGACCCCGAAGCCGCGCAGCGGGCGACCGCCGAGGGCCTGCTGAAGCTGTGCTGCCACGGCACCCTCGCGGGGGTTCTCCGGCCGGTAGATCGACTCGCGGCTCAGTCCGTTCGCGCGGAACGCGCCGTAACACCGCGCGTCGTTGACGATCTCCGGGGGCTGGTAGACCAGCGAGCCCGTGTGGAACACCACCGCATCGTCCACCACGAACGCGACTCCGAAGCCGATGACCTTGGGCTCCCATCCGGGGATCTTCCCCGGCAGGCCCGTGGTGTCCACGGCGATGAACGCCCCGGAGGGCACACCGAAGGCGCTCACCGAGTCAGCCCTTCCGCTGCGCGCGGGTCTTCTGGATCAGGCGGTGGACCCACTGAAGCTCCGGGGCCGTCGCAACGACGTGCGCCAACTGCGCGCCCGCCTTTTTGAACGACTCGGCCTGCACGGCGAGGAGGTCCACGATTCGCAGGCGCGCGTGGTCCTTGGGGGCAAGGTCCACCTGGGCTGCGGAGTAGATCCCCGCGCGTGTGACGGTGGGCGGGTCTTGCGTCACGTCGATGAAGATCAGGACGTGCGCCTCGGCGGGCGGTTGGGCGGGCATGGCGGGCTCCTCAGTGCAGCAAGGCGGGCGCGGCCCACCCCGGCAGGGTTCGGTGTTCTACGGGTCGCCCCTCGGCGTCCGCTCGCTCAATGCCGTACTGCATCCCCTTGGAGATCCCCAAGTCGGTGTAGACGACGGTTCGATCAGCGGCACGGCCCCAGGCAAGCCCCGCCTCGATCCCGCGAGCCCGCTCCACGGGAACGTCGTCGCGGAGGACACCGGGCTGCGTGTAGAGCCCGTGGCTGGCGAACGGGGCTTCTCCCCGTGCGAGGCAGTCGGCCATTGCAGCGCGGAGGTAGCGCAGGTGCTCCATCAGGCGCGCATGGTCCCACCGGGCCTTGTCCGTACCCTCGGGGCACGGCCCCGGCGCGTAGGGGGACTCCACGATCACGCGGGGCATCCGGGTGCCTCGGGCCAGCCTGCGGAGGATGCGACGGATCATCGCTTCGTTCCCTTCGTCCCCGGTGCGGCCTGCTGCAAGCCGGTGGGCTTCGTTCGGCGCTTCACGCCCTCGGCAATCGCGGCCCGCATGGGCTCCCCCTTCGTAGTGGCCTCCTTTACCCGGCATCGTCCTGACTCGGTTCGTCGTTCGCGCTCGCGGCGTCCTCTGCGGCCAGGGCCTCGCCCGCTTCGTGGTCCTCTCCGAGCAGCATGGCGAACGCCGGGTGCGCCTGTACGGCTTCCATGCCCGTACCGAGCAGGGTGGACAACTCCGCGTCGGCCAGCCGCCGCTTGAATACCAAGCCCTCGGTCCTGCCCTCGGGGTTGGCCTCGCGCAACTGCTTCGCGTGCGTGGCGACCTCTGCGACGGCCTGCCGCAGCGTGATCCGCTTCTGGTAGGGGCGCACGTCAAGCGCATTCCCCGACAGCCGGAGGACGACGAGCCAGTACGTCTTTTCCAAGTCGATGTTGGGGGCGGGACGGCGGGAGCACGCGGAGCGCGTGCGGGAGTGGTTCGGGGGGCGGCGGGTCATGTTGCGTACTCCGGGGCTTCCTTGACGGTGTAGTGGATGGTGCGGGCCGGGAAGCCTACGGCGAGCAGCGTCGGCACGGGGCCGCGCCTCTTGCCGTTCGCGTTGACGGAACGGCGTTCGGAGCCGCGCAGGATGATCAGCCCCGCGTGCGCGTAGGCCGCAACGGTGTCCACGTCGGCCTCGTTGGCGAGGATGACCAGGGCTCCGGCGTCCCGTGCCTGCGTGGTGCGGTCGAGCAGCATCCGGTGATCGTCCGGCCCGAAGCCCCCAGGCGTGTAACCCACGAACCCCTTGACGGTGCGGACCTCACCGGGGGCAACCTCGGACGTGTCCGGCCCGATGGGGGTGTAGGGCGGGTCTGCGAACAGCACGTCCGCCGATGACACCAGGGGCAAGACCTCGCGGAAGTCCGCGCAGCGGATCTCGACACCTTGAAGCGCGGCGGACACGGCCCGGATGACTCCCGGCTGGAACCCGGCGACCCGCTTGGCCTTCCCCACCGGCTTTTTGACGCCGCCCCAGGGCACGTTGAACGTCCCGTCCGCGTTGACGCGGTACAGCCCGTTGAACCCCAGGCGATTGAGCAGGAGCGTGCGCGCGGGCAGGAGCGCCGCGTGGTCCGGCGTCAGGGTGGCGAAGTCGTCGCGGAGCAGCCCGTAGGCCCGTTTCTGCTCGGCCTTCGACTGCGCGACGTACTTCGTCAGGTAGTCCGCGACCACGCTGATCAACTCCTCGGGGTCGTCACGCACCATCGTCCAGAGAGCGATCAACTCGGCGTTGGTGTCGGACAGGACGGCCCGCCCCTTGAACCCGCGTTCGCGCAGGGCAAGGAACAGGGAGCCGCCGCCCAGGAACGGCTCGTAGTAGACGGTGCTCGACGGCCAGTGCGCGGGGTCCGACAAGCAGGCCATGATCTCCGTGATCTTCTCGGTCTTGCCGCCGACCCACTTCACGAACGGCCGGAGCTTCGGGGACTTCGGCACGGTCAGCCCGCCTCTACTGTTTCCGGGTTGAAGGCGGGGGCCTTGTCTCCTGCGTCTGCGAACACGAACCCGGCCATTGCAATCGAGAGGATGCCGACCACCTTGCCTGCCTCCATATCCTCCGCGAGATCCATGACGGGCACCCACACCGGATCACCCAGGCCGTTGACAATCTGGCGTTCGATGATGTGGCAGATTCCCGTTTCGGGGTCGATGATCTCGTCGGCTACCACCACGCGGTAGCGGGCTCCGGGCTCCCACTCGACCGCTCCGAGCACCTTCGTTTCCATCGAGACTCCAAGGGCGACCGGGGCGGTTCAAGCCCCCACGCGCTCTTGCGGTAGAGCGTGTGGGGCCGTAGGTGCCCCGGTCGCCGTCAAGACGGTACTACGAGCTTGCTGATTCCACAAGTCGCAAGCGCCTCGCGGGCGCGATCACGCGCGGGCGTCTGCCCTGGACAACGCGATGCCCTCCTCCTGGCCGACCGGAACGATCTCGCACTCGCCTCCGGGGCAGTCGGCGGTGAGCACCTGCATCGGCTTCGACTTGTCGCGGTAGACCGTCGTACCAGGGACGCCCAACTCCCAGGCCAGCCGGTAGGCCCCGGCCACGTCCTCGACGGTCGCGCTGTTCGGGAGGTTCACGGTCTTGCTCACGCTCATGCAGCAGAACGCCGCGAGCGCCGCCTGCATCTGGACGTGCTCCTCGGGCGGAACATCGGCGGCGGTGACGTGCCAGGACTCCCACGCGGCGCGGTTGAAGGGGAACAGGTCGTGCAGCACCTTGACCGTGCCGCTGTTGTCCTTGCGGGTGTGCCCCGCCGCGAACGCCGGTTCGGGGCCGGAGGTCACCGCGATCTCGGGGACGTGCCCGTTGGTCAGGGCGCGGCTCATAGTCCAGCCCGCCACCTGCGCGATGGTCCCCGTGGGGGCGATGCTGGTGACGCAGGTGTTCGTGGCGTACTCGCATCGGCCCGCCCGCGCCGCAAGGATCTGCCACCGCTTCTGGTGCGCCTCGGGAAGCTCGTACTCGACGGCGTTCGTGGCGCGGGCCGTGAAGATCCACACCATGCGTTCGCGGTTCCAGGCGGCGGGCTTCTTTCGCCCCTCGCACATTGCCTGCCGGAACGACGTTTCCCATGCGGTCAGCGCGATCTCGGATTCCAGCAGGGCCGCGAATCGCACGGCCTCCTCGGAGCCGTAGCGAAGCTCGGAGAGGATGCACGCCTCCGCGAGCCCCATCATCCCGACGCCGATGGTCCGGTAGACCTCATGCGAGTGGTAGTCGATGGACGCCACCGGGGCGACGTTGTGCTCCAAGGCGTCGTTCATGTACCGCGTCAGGCGTGCGGCCTGCTTGCCAACGACGTGCAGGATCTCAGCCTCCCCCGTTCCGGTGGACCCCCACCCCCGCTGCGCCTGCTCGACGCACCAGCGCAGGTTGATCGACGCGAGGTTGCAGGAGCCGTCCTTCGTGTTGACGTACTCGCTGCACGGGTTGGCGTAGCGGAAGCCGTAGACCGTGCTGTCCACCGGGGAGTACCGCTCATAGGTGTCGGGGAACACGATGCCGGGGTCGGCGTGGTTGTGCGCCGCCTTGTAGATCAGGCCCATCAGGTCGCGGGCCATGATCGGGCCGCTGTACTTGGCGAGCCAGGGCACCAGCACGTTCCGGTGGAACGCCGCGTACTCCTGATCCTTCCAGTTGTTCGGGTTCGGCTGGAGGTTCGCCTTCACAGCTTCCCAGGTCGTCAGGATGACGCCGTAGCGGCGCAGCGTCCCGGTCGTGTTCGGGAGCACCTGCACGTTGCCGTCGTCGGTGTAGAGGACCGTCGTGGGGTCCACGTCCTCGCCGTCAAGGATCGTGTTCGGGGCCTCGCCCTCCTTCGGGGCTTCGTCGGAGAACCACGAGAGCACCCAGGGCAGATCCCGCTCGGCCGCGCGCATGAGGGCGTCGGGGACGCGGACGCTCATGTTGCAATTCTGGAGGGGCACGCGGTACTGCGCGCGAGCGTCGATGTGGACAGCCTCCTGCACGAAGAAGTAAAGCGCGCGAATCTCAGCACGGCTCCCCGCGTCCTCCTGATCAGTCACGCGATGCAATCTGCGGAAGGCTTCACGGAGGGCGTCCCCGTCCGCGAGGCGCACGGGCACCTTCGCCAGCACAAACTCGATCACGTCGGGGTGGGACGCGGACAACTGGCCCATCATCGCGCCGCGTTCGCGCCCACCGTTGGTGATGTAGCCCGTCCGGCTTTCCAGGCGACGGAGGGGACCACCGTGTCCCATGACGCCGACACACGCGGAGATCGACCGGCGCACGCGGCACCCTCGGGGCCGGATGCCGTCGAACAGGAACCCCGCGCCCCCGGAGGAGACAAAGATCGTCGTGGCGTCGTGGTCGGCCTTCTCAAAGGCCGCGAGCGAGTCCTCGATTGCCACCGTGTAGCAGGACGATCCGGCGCGCGGGTACGGGCGCGTGCTTCCGTAATTCCACTGTTGAGGGCTCGACGGCAGGGCCGCTCCGCTGGTCATCATGCGGTAGTAGGTGTCGGCGCGGCGGTCGTACTCCCGGTCGGCGTAGCCGGGGAGCGACGGCTCGATCCCTTCGTCGGTGGCAACCCCGGCTGCGGCGACGGCGTGGGCGACCTTGTTCCAGCGATCCTCCCAGGTCAACTCCTCGGGGGTGTCCCGGTAGCGGTTGGCGAACAGGTCGGCTTCGTACTCGCTTGTGAAGTAGGCGAGCGTGTCGGGGACAGCGGCAATGTCGAGGGGCATTTGGGGGGTTCCTTGGTGTAGCAATTCAGCCAGCAGGCGGGGTCAGAGGATAGCGGGGACCGGCCCCCAGGTGGAGGCCGATCCCAGGGTTGGAAACGATGGACGGCGGCGCGGACTACCCGGAAGACTCGGAGGGATCGGGGAGAGCGGCTGCGAGAGCATCGAAGCCGTGCTCAATGACTGACGTGACCGCCCCGATGTGCTCGGGAAGATCCATGTACAACTTCTCTCCGATGCCGGGGGTGGACGAATCTCCGAAGCCGAGATCGGCGTGGGCGCGGGCGAGTGCGGCATGTGCCGTGGCGACGTTGTTGAGAGCGTCCGCCAAGCAGAAGATCCCACGGGCGAGGTTGTCCTGGGGGTCGCCGTTGGGGACGTACTCGGGCGTGCTCATCAGAGCCTCCGAACGGGCAGGCTGCGGAGCCAGGGTTCACGGTGCTGGACAGCCGCCATGATCGCCAGAGTCTCCTCCTCGGGCGGCACACGGTCGTCCCACACGCAGACCTCATGGCCGGACTTGACCTCTCGCAGCACCGTGCTCATGCCACGGCGCGCGGCAACGTCCCGGTGGAACAGGTCGTAGCTCCGACCGGACGTTCCGCCGATGACACGCATCCGACCCTCGCGGTCCCAGGTCCGCATCTGCGAGGCGGTGCTGAAAGCCCGCAACACCTGGGAAGCACGGCGCTCGCAGGCGGTCGGCGCGGGGCAACCCTGCCGGGGGGCCTTGATCGTGGCGGCGGCGGTGACCGTGCTGGCGACGACGGCGATGGGGAGGTTCTGGACGCGCCCCTTGTGCGCCTTCCGCAGATCCTTGCCGGACTTCGACCGGAGATCGGTGCAGGCCACGGCCTTCGACGCGGAGCACTTGCGGCACGTCCCGTAGTAGGCCCACGGGTTCTCGGCCAGGACGGCGGCGGTGTCCACAGGCTTGTCCACAGGTGCAGCGTCCACGTCGGGCGCGGCCTCGGGCTTGCCCACAGTCGGGAGCCCGTCGTCCAGCGTCACCGTGCCGTCCTTGTGCCGGAGGATCGTCCACACGTCACCCTCGGGGTGGACCTCCTTGGCGACGTAGGGGGCGACCACGCCCATCGGCGCGGTCAGGGGCAGAACGGAGACACCCTTGGGCTGGATTCCCAGGCTCGGGGCGATCCAACCGCGCGTGCGGGCGACGGAGAGCACGTCGGCCAGGATCTCGTAGTCCGCCGCCGTGGGATCTTCCACGGTCAGGACGCAGGTGTTCGGGTTGTCCTTCGCCGCTTCCAGGCGGAAGTCGCCGGACCAGCAGGGGAAGAACCAGTGGGTGTGGGTGGGGACGGTCATGCGGGGACTCCGGGGGCAGGGGTGGGTTCGGGGGTTCGGGCGGCTACGCACGGCGCACCGTCGCAGCCGTCCAGGGGATCATCGCGTTCGCAGACGTGCTCGGCGGCTTCGCCGTGAATGTGGCCGGTCTTGTCGGGGCACACGTCTGCGAGGGTGCGGGGCTCGCTGTCCACGTCGTCGGGATCGGTGGCGTCCAGCAGGGCCGTCAACCGACTTTGGAGGCGAACGATCAGGGCGTCCTCTGCGACGGTGGGCGCGCGAGCGTCCGCCTTCCGGGCGTCGAGGCGCATCTGCTTCGCGTCCCCCAAGGCGTTCGTGAGGGCGCGGATCTTGTCCTCCGTCTTCCCTTCCATCGCAGCGTCAGCCTGCTTCTGGAGCGCGGGCATTATCTGGCGAAACTCCTCGTTGCCGTGGGCCATGCGACGGAGCCGACCCGCCCCGGCGTAGAGCCCCCCACGGGCCGCGCGACGGATACCGACTCGGCGGTGTCCGTAGTCCCGGCCTGCGTTGCCGCCGTACTCGTAGTCACCATCTTCGTTGTCGTCGCGGTTCGTCTCGGCGTCGGCGTCCAACTCCGCGAAGTGCTGCCGCGCCATACGAGCTTCGTTCTCGATCAGGTACAGCCCGCGCACGGGGCTGACCCGCTGCTCCCGCAGGGCGTCGAGCACGGAACCGATCACGCCGAAGGTGTGGCTGCGCTGCGCGTCCAGCAGCACCGCTTCGATGTACTCGGGGTCGTCCTCGATGGGCTCGGGCAGGGGCGCGGCTTCGTAGACGCGCTCGTATTCAGTGTCGGCGGGGTCAGGCATGGTTCAGTCCTTGTCGTTGGTGGGCTCGGCAATTCCACAGACAGCGCAGAGGTAGCCCGTCGCGGCCCCGGCCCACCAGACGGCAGGACGCCCGCAGTTGTCCGCGCAGCGGATCGGGGCGTGGTTGCAGTCGGTGGGCTCGCCCACAACCAGAACCCAGGGGAAGCCCTCGGCTTGCTGCAAGGCTCGCGCACAGTGCTGGCAACGGGGAGCCCCCGCCTCGGGGGACGGACTTGCCGGGGCCTGCATCGGCTTCGCGTGAGGGAACACGCTCTCCACGGCCAACGCAGCCTCCATGAAGAAGGAACGGCGGCGGCGGGGGCGGCGGAACACCGGAATGTCAAAGTCGTCGGCCACGATCAGACTTCCAGCCAGCCGAAGACCACGAACACGGCGGCGTCACCGAGCTTGGCGTCGGCACCCGTGAGCGACTCACCGAGCTTGTCCTTGAAGACCGTGACGACTTCGCGGACGGCCCCATCGAACCCGCCGTTCGCCGTCAGCGCGTGGGCTTCGTGGATTACTCGCGCGCCCTGCGCCCGAAGCCGCTGCCGGAGCCACGGCAACCCCGTGCGGGACGCCAGGGCGATCCACAGGTGCTCCGTGCCCGGTGCGCCGCGCCCACTCGGGCTCGTCCACGGCTTCGTGTCGTAGGTCAGGAGTCGTCCGCCCGCCTGCGCGGCCCAGGCTGCGAAGTCCGGCATATCGGCCGGACGCTTACTCGGCATGACGCGAGCGCGCGTAGCAACAGGCGTGCCACCCGCACCGTTCGCGGGTGATCCCTGCTTCCGCGCCGCCGCTTCCGCCGCCGTGGGGGCAGTCGTCTTCAACGCCGTCAACTGCTCCTTCGTCGCTTCGTCCAGCACCGTCGTTCTCCTTCTAGTCCGCGAACATGCGGTCAAGCATCCTGTCTAATAGCTCGTCGTCCGATCCACCCTGTACGGCTTCGCGGACCCCGATGACCTGGGGGTCGGGCAACAACTCCTCGGTGACGCCGAGCTTCGCCAGCACGATTGCCAGCACTCGCGCGTCGAGGGCGTCGTTGATCAGGTACTCGATGACCAGGGACCGTGTGCGCCCCAGGCGGTCGGCGCGGCCTTCCCGCTGCCGGATACCCCGCCAATTCCAGGGGATCACGACGTTGATCAGCCGGTCGGTGTCTTGAAGGTTCTGCGACTCCCCGAAGCTGTCCCCGGTCGCTACGAGCAGGCCCGGTCCCCGGTGGGCCATGTACTCGTCCCGAATGTCCTCGCGCTTGTCCGGCGCGATGGACCCGTCCGCCGCCCACACCTTCCAGTCCGCGCCCGTGCCGGTCGAATCGGGGGGCCACAGCTTCCCCATGATCTTGCGAATGTCTTTCTCGATACGCCAAACATCGACCCGCAGGCCGGTGAACACGACGATCTTCTGGCCTGCCCCCAGGTACTCGGGCAGCGCCGTCCGCAGGTGCTTCCGCTTCATGGACGCGGAGCGATTGAGCCGTGCCCGAACGAACCCCTCGGAGCCGTGACGATCTTCCAGCCCCGTGCCGCCCCCGGCGAGCTTCGCCGCCACCTTGACGGCCTTGTTTGCCTCGGCGCTGGCCCGGTTCATATCCTCGGGGGACAGGTACGTCGTCACCCGGCGCATCGGCGGTAGGAATTGGTTGACTTCATCGGAGCGGACGACGTGGGTGCGGTACTTCAGGAACGCGCCAAGCTCCGCGAGGTTCGTCGCGCCCTTGTCGTCCCACCCGAACACGTCCTCGCGCGCCCCCGTGTGCTTCTGCGCCCAATCCCAATACTTGCCGCAGCACCCCGGCTCCACAATGTCCAACTGCGCCCACAAGTCGCGGATACGGTCGGGGATCGGGGTCGCCGTCAGGGCGAGCCGCCGCTTGCACTTCGGGGCCAGGAACCCGGCTCGGGCCGCGACGGTGTTGCGGGGGGTGAACCGCATCTTGCCGTCCGGCTGCGCCTGGGGGCTCCAACGCTTGTGGTCTTTGGCACAGTGGGCTTCGTCCCACACAATCGAGAGCCCGATCAACTCGGGGTGCTTCACGGTCGTTGTGGAACGGATCTTCTTTCCGGCCTTTTGGTAGACAGACGAGCCGGAGAGCGCGGCGTAGGTCACGTTGTCCTGCAAGGCGTTCCAGCCCAGGATCAGGAACGGACGCCGCACACGCGCGAGGTACGAGGCCAGCGTTTCGTCCCCCGCACGGCGGTCGCCTACGGGCTTGACCACGAACGGCTCGATGGTGCTGAAGCGGCGAACCTCGCTCGCCCACTGGCGGCGGGCGCTCGCGCGGCAGACCACGGTTACCGGGCCGTCCTCGGCCAGCGCCCACATGATCGCCGCGACGGTCTTGCCCGCACCGCAGCCCCACCACAGCGAGGCGTTCCGCCGTCCTACAGCGAAGGAGATCCCCGTCTTTTGGTAGGGGGTCAGACCCGGCCAGCCGATCTCCTCGGCACCGTTCCACACCCACGGCCGGATCTCCGGCAGCACCGGGACCAGCGAAAGCTCCGCGCCGTTGCGCGGGGGTTCCTGCTGATCAAGGGGGAAATCGTTGTGCGGCGGGCCAGTCAACCCCACCGCTTCAGCGCAGCCAGTCATGGGCGGACACTACCATCGCGCCTTGACGTTTCGCAAGCTCGGCCTGTAGAGTTTCGGCGCTGGTTGAGTCGCCCACACGGAGAGGGAACGTCGCGTGGAATTGCCGTGGTCTGTAGAAGCTGATGTTTCCGCCGTAGTAGCGAAGCTGCCTTCCAGCTTCATCACGGGCTACGTCGGGTGGGCGGTCACTCAAACTGACGCGCCGTTGCTCTATCACCTGCCCTGCGTCCTCGGGCTCCTCGCCACGGTCGCCCCGATAGACCTGATCCTTCGGGAAGGACCGGGCGGTCCCGTGATCGCCAACTTCTTCGGCATCGTCGTCGGGCGACAGGGTTACGAACGGAAGTCCACCGCGACCGGGCTCGCTGCCCGCCTCCTCGCGGAAACGCTGCCGACTCGGCTCGGGGATGATCCCGGCTCCGGTGAGGGACTGGTGGCATCGCTCGCAGAGCAGGCGCAGCAGCTTGTGGATCTCAGCGAGTTTGGCGACTTCCTGGCCCGCACCAAGTCCCGCTCGGGCGGCAACTACCAGAACGACTTGAAGCCCAAGATGATGAACGCCTGGGACGGTCGGCCAATGTCCCGGCGTCTTGCTCGGAGGTCGGTTCGCTGCGACACGCCCCGGCTCAATATCATGGCAGCGGTGAACCCGGCGTTGATCGCGGAGCACTCCGATCACCACGACTTCTCCGGGGGCTTGTACTCCCGCTTCTGCTTCGCCTACGCCCACCGAATCCGCCGCCAGGGGCGGGCCATTCGCAACGAGGCGGTCGAGGACGGGTTGCGTGAATGGCTGGCCCGCGCTGCCGGAACGGCACCCGGCGCGTTCGGGCCGTGTACCGGCCTGACGGCCGCAGCGGAGGAGTTGTGGGAGGAGTTTGCCTACGCCGTTGAGGAGTCCGGCCTGCTCCTGCCCGATGATCGGTTTGTCGGCATCCACGCCCGCTCGCCGGTCCATGCGCTGAAGATCGCCCTGCTTCTCTGCTTCGGCTGCGGCATGGGGCACCCGACCGCCAACGGGAAGGGGGCGGACTGGCTGATCCCGGTGAAGATCATGGAGGTCGCCATTGACCTCGCCACGCGCTTCTACCAGGGCGCGGTCGCCGTGTTCGCGGACGTGGAGGGCACCCCCGATATGCTCGCGCGTCGAGCCTGCCTGGACGCCATTGACGACGATTGGACCCCGCTCGGCACCGTCACCCGGAAGGCGAAGATGCTGGTGAAGCGGGCCACGCCAGTCCTCTCCACGCTGATCGCGGAGGGCTACATCGAGGAGTTGTGCGAGGTTGGTGCGGCGGACGGTATCAGCCGGAACAACACGAAACGCGCGTTCCGCACGGTGTTCGGAGCGCCGCGCACGTCAGGCATCCAGGCGGCGATTGACGTGAAAGCCGCCGTGGACAAGGCGTTGGTTCTAGTGCGTGCCCGTGGGGGTTTCCGAGGAGGGCAGTACATTCAGCCCTTCACCGCGCCCCCCGGCACCCTCGCCTCCGCGAGCCCCGTTGTCCTCACGACTCCCGCCACCGCCCCCTTCATCCCCGCGCCTGCCCCCGTCGAGGTCGAACCGCCCCCCGGCACCCTCGTCATCGACTTCGCCCCCATCGCCGTTACAATCGGCGGGCGCACCCTGGTTGACACGGGCCAGATCGCGGATCTTGGTGATGCGTTCGCGCAGATGGACGAGCGGTAGAGCGGTTGATCCGCAGGGCGCGGCCGGGATGATCGGCCCCGTCGCCAGCTTCTCTGACCCTCGCGCGTAGTCCCACAGCACCTTCAACGCCTCGCCGCCCGCGCAGTCGAACGGCACGCGGACCCACCGACCGGGCCGCTTGCCGGGGAACAGGGAGGAGCCGTCGTCCACCCGCAAGTCCTTCCACCGCGTCCGCAGCAGGCGCACCATCGAAAGCTCCCCCCACGGGAACCAGTCCAGCAGCGCGTTCGCTGCCAGGAACACGGCCTCGGGAGGCAGGGGACGGCGAGGGCGACCGGGCGAGCCCTTGCGGCGACCCCGCTTCCCGCACGGGAGGATCGGGAACGTGTGGCCGTTCCGCATGGCCCACTCACGGAAGCGTCGGTACGCCGTCCGTACCTGCGCGGCCCTGGACTTGGCGTAGATGGAGTCCGTGTGCGCCACCGCCGCCGTCAACGCCTCCTCCGTGAACCAGCCCAAGGGACTCTTGGCGTGATCCAGCAGGAGCGCCCGCAGCGTCCCGCCGTAGATAGTCAGGGTCGAGTGTTCCAGGGCTTCGACGGTTGCAGGGTCGGACAGGAAAGCCGCGAGTGCCTGCTCCATCGGCATAGCAGGAGTGAGCATAAGGAATAGTCGCACGGTCAAGGTAAGTAGTAAAGGGGGCGGTCAGGATACAGAAATAGGGTAGCAGCTTGTTGAACAGTAAGTGAACCGTAGGGAGAGTGATATGGAAATAAGGCTTTCGACTTCACCCCCTTTCACCCCATAGGGGCGTGTAGCAGATATGATAAGCCTTATCTAAATTGTTACGCCCCCCCCCAAAGGTAGACCCTCTACCCTGTATAGCTTATTTGCTTATCAGCACTTTTTCTACGCCGACCGGAAGGCCGGTTCGTATTGTTGGTAGTTGGTCACCGTACACTTACTGCATAGTGGCCCTCGGCCCGCTTCAAAAACGATAAGCCAATGAACCCCCATTTGATCACCGTTCCACCCCACCCTCCACTCCGGTAGACTTCGCCGCATGGATCTCCGCGCCTACGCCACACCCCGGAACATCGCCATTGCTCTCAGCGCGGTGGTCATCGGCACGGCCATTGTTCGGCGTGGGAAGGGCGGGAGCCGCAGGGTCACGGGCACGCGCAGGCGCGTCCTCCCTGGTGGGAGCAAGCCGGTCGTCAGCCGAAGCATCAAGACCCTGCACCCGACGTTCCAGCGGTCCATCCAGACGCTCATGGACCGGATGCGGGCTCGGGGCTTCCAGCCCGCTATCGGCACGTCCTGGCGGAACCTCGCATGGCAGCGGGAGGCCGTGGACGACGGCCGCTCCAAGGTTCTGTTCTCCATGCACAACGTGACCGATATGGAGTCCGGCGCACCGGCCGCGCTCGCCGTGGATCTCGTAGACAAGCGGTGGAGGTGGGGCGGGACGGAGGCGAACCCGGCCAGCGCCACGAACCCGCAGACCATCAACGCGGCCACGTTCTTCAAGGTGCTCGGTCAGGAGGCCGCAAGGCTCAGGCTCGGGTGGGGCGGCAACTACTCGCGCAAGGGCGTGTGGAGCAACTTCGGCATGGGGTGGGACGTGGCGCACGTTTCATGGAAGCCGGAGACACGATCCCTCCTGGCGTCCCTGGAACGGGGCCAGTGGCCCGCAGGGCTCGGCCCGGTCGAGTCCGTCACGGTCTAGCCGTGCTCCTCACAGACGACGAGATCCAGCCGTACCTCGACCGACTGCATCCAGGCTGGACCTGGGACGCGCCGGAGCGGACGCTGCGGAACAGCGCCCCGGAAGCTGTGATCAGGTTCGTGAGGCTCGGGAGCATCCCGTTGATCCCCGGCCTGATCGACGCGCAGATCCAAATGGCGCGGGTCACCGAGGCGGTCCACGCCAGCGCCCCCGTGCGTGAAGGCGAGGCGTAGACCGGGGCGGCGTCAGGCGGTGAAGGTGCCGGTGGGCTACTCGTCGTCGTCCGGCTCGCAGCGTCGGCCCTGCCAGCGGGGAACATCGTGGGGGGCGAGTCGGCCCTGATCGTCCAGCACCAGATCCTTCGTCCCACACTCGACGCAATCGGAGAGGACCGGGCCGTCCGCGTCCACCAGGGCAACGAGATCCCGCGCGTCGTCCAGGGTCAAGGTCGCCTTGGCCGTGGTCTGTGCGGAGGGGCGTCCGATTTGCAGGCCCATGCGGCGCAGCCGGGGCATGAGCATCGCCCAGGCTTCCCGGTTGTTGGCCTGCCGCATCTTCGCCGCCTTTCGCTCACCTGCGCGGCGGTCCCGCTCCTCGGCGTAAAATGTCCAAGGGCCATGCAGCCAGCGGGCCTCGACGTAGTACCCGGTCCACTCGCCGGAGGCGTCGTGCCCGTCCGCGTGTGGATGCTCCTCGACGGTCTTGCCGATCCAGATCGCATCGGACGGCCGCAGGTGGGTCGGTTCGCCCGTGTCGGGGTTGATCCGCTCGACGCGAACCAGCGTCATGCCCTTCCGGTCGTAGCCACGTCGCCTCGGGACTACATCGCTGTCCAGGGGCTTGAAGCCCGCAGGACCGCCGTTGTAGGAGCGGGAGCCGGTGCCCTTGACGATCCCGATCACGCGCACGCGGGCGAGCGACTTGTAGGTCGAGAACACGTTGTCGGTGGTCTTGGCGTGAACGTAGTCGGTGCCGGGGTGTACCTCCGCGATCCTCATGGCGTACCTCCTTCGCGGAGCGCCGCGAGCGTGTCGATGGTGAACAGGGCAGTCTCGGGCCAGTCGTCCACGGCGGCGCGACCGGGGCGATCCCCGATCATGCGGCCCTGCTCGGCCAGCACGTCACACACGGTCTGGTAGATCCGATCCAGGCGGGCCTTGCGTGCGGCCTTGGCGGCGGACACCTGCTCGTACAGGAACAGGGAGGACTCGTACCCCTGCGAGACAGCCCAATCCCGCATCGTGTCCAGGGCGGTGCGCCAGCGGCCTGCGGGCTCGGAGGTTGCGATCTCCTCGCGGTGCCCTTGGATCAGGTAGTAGGCCGTCGCGGTGTGGGACGATCCCCCGCAGCCCCAATAGGCGTGGCCGGGAGCCTTGTAGACCCGCACGGGCGGCTCGCCTCCGGCGAGGTTGTGGCCCTTGGGGTGCCGGAACACGCCCACGAGGACCAACCCATCCGGTCCGTAGTCCACGCCGGGGGTGCTCGCGCACGCGCCCAAGGCGTCCCCCTTCGGGGGGTAGACGGGGCCGTAGGTACGTCGGAGGCGACCGGGCGGTCGGAAGCTGACCAGGGGCGGGTTCATGCGTGCTGTCATGGCAGGGGGCTCTCCAGGCAGAGCGTGAGCGCGGCCTGCCATTCGGGGGTGCCGGGGTCGGCGTGCTTGTCGGCACACTCGACGGCGGCGTGGTGGAGGTTGTCGTTCATGCGGACCATCGCGCCCCACATGAGCAGGACGACGACGGTGAACAGAACCAGGGAGAGCGCGGTGCGAACCTGCTGTCCGCTCCACCCGGTCGCAGCCGACCGGAAGTGAACCCGCGTGGCTCCGCAGGTATCGCAGGTGTAGGTGCGCCAACCCAGGCTCTCGCGCGTGAGCGTGACCTTGCGGTGCCCGCAGGCGAGGGTTCCAAGGGGGCCGGTCACGCAACCTCCTCGACCTTGATCGGGTTGGTTGCGGAGCGGGGGAACCGGGCACCCGTGCCGGAGCGGCGGGCCTCCTCGACCAGTCGTGCTTTTACGGCGCGAACGATCCGGGGGTCGATGGGCCGGGGCTTGCCCTCGGCGTCGGGAGCCCAAACCCACTCGTCGGGGTCAGCGGAGTCGATGATCGCCTTGGCCTGCACGCCGCACTCCTCGGCGTACTCGGCGCGGAGCGCGGCGAGCCGCTGCTCGTACCGGACGATCCCGCGCGCCTTCTCCCTGGCCTGTGCCACGGTCTGCGCGAGGACGTGGTTCGCCTGCTCGGTGCGGTGCTCGGCCGCGTAGCCAACCTCGTAGGCCGCGACGGCGGCGTTGGCGGCTTCGCGGACAGCCTCGACAACGCCTGCACCGTGGATGACGCCTTCGGCCTCCTCGGCGGTCGGGATGCGTGAGGGGCGCTCCGCGACCAGGGTGACGGTGATCCAGAACGACAGGCCGTAGCCGCCCATAACTGGGGCACCGCTTTGATCGGTGCCCCAGTCATGGGCGGACACCCGCACGCGCGCATCGACCGGGGTGATCGCGTGCTTGCGGGTGAAGGCCAGCCGCTTGCCCGCCAGCGCAGCCTTGACCGCTTCGGTCAGGAGGGGGACCGGGCTGAAGTGCCGTTCGCCCCGTTCCTCCCACTGGTCCTTGCGGAAGATGACCCGGATGGACACGTCGCGCGAGTACACCTTGTCCCTGCGATTGTCGGTACGGTTGTCGGACCCGTGGACGACGATGGATTCGGGGGCGTCGGGGAAGCTGTAGGTCATGGTCTTACTCCTCGTCGGCGGCGGTGTCGGTGTCGGTGTCGGCGGTGATGCCGCGCTCGGTCAACTCGGCCTCGGTCAACTCGGTCCAGCAGAGCCCGCAGATTCCATCCTCCACGGCGTCGGCCGGGTGGTCGCACTCGTCGGGGTTGTCGGAGTCGGGGGCGGCGTCGGCCTTGCCGCAGTCGGGGCACTCGCCGTCATCGTTGACGTGCTCGATGCTCACGGATGCCCCGCACTTGGAGCACTCGACCGTTTCGGTGTCGTCGGCCGGAACCGCGTCGGCCGGGGCGTCGTCGGCCGTGTCCCACTCACCGGAGTCGTCGTCGGAGTCGGGGGACTCCCACTCGATCTCGATTGCCTCCACCAGCAACACCCCGCAACCCTCGTAGCCGCAGCCGCAGTCGAACCAGACGGTGAAGGCGTCGTTCGTCCAGGCGATTCGCTCGACGGTCACGTCCTTGTCGGAGTCACACGCGCCGCAGGAGGTATCGAGTCGGTCCCCGATGAAGCGCCGGGTCGCCTCGTCGGCACTCAGGCTGTCAAGGTGGGAGAGGTCTTCACGCATGGTCTGTGCTCCGTTTGCCGCCTCGGTGGGCGACCCTGTTGTCTCTAACGCTAAGGGCACTCTAACCTACTGTTGCACAAGAGTCAACAACTATCTCACGGCGGGGCGAGATAGTTGTCAGGGCCACTCGACGGCGTGCTCGGGGGCATGTGGCCCGTCGTCAACGCCTACATCCCCGGCGGACCCGGCAACTATTTTACCCGTAACGGTAGATAACTGTTGACAACCCTTCCCCACGGGTGTACTCGCGTGTGCGTGCGCGCGTCTATCCTATGAACAGGCCGTGCTCGGGGCGTAGACTGCCGGGAGATCGGAGCCCGCATCATGGAACGCACAGTCGAGTACGCAGAGGGTGAGGTTGTTGACGGCCCCGGCCCGATCACGCTTCACTTTGAGGAGCAACCGGAGCCGGAGGAGGTCGGCCCCTGGTATCCCATGTGGGCACCGTGGCTGCTGTGGATCGTCGTGGTCGCTGCGCTCGTCATGGCCCTGGCGGAATGGCCGAAGCGGCTGTGGTTCAAGCCCGCCCCCGGCGAGCCTCCGACAACGGGGCTTCAGAAAATGTGGAAGGCCGCGCGTGGGGAGAAAGCGAAGATCGGATTGCTCGCTCCGCTGCTCGCGTTGCTCGGCGCAGGCATCGGCGGTCCTGCGTATCACGCGGCGGGCCTGATGGAGTCGTGGTTCCTGTGCCTCCTGCTCGGAGCCGGGACCGGCATCCTGTCCGCGCCGATCTACGATCACGTCGTCCTGCCGCTGCTCGACCTCCCGGCGAAGCTGCTCGGGAAGGGTGCTGCCGCTGCCGCCCCGGAGCCAGAGCCGGAGATCGCAGACACGCAGGACGTTCCCGCCGTGGAACCCCCGGAGGGGTTCGGCGGGGGTCCGTTGGACTGAATCGGGCGGGGGCTGGGATCAGCCTTTCCCCAACCACCCCTCTTACCTGCTGCGGACCCGGCTGAAGCTACGCGGGCGGGCCGACCGGGTTGCCGTCCGCGTCGATGACCTCGGTGGGCGTGACCGGCTTGCCCGCGCCGTTGTCCGACGTGGAGGAGGCGCGGCGCTTCGCGGCCTTGCGCTTCGCGGGGGCCTTGCGCTTCGCGGGGGCCTTGCGCTTGCGCTTCGGTCGCGCCTCCTGCGGCTCCGACTCCGTGCTGGGGGCCTCGATCACCTGCTCGCCAGCCTCCATGCGGTCGAACAACTCGTGCGGGTCTGCGCCACCGAGATCCGCGCCGGGTTCCGCGTCGAAGTCGAAGTCCGCTTCCGCGTCGTCCTCCTCGTCATCGTCCACGAAGTCACCGAAGTCGTCGTCGTCCACGAAGTCATCGTCCACGAAGCGGTCATCCCCGTTGAACGCGGCGGCGTCCGCGAAGGCCACGGGGGGGTTGGCGTTCAACGCCTTCAACTCCTCCACGGTGAGCCGGGTGCCCGTGCGGACGGAACCCAAGTGGTCCTCGATCCGGGCCAGGAGGCGGCGCTGCGCGTCCCCCAGGATCAAGGCGTTGTAGGCCATGCGGTCGCGCAGGTACTCCTTGACCCCGCCGTCCAGGGCTTCCCACTGATCCACGGCCTCGTTGAGTCCTTCCGTGTCGCGGGCGTTCGCTTCCAGCAACGCCAGCGGTGCGAGCGCACGAACCTGCGTGAGTGCCGGGTGGTCGATCTTCCAGGCGGGCATGTTCGGTCGTCGGGTCTTGCGAGCCATTAGTCAGTCTCCTCTCCGGGGTCACCGGAAGTCGGGGGGGTCGGGGCGTCAGCCTCAGTGGGGGGTTCGGACGCGAGCGGGATTGCTGCTTCCAGGGGATCGGGTCCAGTAACGATGCCGCCCGTGGCGACCATCATTTCTGCAAGGCCGACTACCTGCTCCACGTTCCCCGATTCGCGGAGGTAGGCACGAACGGCCGGGTTGTTCAAGGCCGCTGCGAGGTCGGGGCGATTCTCTACCCATGCGGCGACGGATTCTACCGCCTGTGGGTCTACCGTCGAGATTGGCTGCTGCTGCCCTCCGTTGGCGGGGGCCTCGACGTAGGGGCGAGGGTGTGGGACGTCGGCGGTGCGCCCACGCGGCTCCGCGTAGTCGTCGGGCTCGTACTCCCACACCTGTTCGCGTCCGCCACCGTTGCCGTTGTTGTAGCCGTCATCGGCCTCCTCGGCTCCGGCTTCTCCGACGAGGTTCTGGCCCCGCGTCAACAGGACACGCGCGAGGAGCCCACCCTGCTCAATGGCGGTCTTGCCGAGCACGGCGCGGGTGGAGGTCTTGTCCTGATTGTTCGCAGCCTCGACCGCCTTTTCGGCTTCCATGAGTCGGAGCCCCTGGATCGTTTCGACCAACTCGCCCTCACGGATGCGGGCGTCCCCGAGCATCCCGGCGACCTGATTCATCGCCTCCGCGCTCATTTTGTTGATCGACTTCGCCGTGTTGAGGACGTGGGCGGCGAAGGCGCGGTGGAGCCCGTGCAGATGCAGGATCGTGCGAACCTCGTAGGGAGGAGCCCCGCGTGGCCCGCCCTTACGCTGCGCGTTGCGCTTCACCTTGTCCGCCTCACGCACCACCAGATCGGTTGTGCGCTTGCCGGGGTTCCTGACGACTTCGTTGAGATCGTCCTGCTCCTCCGGGGTCAACCCGAAGTCTTCGGGACCGTCCAGATCGTCCAGATCGATCTCCATCCCCAGGTCATCGTTGTGTCCAGTCATCAAAAGCTCCGCAATGGCATTCTCGTCGTCGTCAAGATCGCCCCAGGACAGGTGCGGGGCCGAGGGGTCACTGACGGCGGCGTCATTAAAGTCGTCGTCGGCGTGCGGCGGCGAAGGGGTAGAGGGGATGGAAGGGGGGACAGGTTGCGGGTTGACGCCGCTTCGGTACGTCGGCCGTGGGGGCGGGGACGCCTGCGAGGCGTAGGGAAGGATCACGCTCCACAACTGTGTGGCCCCGGTGGGCTGGTAGACGCGCAACCGGAAGGTCGCGCGCTCCCCGAGCGGCGTGTTGTCCTCCAAAGTCTTCAGCAACCAGCCCCGAATGGCCGCGAGGCAGTCGTCGGTGGAGATCGTCGGCTCCGTCGCGGCCGGAACAACAGGTACGGCGGCGGGCACGGGCGCTTCTACGTCGTCATCGCCTGCGTCGTCATCGTCTACGCCTTCGTCGTCCGTGTCGGCGTCGTCATCACCGTCGTCGTCGGTGTCGTCGTCCACACCCTCTGCGTCGTTACCGTCCGCATCGGCGGCGTCGAGATCGTCCTCGTCTGGATCGTCCTCGTCTGGATCGTTGTCCACCGGGAGCGCGAGTGCCGGGGCGAAGTCATCATCGTCGGGAGCAGCGGCCGGGGTGGGCTGTGACAGCTTGGCGATGGTCTGCCGGTAGCGATCCTCACCGACTGGATCGGCGGGGCCGTTCTCCAACCAGTACGCGACCATGCGGGGCGTGACGTTGAACCGCCCGATCTGCGCCCCGGTGCGATCCTTGTAGTAGCTCTGAAGGGTCAGGTAGCCGATCTGGTCCGCGAGGGACGCAAGCATGTGCCGGATGGTCGGCCACTTGCTGATCGGATCGGGGTTGCTCATGCGCGTCAGCCCCGGTTGTCGTTGTCGGAGTCGCCGTCGTCACCCCGGAACAGGCTCCCGAGCAGATCGCCCAGGTCATTCCCGAGGTCTTCAGCCAATTCGGTCAGCGGTGTAGCCGCTTTCAGCCCGAGCGCGACCGTTCCGGCCCCGATTGCCTGCGAAATGTTGTGCGCGGCGTCCCTTGTAGCCTGCGAAGCGGCCCCCGCCATATCCTCCTGCATCTTGCGGAGAGCCTTTTGACGATCTTCCGCCGTGTGAACACGTCGCGTTTTCTGGCCGTCGTCGTCGTTCATGCGTTCTCCGGGTTACGCCGGGGAGAAATCTGCCAGATCCGGGGGTTGAACGCCAGCTTACAGCTTACGACAAGGCCCAAAAACTCAGTAAGTCGCCCGCAAAGTGTGAAAAAACGTAGTTGGCACGGGGGAGTAAGCAGCGTGAACAGGTTTTCGCTTCATTTACGGGCGGGTTTTCCTGCGCGGTGCAAATCGGCGCAAGCGGTAGTCGCTTTACAGGGCATGTAAGTCGTTTACCGCGTGCAGGTGAGGGGCCATTCTTTCTGCGACCCGCGCCGCAGAAGGTGTGAACGGCCAGTGGCCGACGCCCCGTGACCACCCGGATTTCCCTGGGACCATGAGGCACAACGCGAAAGCGAGCCCCGCGAGGGGCAGGGACAGAGCCCCCAGGGGCCGAAGGAACGAATCTCATGGCCGGTGCCCTTTCTGTTGCCAAGACCTCGGGAAGCTCCACGCGGGGCAAGACCTCGACCCGTGGACGCAAGACCACCACGCGCGGCAAGTCCAGCCCCGCCGCCAACTACGAGCGGCTGCGGAACCGGATCGCCAAGGCGTCCTCGCAGTACAAGGAGGGCGTGTCGCAGACCGTCCACGTCGCGGAAACGCAGGGCTCCCTGGCGCTGGCCGCGTTCGCGGCGGGCTACCTCGGCCCCGCCAAGATGCGGATCTTCAACTCGCCCCTCGGTGACGTGCGCCTCCTCGCGGGTGCGGGCCTCCTCGGCTTCGGGCTGATGAACGCATTTGACGGCTCCGTCAAGGGCGGCATGGCCGCGAACCACATGCTCGCGCTCGGCTCCGGCCTGCTCGGTGCGGTGGTCTACGAGCACGCCCACAACGCGGGCGTCGAGCTTGCCGCCAAGAAGGGCAAGTCCGCCACCGCCACCAAGGGCTTCTCGGGACGCCGCCCGGTGCTGGTGTCCGGCCACGACTACGACAACTTCGGCAACGGCCAGCGCGTCGGAGCCCGCCTCCGCGCCCGCTAGGGCCGGAAGCGACTTCGACCCACTAGGGAGACACGAATGAGTCCGACCCCCCGCGCACCTGACGGCTACCACTACCTCGGTGTGGCACCCGTTGAGATCGACGCGGGGGGTCGCGCCCATGTTTCCCGAGAAAACCTCCGGTTCGCACCGGAGTTTGGCGGCGCAGCCGCCACGAAAGGCTCTGGCGTTATGGGAATCATCGGCAATGCACTCGGGGGAACCCTCGACTTCCTTTCTGGAAACCCGGATGCTGACGCGGACGGCGATCTGGCCGACGATTTCGGCGGGGACAACGCCAGCGTGGTCCGTGCCTGGATGAAGGGCAAGTACGCGCAGTCCGGCACGATGCGGACGGACGGCACGAACCTCTGGTCCTACGCGCTGCTGATCGGCACGACGGACGGCAGCGGCGGGAAGGTGGTCTACAACCACCGTTCCAGTCAGACCACCAACCGCCACATCAACCTCGCTCGGCAGTACGCCCACGCGACCCTGCCCGCACCGTTCGGCGGCAACCCCGATGCTGACGCGGACGGCGATCTCGCGGACGACTTCGGGGACGAGCACTACGAAGACTTCGGCAAGCGGAAGCGGCGGAAGCGGCGGAAGCGGAAGCGCGGCAAGCGGCGAGCGCCCAAGGCCCTGTCCCCCAAGGTGGTCAAGCAGAAGCTCGGTAAGCACCTTAAAGGCAAGAAGTGGACGAAGGGCGACAAGCTCTACATCACCTTCGCCGCCAGCCTAAACAAGAAGCAAGCCGCCAAGGTCGCGGGCAGGAGGCTGAAGAAGAAGGGGATCAAGTACGAGGGCGGGATCTCCCTGTACCTGTACGGCGTGTTCCCCGCGCCCCCCTTCTTCCCCCTCCCTCCCCTTACCCCCATTGGCCTCTGGCGAGCCCAGGTCGGGCGACCGGGTTCCACGGCGAAGGCCGTCCAGTCGGCCAAGGCCAGCAAGGGCGGCGGCAAGGGCGACAGCATCGTGCCGGAGCCCGCGCAGGGTGCGCTGAAGTCGATCCCCGGCCGGGAAGGCGGCAACGTCACCCCCGATTGGGCGCAGGACCACCTCACCCCCGATGCGGGTGGTGGTGGCGGCGGTGGCGGCGAGGACGCTGCGGTCGAGGCGCGGTATCAGTCCGCGATCCAGCGGCTCCTGGCCGACGAGTTTGGCCTCGCGTTCGTGGACCTCTCGGGAGACGGACAAATGGACGACTACGACGACTTCGGTGACGACGACTACGACGACTTCGGTGACGACGACTACGACGACTTCGGCAGCGATGACGAGTACATCGACCTCGGCAGCGATGACGATTTCGATGACTTCAGCCGCAAGATGCTGACGAAGCCGCAGGGTGGCGGTCGGAAGCGGCGCAGCAGCGGTCGGAAGCGGCGCAGCAGCGGTCGGAAGCGGCGCAGCAGCGGTCGGAAGCGACCTACATCGCGCCCGCGTGCGTGCCTCCGGTTCAAGCGGAGTCCCGCCCGCCGACTGCTCGGCGCGATCCACCGTGCGTGGCGGGCGGAAGCGGGCGTCGGACGCGGAAAACTGAGCCAACGACACAAGGCGGCGTGGATCTCCTACATGGTGAGCTACACGCCACAGAGCAAGGACGAGGAGCGCATGAAGCGTGGATTCCTCCGCTGCCAGAAGGCGCTCGGGAACCTCCCGAGTACGAGTACGGGTGGTGACCCCTACGCCAGCTACCTCGGTGGCGGCTGCGGGTGCGGCCGGTAGAACAACGAGAGAACCCGAGGCGGGTGGTCCGCCTTCGGGGCGCGCGAACAGCGGCCTGCGTGGCTGCGAAAAGGAACCCGAACCGTGGCTGAAGCGTACAGGCGAATCTACTCCAATTCGGAGGGATACCTGCACATCGGAAGCCCCGCTTTCGGGGGAAACACCGCAATCGCGGGAGGCAGACAAATGGACTACGACGACTACGACGACTTCGGACTGGATCTGGTGGACGACGATCTCGGCTACGACGACTTCGACGGCGACTACGAAGATTTTGAGGACGACGACTTCCTGGGCGAGATGGACTACGCCTCCCTCGGCGCGATGGACTACGCCTCCCTGGGCGACGACGACGACGACGACGACGAGGACGACCTCGGGCGTCGGCGGCGACGGCGGCGACGGCGCGGTCGGAAGCGGCGCAGGACACGCGGTCGGAAGCGGCGTCGTCCCTCCAAGCGGCGGGCGCGTCCCGCGAAGGCAAAGGCCCAGGTGGTTCAGAAGACGATCCTCACCGGCAACGTGCTCCTCGACAACACGGCGGGCACGATCACGATCCGCCCGCAGTTTGACTTCGTGGCCGAGGACGTGACGTTCATCGCGGTCACGGCGGCTCAGTGGACGGTCACCGGCATCCAGTTTGGAGATCGCATCGTGTTCTCCAACCCCACCGGAGTCCCCATCGCGGTGTTCGCCGTCGCGGGCTTCATGCGCGGACTCGTCAAGGGTGCGGCAATCGCGGCTGGCCTGGACATTCAGTTGTCCGTCGTCACGACCACGACCGAAACCCTCACGGCGGTCTTCACCGGGCTGAAGCGCGGAACGACCGGCTGCGGGCCGGGAGCCGTCTAGCCACCAAGGCGGTCGCCACGCCCCTTCGGGGGTAGATCGCCTGCCAGAATCGGAAAGCGCGGGGTCGAATGGTCGGCCCCGCGCGCTCCGCAACCCCCCCACGGGACGCGAGCCGTCCCCCTGACGCTCTGAAGGAGCACACAATGGACGACTTTGGCCTCGATCTCGTGGACGATGACCTCGGCGCGATGGACTACGCCAGCCTCGGCGGCTACATCGACTTCGGTGATGACGACGACGACGACGATGACTTCGGCATCGACTACTACGACTTCGGTGATGATGACGACGACGACGACGACGACGACCTCGGACGCCGCCGCCGCCGCCGCGCCAAGCGGGGACGCCGCCGTCGCCGCCGGGGAGGCGGTTCCCGTCGCCGCGCCAAGCGGCCCTCCAAGCGGCCCGCCGCCAAGAAGGCCCAGGTGGTGCAGAAGACCATGCTCGTCGGCACGACCGGCCCGCAGATCCTCGGCGCGTGGAACATCACGATCCGCCCACAGTTTGACTTCGTGGCAGAGGATCTGACCTTCTCGGGTTCGATCATGGGCTCCAACGCGGGCGGTGTTCCGGGCGTGTGGTCGATCACGGGCATCCAGTTTGGCGACCGGATCGTCTTCAGCAACCCGGTCGGCGTCCCGGTTGCGATCTTCGTGGTCGGCGGGTTCATGCGTGGGCTGGTGAAGGGCGCGGCCATTGCGGCCGGACTCGACATTATGATCAACGCGGTCCTGACCAACGCGAACGCGACGACCCCCGGCACGCTGACCGCCACGTTCTCCGGGCTGAAGCGCGGCACCACGGGCTGCGGCCCCGGCGCGGTCTAGGCCACCCCTTCGGGGCGGCTTCGGCTGTCCTGACAAGCGCGTGAGTCTCGGGGCTGCGGGTTCGCCTATTATGGGCGTGCTCGCAGTCTCGGGCTCGCAAGCGGGGGCCTCCGGCTACCGGGAACCCTCGCACTCACCCGGAGGTCGGCATGGCTGGACGCGGCAACAGGTATCCGACCTTTGACGACCGTGAGGCGTTCTCTCGCGGTGCGCGCAAGCCTTCGGCGGTCCCTCGGGATCTCGCGGGCGTCCCCCTGCCCGCGAAGCTCTCCAACTACTACGCCCGCGACCAGATCGCCGCGAACCCGACGCAGGTGACCCCGGTGTGGTCCCCGACCAACCCGGCCACGCACAACTACACCAACTTCCTTCAAGGCGAAGCGCAGTTGACGTGGCCGCGCGTCATCAACATTTTCACGCAGCAGAACCGCCCCTTCGACGCCCGGATCGTGTGGACGGGTGGCGGCGGCACGTCCGGCATCGTGTTCGTGACCGGCTCGGGCGGTGGGCTTCAGTTGTTCGTCCGCTGCAAGACGATCCGCATCGATCTCGCCAACTGGTTGAACGTCGCGCAGGCCGTGACCGTCGCCATTGAGGACGGGTTCGGGCAGACCCAGGAGCTTCACCGCATCATGCGCGGGCAGGCGCTTGCTGCCGGTACGTTCACGGAGGTCGATGTTCCAGCCTACGCCCGCGAGGTCCGCGTGGCTTCCGACGTGCCGGGACAGGCTCCATTGATCTTCGTGGGTCAGGTGGACGACGGCCCGACGATTATGTCGAGCTACACCGCCGACGAGGGCTTCGTCCCTGTAGGTGCTGCCTCGCGCCTGCGCGTGACCAACAACAACCCCGGAGCCCTGGCGAATTACGTCATTGACTACCGGCTCGGTTACCAATAGCCAGGAGGCCAGGAGAACCATGAGCAAGACCCATGACCGCCAGGATGCGATGATCGCCTTCGGGCGCTCCCTGCTCGGAGCGGGCGGCTTCGGTGACGACTTCTTCGATGATGCCGCCGACCGGGGCGCTGCCGACTTTGAGCGCCTTGGCGACTCCGGCTTCTTCCACGACGCTGCCGACCGGGGCGCTGCCGACTTTGAGGTCGCCAACCCCGAGTGGGCCGACGACTACGGCGACGACCTCGACGCGATCACCGACGACGACCTCCACGATGCCTTCCACAGCATGATGGGTGGATTCGGCGCGGATCGCTGGCCCCTGGCCCTCTGGCAAAAGTGGGGCACGCGCGACTGGCCCAACGGGCAGCGCGGCTACGGCTACACCGTCCGAGGTTCCTACGGCCTCACCTGGGCGATTGTCCCGGCTGGCGGCAGGCGGTGGAACCTCAACGTCACGAACAAGCACGGTTTCCGCAAGACCTGGGGGCCGTTCAAGAACCCCACGGCGGCGACGGAGGCCAAGCGGAAGATGCTCGCTGGCGGCATGGCCGAGCGCCTGCGTTCCGTGGGTCGGTACACGGACCCGCGCACGGTCTGGGCGCGGTGGTCCCGATGAACAACGTCCACGCCCGACAGCGAGCCGCCGACAGCATGGGCGCGGCCCTCGTCGCCGCCGATGCCTACGGCAAGGACTCCGGCGAGCAGATGGAAGTCAACACCCGACGTGGCGGCGTGCGGTGGGGACCGCAGCGTCCGGTCCACGACGACTTCGGAGCCGAGATCGACGTGGACCTGTGGGATCTCCGCGAGGCCGTGGAGAACGCGATGGAGTCCGCCTCGGCCAAGGCGTACAGCTTCGCTACTCGACCCGCTGCTGCGCGGGAAGTAGCGGCAGCAGACTTCCGCGCCGTCGTCGCGCAGATCGCCATTCGGTACGACACGACGCAGGCGTTCGTGAAGCAGCACGTCGCACCGCTCTCGGTGTGGGAGTCGATGTACGTTCGCGCGGTCAAGCAGTCCTTGGCGAAGCGGGGCTGGTCGCGCAAGGAGATCGCGGAGCAGGGCTTCGGCGTCCGAGTAATGGACAACCGCACGCGACGGGCGTTCAGCAAGCGGAAGTACGGGGGGCTCTCCGGCCCGCAGCTTCTCCGGCTCCGGTCGATCATCAACGCTGGCCCGCGCGTGTTCCTGTCCCGTGAGCCCAACCGCACGGAACAGGCGTTGATCTCCAAGGGTGTCCTCCGGCACGACTTCAAGGACGGCGGCTCCTGGCTCGCCGTCACCGGCAAGGGCATGAAGGTGTGGGGCGACGGGATCCTGGCCGCGCGAAGCCACGGCTACGCCGACTACTTCGGCGCGGACGGACCCTGGACCGACGCTGCCGACCGTGGTGCGCGGGCCTTTGAGGTCGCCAACCCCGAGTGGGCCGACGACTACGGCGACGACGACAACGATCTGCACGCAGCCTTCCACGCGCAGATGCAGGATCAGGGCATCGAAGGCTGCGGTTGTCACGCGGTCGGCGGTGGGTGCTGCGACGGCTTCGGCGGCGCGGACAAGGAAGCGTTCTTCAACATGGGTCGAACGGCCTTCCGTGCCACCGGCAAGAAGGTCGCCACGATGAACGACCTTGACCGGGCGCTGAAGCGGTCGAGATTGGACGAGGGCTCCTGGCAACGCAACGCCTTCAAGGAGGGATTCGACTACGCCCACGCCCACGCCAACGGCGATGTGTATGAAATTGCGGATATTGAAAACCGAATGTGGTCTAAGGGCCACTTCGTGCCGAGTGCCTTCGGCGGCGGCTCCGCGCAGTCGGTGGCGCTGGCCGAAACGCTCGACAACGCCGGAGCCTGGAAGCGGCAGCAGATCAAGCTCTCCGCAGGGCTCCGCAACGTGCAGCGGCGGTACAACGCCGCGAAGGCTATCGGCAACGACCGGGACGCTCGCGCGCTCGCGCAGCAGGCCCGTGTCCTGGCAGGCCACGTCCAAGCGGCGTCCGCTGCCTACACCGAGTTGACGACGGGCGCGCGGAAGCTCGCCAAGCGCCACGGCGTCCGCCTGGGCGCGCGGGACTGGCCGTACTCCCCGCCCATCGCCCCTCCGGGGCAACCTCAAGGTCTGAGTCCTGGGATGCACCAGCCCTTGCCGGGACACAAAGGGACCGGCGCGGGTAGGGGCACCTTCTCGCTTCGGGACCGCTTCGGGAAGCCGCTCGGCTTCGACCAGCGCAAGCAGGCTGTGGACGTGATCTACCGCTCCGGGTTCCTGGGTGGCAGCACGCACGTCAAGGAGGCCGGAAGCCCCGAAGCCGCAATCGAGCAGGCCGTCTACGCGATGTATGCGGGTGGCGCGCGGCGGTTCTCGACGTGGAACAACGGCCGTCGAGTCTCCTACAACTACAAGACCGGCACGGTCCCCGGTCAGTTGCCGTCCGGCACCTTCCGTGTCGGCCAGCGGGCGCGGACCCGCCACGGCGTCACCCTGGGCGGCTTCGCAGGCTCACTGGCGAAGGAGGTTCGCGCCATGAACCCCGAATTGTCCGTCACCGTAGAGCGCAAGGCGAAGCGTGCCGCGCTGCTTTTCTACTCCGGCAAGGTCCAGCCGCGCGAGGGTGCGGTCCCTGTGTGGATGACGTGGCGCGAGGTCTGGATCAAGAAGCCTTCCGACTCGTCCTACCAGCCTTTCTTCACCGCGAACACGCCGGAGGCGGCGCAGTTGGTCTACGACGGGATGCGTTCGCACCGTTGGTACGGAGAGTAGTCGCGCATGGACATAACCGTCGCCCTGGCGTTTCAAGAGAAAGGCGCACTCCGACTGCTGAATTGGCTGGCCGGTGAGAACGCGCTGATCTTCCGCGCCTACGACAAGCGCGCGAAGCGCAAGGGCGAGGCGAAGCTGCCGGGGCTCTACCAGTCCGGCATCCGGTACGAAACGGAGGAGGTCGAAACGTGGTCCGACTACCTCAACACGCTGATCCAGGGTCACGAGGACTGCGATGCGCTCGCAGCGATCCGTGCCGGTGAGCTTCGTGCCCGAGGCTGGAAGGCCATGCGGCCCCGCGACGAGCGCGACCCGGTTCGCTACCCCGGCGACGAGGGCTACGGGCTCGCTCGACGGCTCCGAGTGAAGTCGATCCCGGCCGAGGTCATCCTGACGACGCGGACGGAGCCCGGTCGCCCCGGCCTCTACCACTGTGTCGTGAAGTACCGCCTCCCCGGCAACCCCAAGGTCTTCTACGACGATCCCTCCGCACGCCTGGGGATGCTCGGCAACCCCGACGCCCCCGAGGTTAGGGACAAGCTCTCCGATCCCCGGAAGATCCTGGGGCAGAACGGCGTGCGATCCATCGTCCTGACCGCCAACGAGGGCGGGCTGATTGTCGGTCGCCGCCGACGCAAGCGGAGGCGCACATGAGCAGCGTGTTCGGCAGACGGAAGGCTCCCAAGGTCGCGGACAGCGTGGCGCAGGCTCCCAAGGTCGCGGAGCGCCCGCACAACGCGACGTTCCCGCTCCTCGCGTCCGGCTGGACGACGTTCGGCGTCGAGCCCGGTGACGACAACGGCACCGAGGAGGTCGAGCGCGGCATGGGCGGTGACCCCTGGGACACCGAGTACGACTGGAACGACCCCGACCGGCCGGACAACCCCAACTACGGTCCCGCGTTCGGGGCCGAGGGGAACCTCACCGGCCAGGGCACGGCGCGACTGCACGCCCGCCGGACCATGCCCGCGCTCACCATCGAGAACGTCCGCCAGCAGATCGCGGGCCTGACCCGTTCCATCGCCAACCGCCGCACGGGGCTTCGGGAGGACGGCGACAGCCTCGCGGCGTTGATCAGGAAGCGCGGGAAGCTCGTAAGGCTGCTCGCCGTGTTGCGGGCGCAGGCCGGGGGCACGAGCTTCGGGTCGAGCTTCCGCACAAAGGCCCCCTTCGTCGTGCGCGGGATCACGTTCCCGACCGGAACCGCCTTCACGCTCGTCAAGCGCGTGCGGGACGGCCGGACGGTGTGGGACTACCAGACGCCGGACGGTGGAAGCGGACAGACCGTGCTTCCGAAGGGCGCGAAGATCCCGAGCTTCGGGTCGAGCTTCCCCGCCGTGGACGAACCCCTCACCGACGCGATCCTCGACTACTCGCGTGCGTGGCAGGACGAGGCGATGCAGCCGCCTCCGACCGACGTGGCCGACGAGGACGCCGAGCAGGCCGAGGACGCGATCATCGCCCTGTCCGACGCAATCGTCGCGTTGCAGTCGGCAGCGGCGCAGTTGGCGACCGTTCAACCCGGCACCGACCAGGGCGGGCGTTACCGGCACCAGCGGCTCGTTGACGCCGCCGCGCAGTTGAACGACCAGTTTTTCTACGGCGTGAAGGACGGCGACGGTTCCGAGTTGGACTGGACGGCGATCATGCCCGAGCTTCCCGGCACGTCCGGTGGCGGCGTGGCGGTGTTCGGCGGCGCGTCCCGCGTGTTCGGCGCGTCCTCCGGCTGGCAGCGGGGTGGCGGCGGCTACGCCAAGATCGTCAAGGGCGGCAAGCTCCGCGTGTGGGGCGGACAGCGCCGCTGGCACTTGGACTTCATGCCGGACGGCTCCTGGGGCTACACCGATGCGATGCCCTTGGGGCGCTTCCGGTCGGCGTCCGCCGCGATGAAGTCCCCCGCCGCGCAGCGCACCGCGTTCGGCGCGGTGAAGCCGAAGCCGACCCGGAAGGTCGCGCCGAAGCGACTCACGCACGTTCCGGTCGAAGCCGGGGACGCCGGGACGATCCTCCTCTCGGTTGCGTCGGTCCTCACCGCCGCCGATGTGCTCGATCTCGCCGCGTCCATCGCGGAAGCCGCCGCGAGCATCCAGCAGCGGGCGTTTGAGTGGGAGTCGCGCCGTCAGGGGCTCCCGCAGCTTCCCGGCCAGGAGATCATGAAGCAGTTGGCGTCGAACGATCTCGTACAGCCCGGTGGCGGCGGGTTCAAGTGGGGCGGCGTCGAGGGTGATGCGACATTCGGCGGACTGGAAACGGACGCGCTAGAAGCCAGCGTTTCTGGACAGGATTTGCGGTACGCTTCGCGTGCGCGCGTCGGGCTCGACAACGATCAGAAGTGGGCCGAGGGCCAGGGTCGGTGGGGTGACGCGAACGAAAACATCAAGGTCGGGGCGCTGCTCCGGCGCGGAGACTGACCGATGCTCTGGCTCCTCCCCGTCGCTGCTGGTGCAGCCTGGGTCTACAAGCTCTCCAAAAAGACCGCCCCTGCGGGCGTGCCTGGAAACCGGATTCGGATGCGCGACGGTTCCACCGTGCGGCGTCCCCCCGGCCTCTCCGATGCTGCCTGGGCCGCAATCGCGGAAGGCCAGGGCTCGATCCGGGGCCTGCTCCCCGCGCCCATCGGTTCCGTGTCCTCCGAGGACGGCCATGAGGACTGGTTCGTCGCCCGCACGAAGTCCGGCTGGCCGAATGAAATGAACCGCTTTGGCGGCGGCAACGACGTGATCGACCCGAGCATCATCGTCGGCCTCAACGAGCGCGAGCGCGAGTTGTGGGTGATGAACGACGAAGGGCTCTACAACGACTGGCGCGCGTGGAAGCGCCGCCAGCGCAGTCGCGGGGCCTCCACGGCGACCCGGAAGTACCTGCGCGAGAACCGCGAGGAGATCGACGCCGCGATCAACCGCGCCCTCGGACGGGGCTTCGGGGCCTGGGCCGCAGACACCGACGATCAGGCGGACACGGACTCCGCGTTCGGCAAGGCCGTCCAGCACATGAGCGCGAGCGAGCTTCGGGCACACCGTGACAACCTGATCCGTCAGTACCGGGCCGTCCTCGGTCGGCGCACGAAGCTGACGAGGCGCTGGCGCATGAACGTGAAGGACTGGAAGGCCGGTCATCGCGGCGCGAAGGCGCGGCTAAACTTCACCCGCCAGATCGGCCGACGAAACGAGAAGCATCTTGGGCTCCTGTGGGTCCGCATCGCGCAGATCCAGAAGATCCTCCGCAACACCAGCCACCCGTTCGTTCCGCCCCGGCAGACGCGCTCGGCCGCTGCCTTCCTGGGGGCTTGGTAGTCATCATGCACCCCGGTCTGGTCATCGCCGCACTCGGAGCCGCCTGGGCGAATCGCCTGCGTGGCCCCGATCCGTCGATGGACGACCCGACGTTGACCGACTTCAGCGGGCCGGAGGACGACCGGCATTCCATGACGCAGGACCGGCAGTACCCCCCGGCCAACCCGTTCGACAAGCCCAAGGCCCCGGCCCCCCGGCCCTCTCCCGGTGGATCACCTTCCCCGCGCATCAGCCCGAATCCGGGGGTCGCCCCGGCCAAGCCCGTCACCCCGGCCAAGCCCAAAAAGGGTGCGCTCAAAAAGGGCGCGGTCATCGACCCCACTCGTTGTCCTCGATCACAACAGTGGCCCGCGCAGGGGTGCCAGAATACGAGCGACTGGCGTTCCACGGGGCGCGGCGGTGCCTCTCAATTCAAGCGTTCGTACTTCGGCAAGGAGCCACCCATGAGCCAGCACATCGACCTCGGCAGCAGCCACTACTCCCACTTGGGCGGCGTTGCCGCGTTCGGCAGGCGTCCTTCGACCGTGATCCTGCCCGGTGGTCGGGAAATGTTCATGGACAACCCGAAGGAGGGGAAGAAGAAGCGGCAGCGTGGCAAGGTGTCCGTCAACGTCGCCTTCAAGAAGGGCGGCTGGAAGAAGATGGAGCAGCGGGCCGCGAAGCGCGCGATCAAGGTGTTGGAGGCCGAGGGCTACGACGTGAACCGGGTTCTCCGCACCACGCTGGTCATCATCCCGGCCACGCCCATCGGCCCCGTACCGTTTCTCTACAAGGGGTGGGCCGTCGCCAAGGTGGTCGCCAAGGCGACGTATTACGAGGATTAGTCCATGAGCTACGACAACTATCAGCATGACGACGGCGGGGCCTACGAAGGCGACTTCGGTCGGAAGGGTGGCGACCCGGAGCAGGCCAAGTCAACCTTCACGACTGTCTTGCGTGAGGGTTCCGCCGCCGTGAACAACCCGAACAAGTCGCAGGACAAGGGCCAGGACGCCCTCTGGTCCTGGGCGACCAAGAAGACCGGGATCAACCTGACCAACCTGCCGAAGCTGCGGATCTCCACGAAGCCGGGGAAGTGGGCGGACAGCAAGAAGTGGAAGACGAAGGCACTCCGTCGCATCGCCCGCAAGGCGAAGTCCGAAGCGCCCAAGGTAGTGTTCGCCCCCGCGAAGTACCACCCCGCCGTCAAGTCGATGCTCTCCAACATCAAGGCCGCGAAGCGTGCGCTCGACGCCGCGAAGCCCCTGGCCGAAGCACAGGGCGGCGCGGCGGCAGCGACCTACCAGAAGCTCTCGCTGCGCTGGTACGAAGCCGCGTCCGGCCTCCTGCGGAACGCCGTGGTGAAAAAGACGGGGCAGGGGGTCAACATGGGCCTGCGGCTCAATATCTACACCAACATTCACCGGGGCGTGTCGTTCACGGCCTGGAACGCCGCCTTCGCCAAGATGGGCGGTGCGAGGTACGCCAGGGCGCTCAACAAGGACGCCCGCGCGTTCCTGGCAACGCTGAAGACCAAGAAGGCCAAGGTCCAGCGTGGTGCTCGGTCGGTCCAGCGTAGTGCCGAGTCGGCGCAGCGTGCGGTGGTGACCTCGGTGGACACCGTGCAGTCCTCTCCCGGCATGGGCCTCCTCCTCGGAGCGGGCGTCGTCCTCCTCGGAGCCGTCGCTATCAAACGACTGCGTGCTTGAGCACGCTTAAAAGGCAAACCAATGAAGAAGCCCGCGATCCTCCTGTCTCTCCTCGGCCTCGCCGTCGTCGGCGGCGTGCTCGTCGCTGACCGGAAGAACAAAGTCGTGACGACGCGCAGCGGAAAGCAGCTTCGACGGCCCAAGGGTATGTCCGACGCTGCGTGGCTCGCTGTTCGCCAGGGGGAGGGCCGCGCGTAGCCCATGACCGCCCGCCGCCCCAACCCCACTCGACTCTCCGGCACGCCCGCGCGTGGCCGTGGCGTCCGCATGGTCAACGGTGAGCCCGTGACCGTGGCCGTGGGGCAGCGTGGGGGTGGGGGTGGGACGTTCCTGTCCGTCGTCAACAAGCTGTTCCGGCACGTCGGCGCGGAGATCAACGCGCCGAAGTCCCGGTCGGACTGGAACCGGAACACCTACGAGCGCGAGCGCAAGGCACTGAAGCGCAAACTCACGAAGATCGCCCGGAGCATGGCGAAGCTGAAGCTGCGGGTGAAGCGGGCCGAGGGTTCCGTGGCCGTCGCCAAGGCGGACGCCGAGCGCGTGAAGGAGGACTCGACCGCCGAGGTCCGCGTGCTCCGCACCGAGAAGCAGTCAATGGCCGCGCAGCTTCAGACGATGCAGTTGCAGTTGCAGTTGGCGACCCAGGTGCGACCCGCCGCCGCAGCCCCGGCAGCGAAGCCGAAGCCGAAGGGTCCAGTGACGAAGGCGGCGCGGCCCGATGATCTCGGCGGCTACCAGCAGCCGATCCGAGCCGCGCTCTCCTCGCGCGTTGTGATCGAATCGCACCTGGGAGGCCGCGCCGTAGTTGTGCCCCTGGAAGGCACGGGCGTCTACCTGATCACCGAGGCCGACGTGGAAACCCTGCGGACGGCTGGCCCCGAGAAAGTAGGCCGCGCGATGCAGATCGCCGCCAACTTGGCGCTCTCCGGTGACGAATCTCCGGCAGACTGGCGAGAGAATCTGTGACGACCCGACTTGCCAGCCGCCCGACACCCGCGCCGTGTCCCCGAGTTTCGGGGCCGATGCAGGGCTTCGTGCGTCCAGCGAGCAGAATCGTGGGCTTCGGAGAGGTTGACCTGATCGCGGGGACCGACCTGTTCCCGACACGGGAGCCGCCGTCCTACTGGCGATCCGTGTTGGAAGCCCGGTGCGACGATCCGATCTCCGGCTACCAGCACCTTCCCGCCGAGATCAAGCCCGTCACTGACAGCCTCGCCGCCCTGGTCGAGTCCGCCTCGTCCAACGCCGTGATCACGCGCTGGTACAAGGACGACGCGCCCGCGCGTGAGGCAACCATCGCGGACGCCCGCCGCACGCTGCACGCCCTGGCGGATCTCCGCGTACTGCTCGATTCGATGCGGGCGCGAGGGGCGGTGACGGACACGTTCGTTCGCCTGTCCGCCGTCTACGCGCGCCTCGCTGCGACGGTCTACGGCAACGCCTTCCCGGTGGATGCGAGGACGCGGAACCCGGTCCTCCCGAACGGGATGGAATCCGCGATTGTCAACGTGGACGGACTCACCGGGTTCCTTGTGGGTACCTACGAAGGGACGACGGCTGACGGCGTTTCCCTCGGTGCGGCGCTCTCCGAGTACATGGAAGATGACTTCGGCACCACACCGCTCGTCGTTGTTATCATCGGCATCGCCGCACTTGGGCTCGCAGGACTCCAACTCGCGGCGGCTCAGTGGAAGCAGGCCGAGACAGCCGCGCGTGCGGCCGATACAGAAGCAAGAATCGTCGCGTTGTCCGTGGTGGACGACACCAACTACTACGACAAGGCGCAGATCCGCGTATAATCTCGCCCGAAACGGGATCACTCCCAGGAGATCACAATGGCCGCGAGCAAGACCGACTACCGCAAGACGGAGAACCGTACCATCCGTCTGACCGTTCTCGGGGCAACCGAGAATCTTCCGCTGGCGCTCTCCGGCTACGGGAAAGACTGCAACGGCGGCGACGGCTACTACGCCTACGTCGCTGCCCCGCAGCGGGCCAAGGGCCTGATGATCCACGAGGTTCCCGGTCCCGAAGGCAAGGTGTTCCACGCCTGGAAGTCGGGGTCGAAGGACAACCCGCCCAACCTGTCCGTGCTCGACAAGCTGAAGGTGGTCAGCGCGCAGGCGGCGCAGAACGCGATCAACGGGTTGCAGAAGCTCGGCACGACCCGTCCGGTCGGCAGCGGCACGGCCGCGCAGTCGGTCCTCCGGGGTCGGTGGAAGGGGTACATCGAGTGCCACCCGGCCGGTCCCCGCGTCGTCCTGACCCGCGACGTGGCGGCGTACACGTCCCTCGCGCTGGTGTCGGTCCCCGGCAAGGGGTGGGACTACGCGATCCACGTCAAGGATCTCGCCTCGACCCGCTGGTTCACGGGCGGGAGCAGCAAGGCCGTCCGCAACAAGGGCGGGATCAAGTCGAAGTCCCTCACGGGCAAGACGAAGGGCACGATGAAGTCCGCGTTCAACGCCGCGATCCGCGACCTGTTCGGGCTCGTCGCGCAGGCGTGCTCCATCCGTGACACGCACCGGCCCGCCGCGCTCTCCTCGGCGCAGCAGGCCAAGTCGAACAGGCAGTCCGCCGCCCGCGCCGCCAAGAAGGGCAAGTCGTCCGCGCGCACCGCTCCCCTGACGGGTGGTGAGGCCAAGGCGTACCGGGCCGCGCGAAGGAAGCTGGCGAAGATGACCCCCGCCGAGAAGCGCATCGCCGCCCAGGTGAAGCGCGACAAGGGACCGGCAGCGCGGCCCGTCCCCGCTAGCATCGCGGCGCTGAAGTCCACCTACCGCAAGATCACCGAGGGCGAGAACGAAGGCAGCGCCGGAACCGTCCTGTCCGTGAAGCGCGACGACGAGGGCTACCTGCTCACCTTCCGCATCAAGGGCAAGACGATCCGCGTGCCGAAGACCTCGACCCGCGCCGCGAAGAAGGCGACCGGACGCAGCGCCACCACCCACGTCCGGTCGGAGCCCGTCGCCCGCCAGAAGAAGCTCGCCAATCGGTTCGCCACGTTGAACGACAACGCGGGCGGGTTGAAGGGCAAGCCGATCTTCATCAAGTCGGTCGGCCCGAACAAGAAGGGCACCTACGACCCGCGCCACGGCGGCGCACTCCTGACCGTCCTGATTCCCACCAAGTCCTCAATCAGCGAGCGGACGATCAACCAGTACAAGCGGACCTCGGAAGGCCCCGAGGGCGTCCTCTCCCTGTCGGGCGGCAAGGCCGCGTTCAAGGCCGCGTTCAAGGACATTGGCTACAACAAGAACGACGCGGGCAAGACGACGTGGACCGACAAGTCCATGATCCGCATGGCCGACGCGCTCAACGCCAACGGCGTGCTCGCCAACGCGGGGATCACGCTCGGCGTGAACGACAAGAAGCGGGTGGCGAAGGCCAGGGCCGCGATCAAGGCCAAGGCCGATGCCAAGGCCGAGGGCAAGTCCGCCGCGCCCAAGAAGCGCAAGCGCAAGGTGAAGCCGCAGGTGTCCGGCCCCGCCACGTCCGCGCCCACCGACGCCGAGTTGGATCTCCTCATGGAAGACCCCGGTGCGGCGTTGGGGATGGACGATCTCCTGCTCGGTGGTGACGACGACGATCTGGAAGCGGTGTTCGGCCTGTAGAGGGCCGGGGCTCTCTCTCCCTGGCACGCGGAGTCTCCTGCCTGGAACCGGGGAGTCGGTGTAGGCTTGACGCGCCCGCGTGCGGGGTAGGAGTGTTCCAATGGCAGACGGCCCACAGGGCGACTTCAGACGGTTGGTGAGCGCGGTCGGTTTCCTTCGGAAACTGCGGAAGTCGCCACTGTTTACCCTGCTCCCCGTGAAGTCCCAGGACGTGATCGGGAAGCTGGTTGCGGCCATGACCAACGAGGCGCTCACGGCGCTGCGTCCCGACCCGGCCGCTGTAGCCGTGCGGGTCGCCGCGTTGGAGCCTCGGGCTGCGGCGTTCAAGGCGGCAGTCGTCAAGGCCACGGATCGCCTGCGAGCGGCCGGGTGGAACCTCGCAGACCCCTCCGAGCAGGCCACGTTGCGACGGGCGACCCGTCCGGCCCTGATCACCATCTACACGGACAACCTCGGCCCGGAGCAGGTGTCGATCTCTCCGAGCGGCGAGCTTCGCCGCATCGGGACCGTCGCACCGCCCGCGCCCCCGGTCACCCCCGGCAAGATCGTCCCCGCTGCCAACGAAGGCACGGCGCTCGCGTTCCTTCGGGGTGTGTCGCACGCGCTGAAGCAGGAGGAGTTGAGCTACAGCGCCGATCAGGCCGACGAGATCATCGAACGCCTGGGCGACGACTACTACGACACGGAGGACGAGCTTCGGATCATCGTGCAGGAGGGGGTCACCGACTCGGTGGCAGACTCGGCCGGTGACTTGGTGGCGGAAGCTGACGAGTGGACCGACGTTGCGGACCTCCCCGGCTCTGAGCGCCAGCACGCGCTTGACGAAGCGAGCAAGCTCGTTGCGGACGCCGCCCGGATTCGCCCCCTTGGGCGCGGCTTCTACGAGAACGCCTTGGTGGTGTACCGCGCCGTCAAGGCCCGAAACCGGCTGTCCACCGCCCCCCTGACAATGACGGCCCTGGCGGCTGCGAACGAGGCCCTGGCCGACGCGCGTTGCACGGGCGAGGAGCGGGATCACGCTCGCGCCATGCTCGGTGCCGCCGAGAGCCGACTGCGCGCCGCGCTCCTGGCCGGTGACTTCTCGCCCACGGGCGGCGACGGCGACCACGCCCACTACGAGGACGAGGACGACTACGGCGACCCCCGGAACGTCGAGGAGGAGTTGCAGGACGCCGACCCGCACCTGCGGATCGCCGTGACCAACGCCATTTCCATCGCGGAATCCTGCGGAGCCGGACAGACCGGCCTGTTCACGGAGCGGGTCAGGGAGGAGATCACGCGCACGCGCGCAAGGTTCCCCGCCGACCTCCCCGAACGGATCAACGACGCGGCCGGAGGGCTCACGACCCTGGCGGAATCCGTCAACCTCGGTGCGGTGGTCCGGCTGGAAGCGGCGGCGCACTACGCCAACGTCCAGGGCGGTCCCCGCGTGGCGCAGGGGCTCTTGAAGCTGGCGAACGCGCAGAGCTTCGTGCTGGACCCGGCGTACAAGGACACCGCCGCAGCTTCGGCGGCGCTGGTGAAAGCGGCCAAGGACGACGGGCTCGGTGCCCCCGAACAGCGCAAGCTCGCGCAGGACTTCGCCACGGCGCTCCCGGCGACCACGATCAAGGCGGCGACCGACTTGCGCCGCGTGGTCGAGCAGATCACGACCGACTGCGGCGCGGCCGTGGATCTGGAAGCCCCGAAGGTGCCGCTTCGCGCGGCCCTGCACGCCTACATCGCCCGTGACGACAAGACGGCCCGGTTGAACGTCCGCAAGGCCGTGGATCTCATGGTCGCGCAGCTTCTCACGGCGGTTCGCGTCAGCGGGCTCCCGGCCCCCTACTTCGCGCTGCCGACCGATCTCACCGACACCGACGTTGCGGACCTCCCCGCAGGCATCGTGGATCTGCCGCCGTCACCGGCTGCGATCCAGGCCGAGTCGGAGCGGATCGAGCGCGAGGACGTGCCGCCGCAGCCCACCCCGCAGCCCACGGACCCCGGAACCGAGCCCGCACCGCCCGAGCCCACGCCCACCGTGGCGGCGGTTGTGCCGACCCTCTCCGATCTGAAGACGTACATCGAAACGGCCGGAGGCAACGAGGCCGAGGCGAAGCGCATGGTCATGGCGGCGTTCTCCGGCTGGTGGAACAGCAGCGAGTTTCACGCGGCCGTGCAGTCGTACATTCGGGATCTCGTCAGCGCCCCGAGTGCCGTGTTCTCGATCTACCGGACGCAGGCCCCGGCGAGCGCCGACTTCAGCGACGGCGTGCTCACGGACCAGACCCACGACCTCTCCGGTGCCCCCGACACGAATCAGCCTCCGGGTACGGACCAGTGGCGGCGGGTCGCTATCCCCACGAACCGGGTGAACGATCAGGTGACGGCCTACACGCGCGCAGGTGGGCGCACGCTGTCTGCGGACCAGTACCTCATGCAGCACGGCGGGGCGGCGGGTCGCCCGCCCGAGCCGCTGTCGAGCGAAGGACGCCCCCCGAGCGGCGAACCGGCCGAAGGGCTCTACTTCATCGAGGACGTGGACGACGGCTACAGCGTGTCCATCGACTCGGAAGCCTACGGCGCACTCCTGTACGGCGGGGGGACGTTGCTCCTCTCGGCGGGGCGCGACGAGGACACCGTGACCAACGACTTCGGCACGGTCTACCTCCGGCACGACATTGACGCCGACCGCTACCTCGTTTCGGACGACCGCGACTTCGCCGCCGTCCAGACGATTCCGCCCCAGGTGACCGGGTTCCTGGCCGAGTTGGAGCGGCAGCGCATCGCAGACTGCGCGACGAGCGTGTGCGTCAGCACGATCATCGGGGTCGAAGGTGAGGAGGGTGGCGTCACCCTTCGGATGATCGAGCAGGGCTTGATCGCCAATCTCGACACCTGGGCCGATGACCTGGGTGTGGCCCTTCAGACCGTGTTCACCAACGTCGGCGTCGGGATCACGGATACCGAGGCGACCGCCCGGTTCGTGGAGGACGGCTCGGCCGCAGGTGACGCGACCGTCACGGGCTCGGTCAACCACACGGAAGCAGGCACCGTCGCCTACCGCTTCACCTACGCGAGCGAGATCACGGGCCTGTCGATGGAGATCACCGGGGCGCTCCCCCTGGCCGACTTCATCCGGGGCGGGTCGGTGTCCGAAGCCGTGATGGACAAGGCCGAGGACGAAGGCTGGTTCGCCACGCCGGAGTTGTCCGTCGAGGAGGTCGAGGCGGTCGAGGCGGTCGAGGGCACGCTGGACGAGGACTGGTTCCAGGGGATGCTGGCCGATATGGTCAAGTCCACGAAAGACGAGCTTCGCAAGACGATCTCTGCGGGCACCCTCATGGGGACCGAAGACGGTGCGAAGAAAAAGAAGAAGCGCAAGACGGCCAAGCCCGTCCCCGAGGTTCACGCATGAGCACCACCCCCGCGACAACAGCGTCCTTCCGAGATCCCTGGCTCGCCCAGGAGGCAAAGAAGGTGGTGGACAGCTACCTCGCGGACGTTTCGACCGCGCCCCCGCAGTTTTCCGCGCTCCCCCTGGCGCAGCGGGACCAGTACATCGCGGACTTCCGGGCCGCGCTCTTGGCCGACAAGGGGTTGAACGCCTACTGCAAGGACCAGCGAATCCGGCGCTTCGATCAGTTGCAGGCCGCGCTGCGCCCCTACCAGCCGTTCCTGCCCCACGTCCAGCCTCCGGCGCTTCAGGCGCTCCTGGGGGGCCTCCTCAACGCCACCGCCGCCACGTTGACCCACGCGGATCTGGTGACCGGGATCATGCGGCTTCGCGCGGGCGAGAAGTACCTGCGTCGGGCGAAGTCCGCCGCGTCCCAGGCCGAGCGGGTGGAAGCCCAGGAGCAGGGGAAGGCTGCGAAGCAGACCACCACCCTGCTTCAGCGGCTTCAGCAGGCAGAACGCAACTTCGACAAGTACGGCTACGCGCGGGCTATCGGGCGGCGCATCGCCGCGTACCTCCGAGCGATCCGCACGAACACCCCCGAGTCGATCACGCGCGCCCGTTACCTCTGGAACGAGTTGCAGGGTTCGTTGTACGGCTGGCAGGCCGCGAACGGTTCCAAGGAGATCCACAGCCTGCGGAAGCGCGTGGTGCCGGGGAAGGACAAGGCGTTGCACCTGTTCTTGTCTCAGGGCTACGAGCCGACCACCGGGTCGGGCGGCATCTACCCTCCGGCGCAGACGTGGACCGAAGCGCCCGCAGTCCTGCGAACGTGGAACACCAACTGGCAGGGCGGCGTCCTGGCAGCGGCCATGTGGCTGTACGAAGCCAACAACCGCGCGCTGTCCCTGGCCGACTTCCTGGCGATCATGGGGGCGGGCGGCTACGCCGACGACGACACCCTGACGGCGCTGTTCGGACAGTCGGACATTCCGGCGACGTGGTGCGTGACCGGGGACAACCTCGACACGCTGACGCCCGCTGCGACCTTCACGAAGTCCGGCAACCTGTTCCGGCACCACGCCTCCCTGACCAAGCACTACGGGGCCTACGACCGCAAGGTGGCGAGCACGCTCGCTGCGCGCGACGAGGCGGCGACCCCCGCCGAGGCGGCGGCGCTGGAAGCGACCATCGATCCCGCCCACCTGCGCGTGCGGAAGATCGCGGCGGCGACACAGCAGCTTTCCGCGATGAAGTCGTTGCTGAAGAACGTCGGCACCGAATGGAGCGATCTCGCGGCTGAGTTGACTCCGCGTGACCCGTGGGTGCCCCTCGCGGTGCTCTCGGCCTATGTCTCCAACCGCTGCCAGTTTCCCTGGCCGGTGTGGAACCGGCTCTACCGTCACCCCGACTCGACCGTCCACGGAGCCTTCTCCGGCCACCGCCAGGGTCGGAGTCGGTCCCCCGATGTGTCCCTTGGCGGTGAGTCCCCCGGAGATACGCCCTGGTTCTACCCGGCGCACTTGGCCCCGCCGTCGCGGTATGACTACAGCAACCGGGAGCCGGGACGCTTCGACCCGGAACAATTCGTCACCAGCTACCCGGATCAGTCGCGGCTCGACTACCCGCTCGGAGCCTACGATCCCACGGAGCGCCGCATCGAGGGCGGTCAGGTCTGGTCGGATCGGGTGCAGTACAAGTACGGCCAGGGCAACAACGACTACCGGGGCGGCGCTCAGTGGACGCGCCTGACCGACCTCACGCAGGTTCGGGGCTTCACACCCTGGCGGCTGGAAGTCGTGCGGCTGTCCGACGAGTCGGGGAACCTGAGTGGGATCTTCGCCTACCGGACCTTCGACTGGTACAACCACGAAGTCGAGCCCGGTGAGGACTACGCGGCGATCCGCGACCTCTACAAGCTCCCCACCGAGACAGAGGCCCGGTTCAAGGACCGACTGATCGCGCACAACGGCCCCTGCAATCTGACCGCCGACGAGGAGGGGGCCTGGGCCACCAGGGACGAACGGTTCCGGTGCGAGGGTGACTACCAGAACCCGATCCACACGCTGCTCGCGGGTGACAGCATCGAAGGCGCGATGATCCGCGTGCCCCGGATCATCCCGAACGACCTGTTCCGGCGCGCGGGCGGCGGACGCGGCAAGGTGGACAAGAAGGGCAAGCTGAAGCTGCCGTCCTTCGGCTACAAGACCCCGATCCAGACGGCCCCCGCCGTTGAAATCGGTGTCTCCCCGATCTCGATGCTGTTCCTGGCCTACATCAACAACGACTACAGCACCGTCCCTCGGGGAATCACCCGGCCGTTCTTCAACCGGAAGGTGCTCTACCGGCTTATGACGGGACGCTCGGCCGGTGAGCCGTCCCTCCCAAGCGCGCCGCGAACCGTCCCGATCATGGCGGCGCACTACGCCGCCGTAGATGCCGTGCGTGCGCGGATCATCGGGGCGCTGTACGACGAGCCCTGGCGGAACGCCGATGGGTACTTCAGCAACATGGAGCCCCCGGCCAACGCGATTGAAGCCGCCGAGGCGGCGACAAAGGAGTACACGGGCACGGAGGTCGAGGTCGAAGTCAAGACCATCGATCCCGTGACCGGCGCGGTAACGACCACGATGGAACAGACCACCGTGCAGCGGAACCCCGGTTTGATCCCGCGCAATTCCACCGCTGCGGACGAGTTTTTCGGCCACGGCAACTACCGCTTCAGCCTCGGCCTCCTGACCCGCATCTGCGCCTCCAAGGGTGACGTGGTGCTGGAACGTGACCCGGAGGACAACAGCATCATCAGCCAGCAGATCGGCACGCGGCTGTGGAAGGCCGAGATCGATGTGGGGGTTCCCGACCCCCTCACGGGCGGTGTCGGCGGTCAGGTGGTGCGAGTCGCCAGGGAGTTGAAGGGTCGGCTGAAGCAGCGGAGGATCGAGGAGTTTTCGTCCCTGTTCGTGAAGGACTTTCTGGCCTACCTCGCCAAGCCCACGGCCACGGACACGCCGGACAAGCGGGCGACCTTCCGCGCGGCCGTCGAGGACAACTACAACGCGGTCTGGTCGGGGTACTTCGACGCCTCGCAGTACCACCCGGATCTCTACGATCCCTGGAAGCAGCTTCCCGATCCCGAGCGTGTGGACCGTGAGGGCGACCCCATGCCGCCCGCCCTGTCCGACCACGTTGTTCGGTGGGGCCGGGACGCGGTTGAAGGAGAGGCCGAGCCCCCGGCCGTCCTCTCGGCACCGGGGACGACCCCGAAGCGGCTGTATGACTTCCAGAGCACGGCCGCGTTCCGCCTGGACGACAAGCAGGGCGGACTCCTCGCGTTCGACGTTGGCGTTGGCAAGACGCACACCGCAATGGCAGCGGTGGGGTGGGCGAAGCAGCGGGGGCACATTCGCCGCCCGATGTTCGTGGTCCCGAAGTCGATCAAGCTGAAGTGGTGGAAGGATCTGCGTGAAACGTACCCCGATTGGAACATCGCGGTCCTCGGCCTGACGCTCCGGCCCCCGCAGGCTGTGGGCGATCTCTCTGCGAAGCGGCGCAAGGATCTGACGACTACGACGGCCGCGTTCCAGGCCGCGTTCCTGGCGGTCGGCGGCTACTCGGTCGATGCGACTGCGATTGCGGGCGGGGCGTCCGACGCGCACGCGGCTGCTACCAAGGCCGCGTTCGGCTGGCTGGTGCGCGGGGGCTCGCCCTCGGCCTACCTGCCGTCGCAGGTGACCGCCGCGCTCACGCCCAAGGTGGCGGCGTTGGCGCGCAACCCGATTGCGCTGTCGTGGTGCAAGGACTCGCCGGACACCCTGACGCAGAAAATGGCCGACTTCTGCAACGGCTACTACGACGTGATGCTCACCGACGAGTACGACTTCAAGAACATCGGAGTCAACGAGGACGCGGTGGTGGGTCACCTGCTCCGTGCGTCCGGCTCGCGCTACACGCTCTACCGCAAGGCGTTCAGCAAGGCGCAGACCGCGCCGGGGACGGCGCTCCGCAAGAACGTGGTGGTGGCGTTGTCGTACACCCACGCCGAGGACGACGTGAGCAAGGCGAGGTTTCTCCGGGCCACCCTGGACGACGACGTTCCCCCGCTCCCCGGAACGGATACCCCGCCGCTGTGGCCGTGGTGCCCGAACCCGATGCAGGACGTGTTCCCGTACATCGACGCCGTGCAGGCGTACATCGCAACGGCCCTGATCGACTACGCCGGGAAGTGGGACGCGGAGTTTTGGCGGCAGACCGCTCGCGCGTTCTTTGCCGAGCAGCTTCAGCTTCCCCGCAGCCAGCGGTGGACGCCCGCCCTGGTGGCGTTCCGCAAGCTGCTGCTGCCTCCGATGGAGGAGGAGCCGGACAACGCATTTTCCGGTGACCCCGCATCGTGGACGATTGAGCCTGACGACGTGCCCGAGGAGGAGTCGGGGCGTGCGCCGTTCGCCGTCGAGTTGTCCGAGACTCTGATCACGGCGCTCGACGCGGCCGGAGTGGCGATCCCGTTGGCGAAGGGCACGGCGGTCGAGGCGGGCGACACCCTCCCCCTGGTCTACCCGGCCGTGGGCGTGATTCCGGGGAAGGACTACTACCCGGATGGGGTCACGATCCCCAAGAGCAAGGGGCAGTACGCGCAGGCGTGCTACTACACCGGGCGGTTGGTGTTGAAGGCGATCAACCTCGCCCCGACCTACGATCCGGCGACGGGCCTCATGGTGAACGAAGGCGGCTGGCCCGACACGGGGCTCCCCGCGAAGTTGCCTGCGAAGGACGCGGCCGAAGCAATGGCGGCGTACATCAACGCCAACCCCGGAGCGGCCGTCACGGTCGGCCTCGGCAGCGCCGGGGTCCGCGTGGTCCCGTCCATGACCGCAATCAAGACCAAGAGCAAGCGGGCGCTGGCGCAGAAGTGGGCGCGGACGCTCGCTCCCGATGCCGACAAGCCGGAAAAGTCGGGCTCGGGGCGGGACGCCAAGACCGTCTATCTGGAAGTCGAGGGGCGCGGCAGTCGCCGTCGCCTGCGAACGCTGTCCGAGTTGCGGGCGAAGATCCCGGCGCTCTACTACGCGCAGCCGAACCCCAAGGTGCCGCCTTCGATCCTGTGGGACGCCACGCGCGAGCAGATCGAGGCGGGCGTCCGAAGCCTGGGTGTGGACTGCCTCGTCATTGACGAAGCCCACGGCTACAAGGGGCTGTTCACGCCCATGAGCCGAGGCGGCAAGGTCGAGTACCTGGGCGGCGGAACCACGTCTACGAAGGCGTGGGTCATGGACTACTTCACGTCGGCGGTGAAGGCGCGCGGGGGGCGGGTCATGCTCCTCACGGCGACCCCGGCGAAGCAGTCCCCCTTGGACTTCTACAACACCATCCAGTACATCGGCGCTCCCGGCCTGGGCGGTGACGCCAACCTGTTCTCGCAATTCTTCATCGCCACGCCGGAGCAATTCATCAGCCGGTTCGTGCGGATCGAGGACCGCGTGGTGATCAACGCGAAGGGCGAGGCCCGTCGTGCCCCCGCCGCCTCCGCGTTCATCAACCTCACCCGCGAGTTTGGCGAGGTCTTCCGGCGCTACGCCGACCGCAAGACGGTGGCGGACGTGCCCGCGCTGCGAGGCAAGACGGTGACGTGGCTGGTCAACGGCCACAAGCACCACGCCGAGGGTGGCCTGGACAAGCGCCAGGGCTACCAGGGGCCGTGCTTCTTCGACGCCGCCGAGATCGACCCCGTGACCGGGAAGCTCCCGCACGTTACCAAGATCGAGATCCCCGGCTTCAACCCGACCCTCGCGCTGCACGAGGGCCTGACCGATCCGCGCTTCCGCATCCGTACCGGCGAGGGTTCGGCGGACTACGGCATCGGCCAGCCCGGTGACACCGTTCTCCGCGCAACGCGGGACTACGGCTGGAACGCCGTGTCGAACACCGGGTACGTCAACGTCTACCCGCCCGTCCCCGTGGAAGCCCGCGACGAGGAGAGTCGCAAGGGCGAGGATTGGGCCGTCTACGTCAACGCGAAGGTGCCGCTCGCGCCGATCCCCGCGAAGCCGCTCGTCAACATGGACGACATTCAGCGTGCGCTCTACGAGTCGTACCAGCGTGCGCTCTCGCGCATGTACCTCTACGACACGAAGTTGGAGCGCGTGAAGGTCGGCGGCACGAACATGGAGATCACCCGCGACACAATCTTCTCACGACTGAGCCGGGTGGCCCTGCACCCCGAGTTGGAGATCGTGGAGACAAAGGGCGGGGCCGAGATCGAGATCGAGGAGGACGACTCCGAGGCCGAGGAGGGTGAGGAGATCGAAGCCACGCCGTCCCCGGCCGTCACCGAGCGGTACACCTACGGGCTCGCGCTGTCTCTCGATCCGATGCTCGACGCCTTCCAGTCCGTCGTGAACGCGCAGTCAATGTCCGGTTCACTCCCCGCCGATCCCGACGAGGATGACAGCGGCCCCCTGGACGCCGACGATGACGATGACGATGCCCCCCGCAAGGGCGGAAAGAAGGGGCTGAATGGCTCCGTCCCGGTCGAGAACGACGAGTACACGCAACTGACCGACGCCCGTGCCCGTCTGCGCTACAACCGGGCGATCAACATGAAGGCGGGCATGACCGAGGAAGATTGGGAAGACGAGCCCTCCGTCCTCGATGAACGGCCCGTCAAGGGTGACCCGGCCACGATGATCCACCCCACCAACGGGGAGGATCTGACCCTGGCCGACGCGATCTTCAACGACCAGTTGAAGGACTCGCAGCGGAGCACGCTCGCGCGGAAGCTCTGGAACATCGACTTCGTACACAAGGACGGCACCAACGGGGCCTACTTCGGCAAGGACGCGATCAAGCCGTTCCTGCCCGCGAAGGTGTGGACGGGGTACAAGCCGCCGAAGCGCAAGAGCCGAAGCGCCAAGCGGCGCAGGATCGGCGTGCTGGACGGCAAGATGCTCACGGCGCAGCGCCGCGTGCAAATGGCCGAAGGCAAGCACGTCGGTTCCGTGGACGTGGACATTCCCGTGTTGAACGCGGGGGTGACGGTCAACCCCTTCAGCAGCCGGACCCTCGGGATCGCGGATCGCGTTACGTCCCAGGCGCTCTCTGACGAGCGCAACCCGTCGATGGGCGAGGTCACCTGCGGCAACCTGATCTTCGTGGACAACCTGTTCTTCCAGGCGTGGCTCACGGTGACGCTCTGCCGCTTCCAGGCGACCGCCTACGCCCTGGACGCCGAGGTCGCGGCCTACGCGAAGGCGTGCGCCGACGCCGGGGAAAACCCGAAGGTGAAGTACCTGTTGAACCTGATCAACTACTACTTCGCGGCGTGGAACCCCTACTTCACGGTGCGGACCATCCTGCTCCGGGCGTTCCCCGCCGCGAACGTCCACACGGACGACACGGATAACCTTGCGGGGCGACCCGGAGGCAACGACCCGACCCTGGACACAACCTCGCGGGTGGTGCGCTACACGCTCGGCAAGGTCTACGACGGGTACGAGAACCCCACCGCGTCCCTCGCGGATACCGAGGGTCGGTACAAGAACGCGCGTGGTGAGCCCGACGTGAGCGTCCCGGCGTTTTGGGGCGTCGTGAGCGGGACCAGAAAGGCCCCGTCGCGGCCGACCTACCTGACGGCGAACCCGGTGGTGGTGTACCGCCAGCGGTGGGCGGAAACGGCCGAGCGGATCTGCGTGATGAACGCGGAGACTGCTCCGGCGACCGTCCGCGAAACCCTGGCGCAGCAATTCAACGGTGAGTACATCGGGGAAGAAGTCCCGATCACCGATGACCAGGGGAACCCGCTGCTGGACGACAAGGGGAACGCCGTCGTCCGCGACGAGTACGAGGCGATCCGCGCCCCGAAGTACGACGTGGTGATTGCCAACGAGGTTGCCTACGAAGGGATCGACCTCCAACAGCGCACATGCCGCATCATTCACGCAGACACGCCTTGGACTCCAAGCGCGTTCATTCAGCGCAACGGCCGAGCGGTGCGCCAGGGCAACCTCTACAAGCGGGTGGACATTTTCGTCTTCCTGACTCAGAACACGGTGGACTACTACCGAATCCAGTCCATCGAACGGAAGCGGTCCTGGCTCGACTCCGCGCTCGACACGCAGCGCGGCGACTACCCCATGAGCGACGACGAGAAGGATCTGCTCCTGCTCGCCGTGAAGTCCTGCCACCCCGACGACAAGGAACGCCTGAGCGAGATCGTCAAGCGGAAGCTACGGGCAATCGAGAACGAACGCCGGAACCGCGACTTCAACGGGGTCAAGGGCAAGCTCCTCGCAGCGGCCGGGTGGCGACGGCGGCTGGCCTACCAGACCGTCGATCCGGTCGGCTACAAGGCCGTCATCGACCAGTCCACGGCGCTCCTGCGGTCCACGCTGAATGAAGCCGAAACGATGGGCGGGAAGGATCTCGGAGGCGCGGGCATCTACGGCTACCAGTACGCCCCCTCCTACTTCACCGTCTGCGCCCGCACGTTGAACAACGCGCAGGGCTCCGTCGCGCGACCGAACATTTTTCCCCGTGAGGGGGAGCCGCGCATGGAGAGCCCCCAGGTGCCGTTGGTGGAGGACGCGCTCTACGGCGCGTGGCTCTACAAGGAGGAGATCGATCTGCTCCTGGCCGGGGAGTCGATCCCCTACCGAAATGATTACCTGACGAGCTACAACCGCGAGCCCCGCAAGTACACGGCCGTCGTGCAGTACGCCTACACGGAGAGCGTCGAGGGGCGGAAGTACGCCGTCCGAGATCCCGAGCGCGAGAACGACGCGCACCGCCCCGCGTACTTCGTCCCGATCTATTGGGTCGGCCGCGTGAACGAAATGGACCCGCTGAAGGGAACCAGCGGAGGCACTTTCGTCGGCGTCCTCGATTTCTGGTCGGGGTTCGACAGCGGCCCCTCCGACTACGGCACCCCGTCACCCCGCAACGCGCCGAAGTGGACGACGGAGCCCTTCAACGCCTTCAACGGCCGGGTCAACGAGTGGAGGCTGCAACAGTGGTTCCCGAGCCGGGGCACGTCCGGCGAGAACGAGATCCACGGGGCCGCGTGCGCCGTGATCCCCGCGACGTACTCAGAGGTCACCGCTTGGGCGGCGCGCGTTGGCATGACGATCCCCGACAACCTCACCGCCCTCCATGATCGTCACGGGGGGTTCCAGCCCGGTCGCCTGGGGTACGCGAGCAGCGATTGGATCGAGGCTCACGGCGACTCGCTGCACATCGACGTGCTGCGGCACATCGTCGGGCTCCTCGACCGGAAACACGTCGGCGTGGACGCCACCTACTTCCCGTTCTCCGAGGACGGGCGGTTGAACGTGATCAAGGGCAGTCGCTTCGCGCGGCAGAAGTCGATGACGAATCGCCTTGTGCGGTTCCCCCTTCAGATCGCCGGGATGCGGGCGCTCGGGAACGAACCCCCGACCGTCGCGGAAGCCACGACGGCCCTGGCCGCTGCCGAGGCCGAGTACGACGTACAGAAGACAGCGCGGGTGGAAGCGGGCAAGTCCCTGACTGCCGCCAAGAACGCAATCGACAAGGCCGAGGCCGCAGTCATCCGGCACACGGCGGCGGTGGAAGCCGCGCAGGTGGCGCTGGAAGCCGACACGGCTCCGCTCCGGCAGGCCGTGGCGGACGCAATCGCGGCGATCCCCACGGAGGTCGCCGCCGAACGTGCGGGGCTGACCGAGGCCGAGCAGGGGGCCGAGGATTCCCGCCGCGCCGTGAAGACGCTGGAAAGCGTCCCCGGCGTGGAGGTTCCGGCCGAGTTGGTGACGAAGGCCACCGTGGACGAAGCCGCCGTCGTCAAGGCCCAGGCGAAGCTGGACAAGGCCGAAGCCGCCGCGCAGGCGAAGGTGGACAAGGCCAACAAGCGGCTCGACAAGGCCAGTGACGCGGCCAACGCGCGGCTGGACAAGGCGACCCTGGCCCGTGTGACGGCAGAGGCCGATGGGGTCCAGGCGGTTGCGGACAAGGCGGCAGCAGAGGCCGCGCTGGACGCCGGGAAGGTGACGGAGGAGGCCGCGAAGGTCGCCCGTGACGAGGCCGGGGACAACGTGGCGCTGGCCGGTGCTGTGAACAACCACCTGATCCTCCCCGGCCGTGCTGGCTACAAGGAGTTTTTGGCCCTGGCCCGTCAGAGTCAGGCGGTCAAGAACACTTCGTCCAGAGCGGGCGAGGTCACCGCGCGTGAGATTCTGGAAGTGTTCCAGACGTGGTTCACCGGCTCCACCCGGAAGCCGCGCGAGGACTGGTGGGGCACCCCGGAGCACCCGAGCCCGCTCTACGAGAGCGCCGCCGCACTGACGGCCCAAGAGACTGAGGAGCGCATCGGTGCTGCCGCAGACGCACGGGTCGCGCAGGGCGGCGCACGCAAGAAGCGGACCGTGATGATCAACGGCCCGGATGGTCGCGTGCCGAGGCCAGAAACACGCGCAGGCATGTTGCGCCCCGGCTCCCTGATCGTGGACCCCGACGACGCCGAGGCATCCGTGTACCGGGTCACCAACGCCACGCCGTCGAAGAACGCGGAAACCGACGAGATCGAAGTGACCATCGTGGCGACGTTCGTGGGTCAGTGGGACACGGACCCGTTGGCACCCGAGTACCGCACGGACGAATCGACGTTCGTGGTGGACGCCAACACCCCCTACGGGGACGCCCAGGGCTATCTGACGGACCAGTCAGCCGCCTGGAAGTCCGGCGTCTACGGTCAGAAGCGGTAGGAGATCCCCGTGCCCCGAGCCAGTGAGCGTTTCCTGTACGAAGTCCTCCCCGTCGTCGCTATCGGCGCGGTCATCCTCGTCGTCGTGACGCGGCCCAAGGTCGCCCAGGCCGAAGGCAAGGAGCAGGCGAAGCTCCCGCCCCCGTCCGGTGCGGCCCCGTCCGGTGCGGCCCCGGTCCTGGGGCGCACGGTGGGCGGCGTGGCTCCCGGCGTCGTCTATCGCATCGTGGCGAACCCCACGGGGCTCCCGCAGGACGTGATGCTCCGCATCGACGCCTACCCGTCGAAGCGGTCCCTGGAAGGCAAGACGTTCCTGTTGGGGGCGACCATCGACGCGCACGGGATGAACCACCCCACGGTGCAGCAGGTGGTCGAGATCCTGACCGAGTAGGATCAGCCCATGACCGGCCGAACCCGTCCCATGCGAGTCGCGCTCTACACCCGCGTCAGCACAATGGCGCAGGCGGACAAGCACGGCACGGAGTACCAGCGGACGCAGTTGCTTCGCCTTGCGGAACAGCGCGGGTGGGAAGTCGTGGACGTGTTCAGCGAGGACGCGGTGAAGGGCAAGACCCGAACGCGGCCGGAGTTGACCCGGATGGAACGGTCGTTCCGCAAGGGGAAGTACGACGGCGTGGTCGTGTGGCGGTTCGACCGCTTCGCCCGTTCGCTGTCCCACCTTGTCGGGTTCCTTGACGAGTGCCGGAGCCGGAACGTCGAGTTTGTCTCCTACAGCGAGAACATCGACACCAGCACGCCCCTCGGGCGCGCGATGTTCCAGATCGCCGGAGCGTTCGCGGAGTTGGAATCGAACCTCGCACGCGAGCGTGTCATGGCGGGGCTCGCCAACGCCAAGGCGAAGGGCATCCACTGTGGCCGTCCCCGTGCCGCCCTGACCGCCCAGGAGGCCGTGGACGCCTACGAGGCCCACGGGTCGGTGCGGAGGACCGCGACGGCGCTCGGCGTGTCTGCGGGGCTCGTATCGAAGCGTCTGAAGGAAGCCCGTGAGGCGGGCGAGGGCGAAGCGGCCTAGCGTTCCTTGTGGACGCGGGCTCGGGCCAGGGCAAGCTCGCCCAGGGTCACGCGGAGCGCCCGCCCGCGCTCACGCGCGCTGCGCCGCCAGCGGTCGTACTCCACGAGGTTGCCGTCTGCAAGGGCTTGGTTCGCCAGCCCGATCTCGCTTTGGTAGACCGCGCTCGCCCCGTTGATGCGGTGGACGTTCGCCCCGGTCGCCCCCATCGCCGCCGCCAAGATCAAGTTGGGGTCGGCCGTCAGGTACTTGCGGGGCAGGGCGGTCACGTCGGTTTCTCGGGCTCGTCGGCCCACCCCACGGAGATCACGATCCATCCGGCCTTCCAGGGCGCGGCCACGGCCACAAGGCCGTCCGCCCCTCGGAAGCGTCGGGTGTGCTTGCCTCGGCCCTTGGCGAGCGCGAGGTACGGGACGTGGTTGACGGGCAGGAGGCGGGCCGCAACGTCGTGCGGGGCGACGTGCCGTTCCAGGCACCGCTTCTGCGCGTGCTCGGTGAGCCCCACGATCCGGCCCCCGGCGAAGTAGCGCACGGGGCACCGCTTCGACGGGGGCAGGAGCACGGGACCGGGGCGGGCGTGCAGCGGTTCGTGGGCGGCGTCGGTCACGGCGCGGTTCCCGTGTGACGGGTGATGCGGGCACGCTCGTCGGGGGCCAAGGTGGCGAGCAGTCTGTCAGCCGGGTCGGAACCTCGGACCCAGGACTGCTGGATGCAGTCCCACACGGTCACGGTTCCGTCGCGGCGGAACGTGGTTCGGCCTGTTCGGGGTCGGGTGGTACGGCGCACGGCTCAGTCCCCCTTGGCCTTGCTGCCGGGGCAGCGGGAGCGGACGGGGCAGCGGGCGCAGTCGGCGGCGGTGTGCTCGTCGGGGAACGGCCCGGAGCGCAGGAGGTCACCCAGGAGGTCGGTCAGGAGGTTGAACATCGGGTCGCCGGGGAGCACCAGGGTCCAGCCCTCCTCCTCGTCGTCGCAGTCGAGGCCCAGGAGGTCGGAGTTGATCTCGCAGTCCCCGGCGAGGTTGAAGTCGCGCGCCGCATGGACGGCGCGGCGAACGTCGGGCCGGAACCAGTCGAAGGGGCTGGCGGTGTCGTCGGTGTCGAGGGAGTCGGTGTCGCGGCGGGTCATGGCTACTCCGTGGGTCCAGCGTGGCGGCGAGCCACCAAGGCGGTCAAGCGGGAAAGACGGGCGCGGAGCCACGGTCCCAGGACCGGCAGCGAGGCAACCAGGGCGCTGATGACGGCGATCTCATCGGGGCAGACGTGCATCACGCCTCCACGGACGCGAACAGCGCGTCGTAGTCGGGGGTGCCGTTGGCGGCGAAGGTCGAGCCGGTCATGGCATCCTGGCACTTCGGGCACGGCCACTCGGGGGCGCAGTCGTCGCAGACGGTGAAGGCGGGGGCCTCGGGCTCGGGCTCGGGCTCCTCGCGGGTGTCGATGACGGCCTCGGGGTTCAACCGTCCCACGGCGGGCCAGTAGATGATCGTGCTGCGACCCATGCTGTCCTGCCGGGAGCCTCCCAAGGCGGACAGGGCTCGGGCGGCGTCGAAGCCGCGCCGCTGCACCTCCAGGGCGAAGTGGACGCCGAAGGTCGGGCCGTCGAAGTCGTCCGTGACGACGCCGGGGCAGGTACGCCCGTACATGGCGCGACCGCTGTAGTCCTCGCGGAAGCCGTCGCTGCTGTAGTCCTCCTCCTCGTAGTAGTCGTCGTCGTCGTCGCTGAAGCGGGCGTTCTCGCAGGCGACTCGGATCGCATCGATGAGATCTTCGCGCGTGAAACGGAGGGTCGTGTGGGAGAAGGAGTCGAGGGGGATCATGCTCAGGCTCCCTTGCTCGCGAAGAGGGCCGTGTACTGGTCGCGCCACGTGGCGATTGCCTCACGGACGTAGGGGTGGTGGCTCGCGAGGTAGGAGTACACGTCCTCGGTCCAGTCGCGGGCGCCGCTCTTGGGGAGGTCGAGCGCGGTGAGGATTTCCCTCACCGCACGGGTCAACACTGCGCGGTAGACCTTCGCGTCCGCTCGGAGGCGGCAGATGGTCGCGTCCGCGCTCTCCCGCTCCGTGTCGGTCCCCGTGGCGGGGTAGTGGGCCTTGCTCCACTCCATGCTCTCCACTGCCTGGAGCCGCTCGCCGCAGGTCCAGATAGCGACGGCGAAGAGGTGGGGGAACCGCTTGTCCCAGGCGGCGAGGCAGACCTGACGCCGCTCGGGTCGGTCCATGTCGAGGGGGGTGTCGAGGGTCGTCGTGGTCATCGTCGTGGTCATCGTCGGGCTCCTACCGGGGCGGTGCGCCCCATCTGTACCCTAACTCTAACCTACCCTTACGCAAGTGTCAACAACTATCTCACCACACCCGCAGATTCTTTGTGAGCCGCACACGCGCGCCCGCGAGGGGCGCGTGTGCGACACGGAACCCCCGGTCGAGGTAACGCATGACCTGGGACCGGGAACCCTGGGAGAGCACCACGTCCAGGCGAGCGAGCCCCAGGGCGGCGGCGTGCGCCGCGCGTGCCTTGTACAGATCGACGGCGACCCCGTTCCCCCGGCGCGCGGGCTGGACCCAACACCGGCAGAGCAACCCGATGGTCCCCGTGGCGAGGAGACACGCGAACCCGCCCCTGGCAACGAACCAGTGCGGCGTGCCGCCGCCGTTGTGCTGCTCGGGGAGATCGTGGCGGATTCCGTCGAGGTCGTCGTGCGTGATCGCGGCTTCGATGACCGCGCGTTCGGCCGGTGACGCAAGGTGCGCACCAATCGCAGGCACGGCATCCAGGGCGCGGATCAGGGGGGCAGGCTCGGGCACGGGGGCCTCACTCCGGGGCACCCGGCAAGATGATCAGCATGACGCGCGCCCGCGAGCGCGTCCAGCCGTAAGCGGCCTGCGGGGAAGTCGGTGAGGTCGGTCACGCCGCCCGCCCTTCCCACGCGCGGCGGCGGTCGTGGGACTGGCTCATGCTGGTCAGCCACTTCGGCCGCTTGACGGTGGCGACGTTGGTGGTCAGGCCGATGTGCGCTTCGATCTCCTCGCGGGTCACGGGGCGGGCCGTCCGGTTGCCGTCGTCGTCGGTGGTGATCAGGTCGCCGCCGTGGTCGTCGCCGTGGAAGGCTCCGTGCAGCCGCAGCCGTAAGACCCACTCGTCCACGTTGTCGGCCTCGATGGTCCCCAGGTCGAGCGCCATTGACTTCCAGATCAGAACGTAGGTCACGGCGGTCATGCGCGTGTAGACGCCCTCGGCGTCAGGCTCCGTGCTCCACGGGTTCGGGGAGCAGTCCACGAACACCCGGAACGTCTTGTGCCGGTGGTCGCAGTCGAAGCAGACGCACTCGCGGGCCTCGCCCTCGCCCACGATCTCGCAGGAGCCCTCGCACTCGGGGCAGGGCGCGGCCTCCTCGCTGCGACCGCTCGGGGGCGGGTCGGTGCGGGTGTCGTAGCAGGTGGTCCTGAAGTCGGTGATCTTGGTCAGGTCGAAGTTGAGGCTCACGGGTCAGCCCTCCCAGGCGTGGTTGTGATCGTGGTTTTCCAGGGCCGCAGCCTCGGAAGGGGACGGAAGTGGGGCGGCACCGGGGCCGCGAAGTTGCGCCCACCGGCCCTCCACCACCAGGGGGCGGCGGGAGTCGGAGCACGTCTTGGCGTACCGCTCCGCATCCTCCCGGCTGTGGAAGGTCTGCCGGGTCGCCAGGACGTAGCCGTGACCGTCCTCGGTGCAGACGACAACGAACGACGCGCCGGGGAGCGCACGCCGGAAGTCCTGCCGGAACACGATCCGCGACGGTTCGCAGACGGCGACGTAGTGCAAGGTGTCGAGGTCGGCGTCCCCACCGGGGGCGAAGGGCTCGCCCCCGTCGAGGACGATCAGCCAGCCCGTCGCCAGGGCGCGGTTCACGGTGTCCGCGTAGGACTCGTCGCGGGCGCGGTCGGCAAAGGCGAGGAGGGTGCGGTCGGTCATGGTGACTCCGGGGGGCGCGCGGGCGGGCGCGGGGTCGGGAGGGGCTTGGTCATCAGCCGTAGACGATTTCGCCCAGGAGGGCGATCTGGACGGCGCAGTCATAGTCGTTGGCGTCGGCGGTGCCGTCCGCGAACGCGGGCCAGCCGTTCCGCTTGATCCCGGCTTCGACCACCCTGTAGGCAGCGGCGCGGTCCAGGGCGAACCAGCCCTTCGGCAGCGCCTCGCCTGCGAGCCACGCGGCCTTGATCCGATCCGCTTCGTAGGTCGGGGGCTCGACTACCAACTCGCCCCCGGTTTCCCGGCAGAGCCAGCCGCGCTTGGCGTCCCACTCCATGCCTCGGAGCCAGTACCCGCAGGTGTGCGTGTAGAACACGTCGCTGTAGCGGTTTTCGCCGTCGAGTCCCAGGTACATGAGGAACCCCAGGAGATCGGGGTCGTTCGCCAGCACGGTCACGGTCACGGCGACCGTGCTGGCCTTGGCGGGCGCGGGCTCGACCTTGGGCGGCGGCGGAACGTCGGTGGTGCCCTCGGGGCAGGGGACGTGCGTTTCGTACCGTGCCTCGGTGAAGCGGACGGAGCAGTAGGGGCAGGTGATCATCTTCATCGTCCAGCCACGCAGTCGCAGTTGCGACGTTCGGGGATGAAGTCGGGAGCGTCGGAGTCGAGGTAGACCCCGCACTCGCAGCCGTCGAGGTTCGTCGGGTGGTCCTGCCACCGCTCGGGGTCCACGCACTCGCACCAGTCGGTTGCGATCAGGTCGGCCCCGTTGAAGCACTCGGACGCGGCGCTCCGCACGCCGACCAGCAAGAGATCCCCGTCGTGCATGACGTAGGCGGTCCCGTACTCGGCCTGCGAGCGGCGGCGGACGTACCCGCCTCGGAGGAGCACGGCCAGGGCGTAGTCGAAGCCGTGCGGCGTCGGGCGACCCTTGATCGGGCGGGGCGGCGCGGGCTCGGGCCGGGGGCTCGCCAGCACCCGCTCGGGGTTCGGCGCGGGCTCGGGGGGCTCGGGGGTCGGAACCTGCGCGATCTCCCAGGAGTAGACCAACGCGGCCTCCTCGGGATCTTCGTCGTCCGCGACCATGCTGCGATACCAGTCCCACCCGGCGATCTCGGCCTCGGGCTCGGTGGCGTAGTCGCCAAACTGGCCGGAGTCGTGGGCGTTGTTCCAGCGGACGGCGAACCGCACGCCGGGGTCGGTGCAGTAGTCGGGGCTCTCGATCATCTTGCCGCAGCCGCCCTCGGACGGGGCGCAGATCACCGCGTCCCAATCCATGTGGGTCACGGTGAGGGTCACCCCACAGTGGGGGCACGGGAAGGCAAGCGGGGAGGTGAACCCTGGCATCCGTTGGATGGTGTCGTCGCTGACGATCCCCGCCTTGGAGCCTCCAGCGGTGTGTGAGGGGTGCCTCACGATCCGAGTCGCCTCGGTGCGCCCGGTGAGCACCAGCGGCAGCGTCAGATCGACCGCCAAACCCTCGTCGTTGGTGTGCCACAGGCAGTCGCCGTGGTCGATGATCCAGCCCCCCTGCTCGGCCAGAGCAGCGTGCGCTGCGGCGATGCCCGCATTTGTCGCGGGGTAGCGTCGGCCAAGGGCGCTCTCGATCTCCTTGCCGTGGTCGTGGTCCGCCGCCTCGCAGGGCTCGTTGTTGCAGGGCACCCATTCGTGCCCATCGGGGCCGGGGTTCGCGCCGCCGATCTTGCTGATGCAGTCGAGGCAGAGCGCGAGGACGCAGGGCGGGTTGTGGACCCAACCCTCGCCGTCCGCGCGAAACTCCACCTTGTCGGGAGCGCCGAAGTCTTCGACCATCCGGGGGAAGTCCACGGCGAAGTCGGCGGACAGGGTGCTGATGTACGCGCCGCAGTCCCACTCGCAGAAGATGCGGTGGTCCTGGGGCTCGGGGCGGGGGCAGGTGCCGCACAAGGTCTGCGACTGCCAGTTGTCGCCGTCCTCGCACGCGGCCTCGGTGGAGGCTCGCCCGCAGACGGAGCAGAGGTAGTCGGGGGCGTCGGCGGCGACGGCCCAGGTCGGGTCGCACAGGCGGCAGACGTGGTCGGCGGCGTCCCACTCCTCGTCAGTGTAGTGCTGGCCGCACTGCGAGCACGACTCCGACTCGGCCTGCTCCTCGCAGGAGTCACAGGAGTAGTCGGTTCCAGCCCGCCCGCCCGCTGCGACGGGGCGTGGCTGCGCCATGTGGCCGCAGTCGATGATTCGAGCCCGCGCACCGCAGATGGTGCAGACTCGGATCTCGGGGGCAGTGTGGCACTGCGCGCACGATGCGGGGCCGTCGTCATGGGCGGGGGCGGTTGAATCGGGCATTGAATCGGTCATGGCGTACTCCGCCGGGACCAGCAGCGGCCCCATCCATGAACCAAGTATAGCTACCCTTCCATAAGAGTCAACAACAATCGACAACTGTTGTTGTAGATAGTTTGGCACACCCCTTGCTACGCGGGCGGGCAGGCGCGTCTACCCTTACAGCAGGTAGTCCTCGTCGGCGCGGAGCAGGCGGTTCCCGTGGCGGACGTGCTCGTACAGGTCCGCGAATCGGGCGGCGACCATGCGGGGGTGGTGCGTCTTGCGCGCGTAGTCGTGACCCCGCGCCCCGTAGCCTTCGACGGCCTCGGGGTACTTCGCCAGGGCGACCAACTGGTCGGCCAAGGTGTCCTCGGTGACGCGGACAATGGGGACGGTCGGCGCGAAGCTGCGCGCCCACGCGGAGATCCCACCCAGGACGGCGTGGCCCATCGCCATTGACTCAATCGCGGACAGCCCGTGAATCCCCACGGAAAGCTGGTCGAACGTCGCGTGACAGGACCGCTTCGCGGCGAGGCAGTCGGCGTTGTTCATCCCTTCGATCAGTACGGGTTCGATGATCCCGTTGACGCGAACGGCGTGCGAGGCGTCGGCGGCGCTGCTCAACCGGGCGTTCGCCGTTTCGACCGCCGCCAGGAACACTTCGGTCCTCTTGAAGCCCCGGCGCGTGGCCGGGTGACAGACGCGGAAGTTACTGCGTCCCAGGCCCAGGTAGACCTCGCCGGTCCCCATCGAGTCCACGTCAATCATGCAGGGAACGTGGTACGGCATCCAGGCGTGCTCCAACATCGTCCAGTCCCACGCGGACAGCCCGAAGATCCCGGTGCGCTCGTGCCACCCAAGTAGCTCTGCCGGAGCGTTGCGGATCTCGGACCCCATGTAGGCGACCAGCGTGTTGTCGTGCTGGAACCTGCGGCCCCACCCCAAGTAGTCATTGAGCATGGGACGGCGGACACAGTGGAAAAAGTCGGCAGCGTCAGCCAAGGTTGCCGCCGCCTGCACTGCCTCTGCACCTCCTTCCGCCAGCAGAACGTCCTTGTAGGGGTAGTCAAGGTAGTCGTCGGCGTATGTGACCATGCGGGCGGCGTGCGTGGTGTACTTGTTGATCGCGTGCATCGTCAGCCCGCCTTGGCCTCCGATCTCACGGCTCTGGACGATCAGGACGCGCATCCCCGTCTTCTTTGCGCGAAGCTCGGGTGGGACGTGGAGCAGGTACGGATCGTCGGGTTCGATGGGCCGCGCCTCGCGCCAGGGGACGCGCGTGCGGGCGTGAACCTGCCGGGTCAGCTTCCGCAGCCCCGGCTCGGGCACCTTCAGAAACCCGGCCTGTACGGCGTGTCGGATGACGTGCGGGACGTTCGGGAGGTTCGCGGACAGGCCCTTGCCGGTGCTGCTCTCGGACATTGCCTCGGCGGTGGCGCGCGTGAATCCGAAGAACGCGGCCCCCAGGACGGTGTACCAAGTGTCCAGCGCGGAGTCGTCCCGATCCAGGGCAGAGGTCAGCGCGTCCAACGCGCCCACCGCGTCCCCCTCTTGGAGACACGCCTGCGCGTGCAGCGCCAGGATGACCCCGGTGGTGTGCGACTCCCCCAGGTCCATCGCGCGCTCGGTGATCTCGCGGGCCTCCTCCCAACACCCCAAGGCTGCGAGCGCCCGCGCCTCGTAGGCCATGCGGTGCAGATCGTCGGGGTCCATCTTCTCGCGGAGGATGCGGAGGGTCCGATCAAGGTTGTCCTCATGGTGGTCGGGGTCGTCGTAGCCCATGTGCAGGACGCGGCAGTCCTCCAACTTCCAGGCGTGCGCGGGCTCGTCACCCTCGTCGGGTTCCCACCGGGCGAGGTCCGGCTTGCCGTGGACCGGGTAGACGTACCGGATGCCCTCGGAGCGGCGGAACGTCCGCACCTGCACCAGCGTTTCCATGAGCCCGGTGTGCGTCGGGGAGTCCACCCGGATTCCCAGGAACGACGGGGGCTCGTCAAGCCCATCGGGGAGGTTCCCGGCCATGAGCACGTCCAACTGCGCGCGGGCTTCCAGGGGGCCGTCGAAGCGGTCGTCGCCGTCGAGCACCATGACCCACTCGGCCTCGGGGCAGGTGGCGTCTACGAGATCCAGGCTGACGTTGCGGCTGCGGGCGAAGTCGTCATCCCACAGGTCGGTGGTGACGTGGACGGGAACACCGTGGAGGCGACCCTGCTCTACCGCCACGTCGGGCGTGCCGTCGTCGGAGCCGGTGTCCACGATCACCCAGGCGTCGATCAACCCCTTCGCGGAGTCGAACAGCGCCGGGAGGTTGCGCGCCTCGTCCTTGAAGATGCAGGCCGCGACGACGCGGATCGGTGAGTCAGGAGTAGGAGTTGCCATGCCGCAAGCCTGCCGATGGGCTTGCGGTTTGTCAACGCGAAGGACGGGCCGGGGCTAGAGCTTCTGCGCCGCCGCGTAGGCTGCGCGCAGGTGCGGGTTCGACGGGTCCACCCACACGCTGCCGTACTGCCCGATGTTGAAGTACATCGCGTTCACGGCGGCACGGAGATCGGCACACGCCGGGTTCGCGCAGGCGCAGGGCTCGGCGGCGACCGGCTCGGGCTCGGGGGCCGGGGGCTCGGGCTCGGCGGCGACCGGCTCGGGCTCGGGGGCCGGGGGCTCGGGCTCGGCAGGCTCGATGGGCGTGGGCGGATCCCACGCCTCGTTGACGTCGGGCGTGGCCGGGTCGTCCCCCTTGAACGTGCCGTCGTCGTCGTGGGCACGCTTCGGGGGCGTGGCCTTCTTCGGCGGCGTCTTCTTCTTCTTGGCGGGGGTCTTGCGAGCGGCCATTGCGGACTCCTTCAGGGCAGAGAGTCTACCCCAAGTGTCCGTGGGGGGTCAGCGGCTTTCCAGCGCGTCCGTGACCCTGCGCGCCAGATCGGCGGACGTGCCCGCGTTGACGATCAGCACGTCGCCCGCGATGCACTCCAAGACGGGGAGGACCGGGAGGGCCGGGATCGGGGTGGGGCCGGGGCGCAGGGACAGCGCCAGTATGCGAGGGCTGTCCACGCGCCACACCGACCCGCCCGCCTCGCGCACGGCGCTCACGTCGGCGGCGGTGTCGCAGTCGGTGTACTCGACGCCCCGCGCCCGAAGGATCTCGGCCACGTCGGCGCGTCCGTTCCCAATGAGCCCGATCACACCAGACCAACTGCGGGACGCCGGACCCGCTCGGGCGTGGGGATCTCCAAGTTGACGCGCAGCCCCAAGGCACCGGCAGCGGCTCCCAGGATGGTCCGCATGGCGTTGGCGTTGTTGCCGCCCTTGCCGATGACCTTGCCGAAGTCGTCGGGGCCGGGGATCAGCGTGAGGATCACGGTGCGCTCCCCGCAGGTGGACTCCACGCAGACGGCGGCGGTGTCGTCCACCATCGCGCGGGCCATTGTGAGCAGGAGATCAGCCAGGGCGGAAGCGCCCGGATGGTCGGTCGGTCGGGTGGGGTCAAGCATCGTCGTCGTCCTCCTCCTCGCCCGTGCCGTACCACCTACACGGGCCGGATGATGTGGACTCCGGGGACGTGGCACGGCAAACCAGCCAGTCGATGATGTTCTGCGCGACGGGGTCCAGGTCGGCGTTCTTGAGGCCCATGGTTCTAGTCGTCCTTCGTGGTTTGGGTGTCGGCGTTGAGCAGGCGGGCGATGCGGTGCGCGGTGGGCTTGTCCCGGGCGACGCAGACGGGGCCGCACAGACAAACGCGAGGGTCGCCACACCATTCGCAGGGGGGAAGGTGCGCGCCCAGGGAGTCCGGTCGGTACTCGTTGACGTGCCACCCGTGCGCGCATTCCCATTCGGCCCGGTAGACCGGGGGGAGCGTCGTCGGACGCGCGGGCGCGACGTCGGTCAGGGCGGGGGCCGCGACGGCGTGCTCTCGGGGCGTGCTTGCCTTGGCGGGGTGCGGGTACAGTCGGCCCGCGAGGTCGGCCACGAACCAGCGGTCGAGCCGGGGGGCGTGTTCCAGCCCGCCGTCGCAGTCCCGCTCGCAGCGGTAGGCTTCCAGGGCCTCCGTCCCCCCGCCCACGGCGGGCAGGGGTTGGACGCCCTCGGACTGGCCGACCCGATACAGGGTCGGGTTCCCGCAGGCGGGACAGGCCGGGATCATCGGTCAGCCCGTCCGCTTCGCGGTGTAGGGGGCGACCACATCGGCCACGGCGACGGCGAAGCCAACGTGCTTGGACGTGGTGACGGAGTGCCGCCTGCGCTCGTCGTAGACGACGAACCGCACCGGGTCGGAGTCGGTCGGCCAGGGCCGCGTTTCTGCGATCAGGAGGTTGTATGACCAGAGCTTCCCATCGGGGGAGCAGGTGAGCGCACCGGCAGCGGCTCGGGTGCCGCCGCGCTTGGCGATCTGCGGAATGTCGCGGGTAGTGTGGGCCACGGCTCAGTCCCCCTCGTCGGGGGTGGGGGCGTCGGCCACGCAGCACGACTCCGCGATTGCGTCTTCGTGGTGGTGGCGGTGGCCGTCCAACTGCTGCGCCATTTCGACGGCGTACTGCTGGAGCCAGTCGAGCACGGCGCTCGGATCTTCGGCGGTGCGGAGGGTGAAGGAGAGGGTCAGGGTAGCGGCCATTGGGTAGCTCCACGGGGGCGGTCGGTCGGCGGGCTTTCCTGCCCGTCACCGTGCCCCATCCATGCCTTATGCCTTGACTCTAACCTACCCTTACGCAAGTAGCAAGCACTATCTTTCTGTCCGTGCGTTTTCTTTGGCACGCACCTTGCTACGCGGGCGCGCGTCCTCCCTGTGATCAGGCCGGGTCAGGCGGGCACGGCGATCCCGTGAAACTCGGACGACTCCGCGATCCGGGCGGGGTTCACCCGGTAGGCCGCGCCCAGGCTTCCGGGTGCAGGCTTGACCGGCTCCCCGTTGCGGATCTGGATCACGCGGTCCTCGTCGGGGGTGCCGAAGAAAACGAACGTGTGGCCGGGGTGCAGCCAGGAGTGCGGAGCCCACCACCAGGGGACGACGACGAATACCTCGTCGGCCACGCGCTCCCACTCCGCGAGCGCGGCCTTCCAGTCCGGCAGGTGCTCCAAGACGTGCGAGGCGATGATCGCGCCAAACTCCTTGTCCCCGTAGGGGAGCGTCATCGCGTCCCCCTGGCAGACCCGGCGCAGCGGGCGCTCGTAGTCGGGGGAACCGCACGGCCCTTCCTTGCTGGCGAGATCGAGGTTCACGTCGCCCCACAACGTCGGCCCCAACAACATCACCCGCACGCTGGAATGGGGCGTGCCCGCGCCCAGGTTCAGCAGCGGCTTCCCTCGGGCGTCGGCGGCGTCCCGTGCAGAGCGGGCAACGAACGCGGGGCGGATCAACACGTCCCCGATGTACGCGCCCACGGTGAGGACGGCGAAGCCCTTGACGATGCGCGGTAGGCGGCGAGGAGTCGGCACCGCCGCAGGATACCAGCGGAGGGGCGTCAGTCTGACGCGGGGTGCTCCCGTGGTGGGAGCGGGATCACGTCGGCGTCGGGGGTGAGCGCGTGTTCCTGGGGCTCGGTCCACCGGGCGGCACCCGTGGCGGCTTCCACCATGCCGATCAGGACGCCCAGGGCTGCGGGGTCCACCGTACTCAGGGCGTGCAGGAGTCGCGGAGGCGGCACCGCTCCCAGGGCGTAGGCCAGCCGCGCGAGCACCGGGTCACCGGGCAGGCCCACAGCCTCGCGGCGCTCCTCGGGGGACAGACCGCTCCCGCAGTTGCCGCAGACCGTGAAGTCCAGCGGCATCGAAGTCTGACAGGTGTAGCAGGGGAGGTAGGCCGGGAGCGCGGCGTGCAACTCGGCGCGGGGGTTCGGATCAGGTATCGGACTCCCCCTCGTTGGCGGCGGTGAGCAGGCGCACGACCCGCCCCGTGAGGGACGCAACCCGCCCCGTGAGGGACGCAGCCAGGGCCAACAAGCACGCAGGGCAGTTGGCCTCGGCGTCGAGGTTCGTGGCGATCTTCAACGCGCGGGCGTGCTTGCCGCACCACACGGTCTTGTCGGCCTGCGACTCCCACAGGTGGATCAGGGGCTCGGGCATGGTCAGACCTCTCGGTTGGAGGCGTGGGGTAGGCCGCGACGGTACTTGCGGCTTACCTAAATGTCAAGCCTTCCCGGCCCTTTCGACGGCCACTCTTTGTGGACAAGCCTACTGTTCGCAACGGTTCGTTACCGTGCAGCACTGTAGGTGTGTCGAAAGCTGGTGGATTGTAAACACCCTCGGGTCGATCCGAAAAACCCAGGGATCTCGCAACTCCTGATGGACGGATCTCGGAGGGGGTTTGTGAACACCCGCGCGAGGCCGTTAAGAGTCGGGAACAGTGGCGAGGGGCCGGGAACCGTAGGGAACCGTTGGGAACCGTTGGGAACGGTCGGGAACCGTAGGGTGCAGTCGGTTACAGTCGGTTACTGTTGCCGACCGTTGCCTACCGTTGACTACGCGCGGGCCAGCTTCCGTACAGAGAGGGCTTCCATGACCACCGGGGCCGCGACTGTGACGACGGCGATCACCGCGCCCCACTTCAGCGCACCCTCTACCCACTCCCACTCACCCGCGCCTTCGTTCTCGGCCTGAGTCTCCAGCCGGTCCTGCTGCTCGGTCAGGGCGGACGCGGGAAGCTCCCCCGCGCGCACGCCTTCCGCAATGGCGCGCGTGGTCAACTCGCGCTCGCGGGCGATCAACCACGTCAGGGTCTTGATGATGATCAGCGTCGTCGCAACAATGGCGACGAGGATAACCACCGCCGTCGCGGTGGGGATGGAAACGACGCCGTAATCGCCCGTGCTGGTCTTCGGCGCGGCGAACCCGGCGTTGGCCGCAGTCTGCGCGGCCCACCCCTGCACCTGCGCGTTGACCCGTTCCGTCTGCCGGAACAACTGCCGGTAGAGCCCGGAGAGGCGTTCCACCGCGCTCCCGTACAGGTCGTTGTGGTACTCGGCGCGCAGCGCGTCGGCCTGCCGGGGCGGGAGCTTCGCCAGCGCGGCCTTCGCCTCACGGCGGGCCGTGCGGAACGCGACCGCCTTGTCGTCTGCGATCCGCATGAGGTCGGTGACCTCCTGCGCGGTCCAGCCGCCCGCCTTGGCTGCGGCGGCGATGGTCGCGTCGTTGACCTCCTGCAACGCGGCCCCCAGGCCGTCCTCGCTTCCGGCACGGGCGAGGTACTTGACGCCCGTGAGCCAGTCGCCCCCGAGAGCCCGCGCCTTCGCCAGCGCGGCGGCAGACTTCGCCTGCCACTTGCAGCCGTACAGCGGCACCCAGGCGTAGTAGCCCCCCTTGCACTCACGCGGAGGCTTGGCGGGGTCGGCTCCTATGGCTGCGAAGCGGTGAGGGGAAAGGCGTTGGTGTCCCATTCGGGCAGGATACGCCAACCAGCCGTAGTTGTGGATCACTCTCCAGGGTCGGGGTCGTTCGGCCCGCCGTAGCCCCGGAAGTTGTTGCGGAGCGCGGCGTTGACGCGGTTCACCCCTTCGCGGGCCGCACGGCAGGACTCGCACCCGCCCACGTTCAACCGCCGCAGGATCTCGGTGTGGTAGGCCACTGTCTCGGCGGTCGTGTCGAAGTCGTCGCTCGCCACGCCGACCAGGGCGGCGACCAGGGCCTTGTCGGACAGGGCCTTGATCTCGGCGTCGGTCGGGGGTCCGTACACGATCTAGTCCTCCCACTCGTCGTCGTCATCGTCCCACTCGTCGTCCACCGGGTCGAAGTCGATGCGGACGGCGATGACTGCCTCCCCTTCCATGATCACGTCGAGGGGGTAGACGCCTTCGCCGTAGAGCGCCGCCGCGACCGTGCCCTCCGGCAAGACGCCGCCGTGCTGCTCGGAGTCCAGCGTCAGGACGCAGACCGCGCCGTAGAAGGCGTTGTCGCCCTCGCGCCCGCCGTGCCCCTCGTACCGTTCGGCGTCGAAGACTCCGGCCTGCCCCGAATCCACGGTCACGGAGTCGGTGAGGCGGACCCAGGCGTCGGTGGGCGGATCGGGGATGCTCTCATGCGTGGCGAGCAGGAAACGTCGGCCCTCGTCAAAGGCCGCAGCCCAGGTGCCGTTGCGGGCGACCAGAGCCGCGCCGTGTTCCAGGGCAGCGGTGGGGTCGCAACCAGGGTCGGTCACGGTCAACCGCCCCGAGTCCACCGGGAAGGTTCCGAGGGGTGTCGCGGCTGGTGCGTTCATGGTGTAACTCCAATAACCCCGATGGGGTCGGGGCTCACCCAAAGGATAACTACTGTTGGCGGATTGTCAAGGTTTACCGCTTGACAACCGGGAAACAGCGTGTTACTCGCGCGCCCGTCTTTCCTGAGAGGAGCGGTGGTCCTCCATCCTCACGATGTTGTCCGGCCCGTGCCGGGACGGCCCGAAGGCTCGGCCCACGAGGTAGACGGACACACGATCCCACCCGGCCTCCCCGGCGATGTACCCGGCGTGTGTTGCCAGAAGCGTTGCCGGTGGCAACGTCGGTGGCAACTTCCCGTCGAGGAGGTTCGCCGCACCGACCCGCTCCATAAGGGCGTCGGCGGTTCCGGTCAGAGTGCGGCCCAGGCGCAGCAGGAGCGCGACAACGAGTGCCGCCCACAGCTTCTCGGTGAAGATCGCTTCAGCCAGTCGTTCGTTCACGGGGTTCCCCCTTCCAGGCGGGCAGCGGCTTCGCGGACAGCTTGAACCAGGGCAATCCCCGGCAGGGCGTCGGAGATCCGCCAGCCCACGCCCGCGAGAGTCGCACGGTAGACCTCGGTGTGGAGATCGGTGAAGGACGCCCCGCCGCCCCCGGTCAGGTCCAGGGGATCGCCGTTTACGGTCAGGACGCGGTGAGCGGGGCCGGGGTGCCCCGCAGGGAGATCGGCGGGGTTCAGGGACAGCAGAAACTCGACCTCGGCCTTGTAGAGCGTGGCGGTCCCGCGCACCCGTGTCGGGCTCGCCTCGGTCACAGTCACGGACGCCGGGACGCGCCGCGCCAGAACCGGGTCCGTGAAGATCCACGCGAGGAGATCGAACAGGTGCGAGCCGACATTCGCCACCACGCCCCCGGAGAGGAGATCGTCGCCCTTCCATGAGGCCCCGTACCACCGACCGCGCCGGGTGACGTACTCGACCTTGACCTTGCGCCAGGGTGCGTGCGGCTTCTCATTCACGTCGGACCACAACCGCTGCACGGCGGGCAGGTGCCGAAGCTGAAGCACGGTCCAGACCTTGTGCCCCGCCCCCTGCTCCAACGTCTGCAACGCCCGCGCCTCCGCGAGCGAGAGGGTCAGCGGCTTCTCGCAGATCACGTCCGCCCCCGCGCCGAACCCGAACGCGGTGTGCGGGGTGTGCAGGTGGTTGGGCGTGCAGATCGAGAGCACGTCGATCTTCCCGGCGACTCGCCTGCGGAAGTCCGTCGTGTCGGTGTAGAAGTCGGCGTCGGGGAAGTACCGATCCAGCACGCCCACGGAATCGTGCGGATCGCAGGCGGCGATGAGGACGCCGCCGACCTCCTTGATCGCGGCCATGTGCCGGGGGGCGATGTACCCGGCAGCGCCGAGGAGGCCGAAGCGGCGACCAAGCACGGCTACTCCGCGAGGTCGCGCAGGGCGACTGCGGCGGCAACCTGGGCGGGGGTGGCGTCGATCTCACCCTTCCACACGGCGAGGAGCCACAACGTCACGTTCTCGGCGGCGAGCCCGATGCGCTCTCCGATCTCGGCACGCTTCGCCCGGAGGCGTGCGGCTTCCGCATCGTCCTTCGCCTGCGCGGCGTAGCCCTCCGCGTCACGCTCCCACTCCGCGAGCGCGGCTTCGACCGTATCGGACAACTCCGCGCGGAAAACGGCCAGCGGGTGCGTCGGGGCCAGAGGCTCCTCCAACGACGCGATGTAGTCGTCAACGGCGGACAACCCGTACTCACTCACGGGCAGCGTGGGCTCAATGCAGGTGTGGTAGCTCGCACGGTCAGGGTACTCGGAGTAGCGGTTGTAACGGCGCATGGTCAATCCTCGGTCGGCGGGGGACGGCGGGCGTGCCCCGGCATGAGCCCCCGATGCGGAGGCGCGGTCATCCGGTCGGACAGGACGGGGAAGCGCCGCTGGCAGACCGAACAGGTGAAGTCGGGGTGAGGGGACTGGACGGCGGCGGGGGGAAGCTCCGCGCCCTGGCAACCTCGGCGCACCCCTAGTTACGCCTCGGCGGTCGGCGGTGGCGGGGCGGCGGCGTGGATCTCGGGGCGGTGCCCCTTGACGCAGATGACGCCGGAGCCGTCCTTGTAGAGCGCATCGCCGCAGACGAGGCAGTACACCCCCAACAACGGGGACAGGCTGGACACGTCGGGCGACACCGGGACGGGCACAGCGGGCACAATCGCTTCGTCCTCGGTGGACGTGCCGTACTCGGCCGTGCCGCCCGCACCGCAGCCGCCAGCCTCCACGGGGCAGAAATCGCCGTAGATGGTCTGGTAGACCGGGCTCCCGCACTCCCCGCAGCGCATCCCTTCAATGGGGGTCATCGCGGCGAAGTCGAGGGGCACGTCGGGGGGTCGGGGACCGCTTCGATCCACCGGGGGCACGGGCTCGGCGTCGTCACTTAGGATGCCGAACACTTCGGCCATTGCGTCATCGACCTCGCCGTCCTCGTCGGAGATCCACAAGTCGTCCAGGGACGGCAGCGGCGGATCTTCCGGGGCCGGGACCAGCGGAGCCGCAGCACCGTTGGACGGCACGGCCTCCACCGGCACGGCCTCCACCGGCACGGTCACGAGGACTTCGGCCGCGTCCTCGGTCGCCTCGGGCACGCCTCCACCCTCGGGGTCGCCTTCGGTACCGGGCCAGAAGTCGAACGTCATCCAACCCTCGGGCACCTGCTCGACCCGCGTGGTGGTCGGGAACCACACCTGCCCCGCCGTCCAGCCTGCGAAGGCGTCGAGCATGGCGGTGACGACCGCCGCGTCCATGTTCCGGTCCTCGGCCACGATCATGTGCAGCCGCTCGGCCCGCCCCAGGTCGGCTCCGGCGAGATCGGCCGCGTCGGCGTCCCGCTCGTACTCCGCGTCCTCGGCCTTGGCGAGCGCCCCGGCGAGCGCCCACAGCAGCGCAGTCTCCTCGCCCCCGGAGGGCGCTCCGGTGACCCCCTCCTTGACCACGCCGATCTCGACGCGGGGCCGGAGCGCGATCATGGGCGTCCCGAAGTGCGCCGGGAAGCAGCTCGACACGTCGGCCATGAGCACCTTCAACCCGGCACGGATCTCAGCGGCCAGCGCCTTCGTCGTGACCTTGATCGCCTTCTTGTAGGACGCGGCGAGCGTCGTGGCAGAGAGCGCCGCCGTTTCGGCCATGCCGGGGGCCTGGGCCGCGATACGCCGTCGTTGGAGATCGTCCAGCGCGTCCTGCGCCACGGTGTACGCCGCCTGCGCGGGCGGGACCGGATCGGTGAACGTGCCCTGTTGGAGTGCCTGGACGGCCCCCTTCGGGATGATCACCAGGGCGGTCTGGATGCTGGTCCGCGCCACGGTGACCGCCGCCTCGCAGCGGTTCCGGGTGGCGGCGGCTTCGGCCGTGGCTTCGGCCGTGGCGATGTAGGACTGCAACCCGGCGCGGCGCGCGGCCAGGGCCTCGGTCCCCACGTTGGTCTTGCAGCACGCGCACAGGGGGTTGGTGGGGTACGCGGCGACGACGAGATCGAGCGTCCCCAGGATGGACTGCGCCACGTCGAGCCCTGCCATTGCTGCGGTGTCCACCGGGGGCAAGGTCGCCAGCGCCGCCGACTCCCGCTGGTAGTCGGCGTAGGCCGCGATCAACCCCTGCATGTTGGCGGACAACTTGCGCGCCCCGTCGAGGAGGGCGAATGCGTTGACGACCGCTGCATCGGCCGCGTCCAACTCGGCGTCCGTGACCGGGAGGCCCACGGCAAACTCCATATCCGTGACGACGCGGGCGGCACCCTTGGCTTCGTCAGCGGCCGACCGCTGGCGCTTCCCGAGCGTGTCGAGCAGGGCCTTGGGGGCGGTGTCGGGGCCGGTGGCGGCGTCGATCAACGCCCACTCGTCGGTGGTGAGCAGGGAGGCGGGCTCCGGGTCGCCCTCGGACAGCTTCTTACGGGCTCGCGCCTCGGTCGCCCGCACACGCGCGAGTACCGTGGGGGTGGTGAGGCCGAGCTTCCCGGCCAGCCACTTCTCGGCGGTCGCGGGATTGCCGAACAGGTTGGCGCGGATCTCCGCGATGGTCTGGACGACACCGGGCTCCTGCCCCTTTTTGATCTTCTCGCCGTTGAGGGTCCACGTCGGTCGGCCGGTGGCGCGTTCCTGGGTCCAGCGGAGGCGGTCGCCGTTGGACAGGACACCGCCCACGAACAGGATCGACTCGCCCTTGGGCTTCGACCGCCACAGCAGCACGGCCTCCTTCACGGGGCCGGGGCGTCCGCAGTAGTTGGACACGCCGCCCGTGAGCAGAAGCTCTGCGGCTTCCGCGAGCCGCGACTTGCCGGAGCCATTCGGGCCGGACGCGAACACGGAGGGGTCGAGCATTTCCGTCCACACGGGCTGGTCGGACGTGCCCTTCCAACAGGAGGACAAGGTGATCAGGTAGGGGGCCATGTGGGGTAACTCCTAGAGGGTCAATCGGTCAGCGAGCCGACGCTACCACCGGCCTTGCTGTTTAGCAAGTCATACCCCGTTCTTGCGGAATAGCAAGTCTCGCTGTACCCTCCGGGGATGGACAACACCGCCACCGCCAAGAAGCAAACCCCTCCTGACGCGCCGAACATTCGGCGGCTCAGTCGGATGCAGGTGGGTGACGGGGGCGCGGCCCGTCTGGTCGCCGCTATCCTCCACGCCGCCGACCCGAACGACGTGCGTACCGGCCTTGTGCGCCTCTCGGATGCCTGCCTTGTGAACGGCTGGACGGTGTACCGCTGGCTTCGTGGGAACCACGAACCTCGCAGGCGGCAACGCGCCGTGCTCACGGCGGAAGCCGTGCGCCTGGGGCTCGACCCCGACAACCTGCCCGCCGTCCCCACCGAGGTCGAGGTTCCCGAGGAGGACGTGAGGGCCGTGGACACCGCGCCGGTCGAGGAGGAGGGTGACGACGACTCACCCGACACCTTGGAGGACGTGCCCGCGCCCGTGCGTGAGGCGAGCGCCGACGAAGCGTAGGACTGAGGACCGGGGCAGGCACCCGGATCAAACGACGGGTCAGCATCGCCCACAAGCCCGTCACCCTCTCGCTAGACCTCCTTCCAGAGATCCCCGATCTTCGCGCCCGCCGTGAAGCGGATCGGGTAGATGCCGGGGTACTCCTGCGTCATGCAGGCTTCCAGATCGATCTTCGCGCGTTGGGCCAGGGCTTCGGGAACCTCTAGCACCCAGGCGTCATGGCCCTGCTGGATCGGCCCGGTGCCCTCGCCCGCGAAGTTGCAGAAGTAGCCCCGACCCACAAGGTCCAGACCCGCGAGGTTCATCAGGGCCGCAGCGCCCGCCTGGATGGGGAAATTGACGACTTCGGGAAGCTCAAAGCCGTCGAGGAAGTCACGGCGGCGCAGCGTGAACGGCTCCTCGTTGAACCCGTGCAGCTTGAAAAACGCCTCCTCCTTCGCCCACCCCAGGGGAAGCTCGGGGCACATCGTCAGGAACCGCCGACTCATGGCGGTGACCTCGGTGAGCTTCAGATCGGCGTAGATGAAGTTGCCTTCGTCGTCCTCGGCTTCCCGCAGGAGCCCCCACACAACCTCGTCACCGGCCGAAAACTGCTTCCCGTAGTAGTACCGCTTGACGAGGTTCCGTAGCTCGTTGAACCGCCCGCCGATCTCCCCGGCCGGACACCACGTTCCGTTCGGCCCCCACGGTCCCGCCACCCACTCCTTGAAGTAGCGCCGCCCCGGAGGCGGGGCACCGGGCATTGTCCAGATGCGGTCGCCGTAGCAAAACTCCATCGTGATCTGGTGGGAGTCGAGCGGGTCGAACACCCCCTGATCGTTGACCCGGTTGAAAGCGTCAAGGTACGCCTTCATTCCCCACCGGGCCGCGCCCTCCTTGCCTTCCAGGGCGTCGTAGTCCGCACCGACCAGCTTGTTCCCCGGCGCGGCTCTGACCAACGCACGGATCGCCTTCGGCCAATTCTGGACGTTCATCGGCTGCGACGACGCGAACCGCCCCGTCACCGGGACGTGCGCCGACCACGAAACCCGGAGCCGTCCGTCCGCGTCCACCACGCCGCCAACGTGCCGGGGCCGGAGCTTCGACACGAACGACGTGAGCAGCTTGTGGCGCTTCCGGTACTTCCGCATCGACCAGATGAACGCCGTCGCGTCGGGCGGGGTGGTCGCGTCCATCAGGTGCTCGCGGAGCACGCCGTCGCCGGTCGAGGGGTCGCCGGACTCCGTGAACGCCACCGGATCGAGGTTGAACCCCTTGGAGGAGTACAGGATCTTCCGCACCTGCATCGGGGACGCCGGGTTGAAGTGCGGGCTGTACGCCTTGGGCGGCTGCGCGGCGAGCGCCTTCGTCCGCAGGACGGCGACCTCGGAGGTCATCGCCGTGTGCATGATCTTCTGCGCCGTGGCGTCGATGAACATGCCGGTGCGCGACATACCGGCACAAATCGCCTGCGATTCGTGGTCGAGCTTCGCCAGGGTGATCGACGGGCGCGCAGGGCACGGCTTGTTCTGGCCGCGCTCCTGCACCCGGTTCCAGAGGATCGGGAAGATCCGGTGCGTGACGGCCGTGTCCACCGCGCAGTAGTCACCAAGCTCCTTGTTCGACTGCGCCCCGGTGGCGAGTTTGTTCCCCTCGTTGTCCTGCTTCCACGACGTACAGTCGGTGAAGCGGCTGGCGACCACGCCGAGGGACTTCGGCAACTCGGAGCACTCCAACCGGGTGAGGAGGATCGTGTCAATCATCGTGCGGTGAGGCGTCCGGTAGTCCACGCGCGGCCCGCGCACCCCCGGCGTCACCCCAAGCTGCTGTTCGATGACGAGCCGGTCGTACCACCCGGCGTTGTGGCCGGTCCACATGCGGCCGTCCGTGAACGCCGCCCGAAGCTGCGCCTCGTAGGAGGCGACGGTGGCTTGGTCCTTCGTCGGGCACCCGTCCACGCCCCGAATGAACACGACGGCGACGGCATCGTCGTACCCACGGGCTCGCTCCTCCGGGGTCGCGTCCCGTGCAATGGCGATGCAGCGGAGCCGCGCGAGCAGGGGCTCACGCGCGTCTGTCTCTACGTCGTAGGACCAGTAGGCGGACGGCTGCGCCAGGAACCACCGCAGGAGGCCGGGGTCCGGCTCGGTGTAGACCAGCGGGTCTTTCCACTGAAGCGTGTCGGTGAAGTAGCGCAGGGCTCGCCGGAAGTCGGCCCGGAACACCAGCCGCCAGCGCCGTGCCCGCCGCACGAACGCCGGGTGGACGGTGGGGAGGACCAGCATCGTGTGGCCCTCAATCGGGAAGGCCGCGCCCGTGAGGGTCGCGGACGCAGGACCGCCCCGGATGGACAGGATCGAGGGGTTGCCTCCGAGGACGGCGCTGGCGGCGGTGCCGCCGAGGGTCACCACATTCGTCGTCCGCACAAGGGACTGCACAAGGCGCGGCCGACAGTGCGTGGCGGGGTGCTGCTCATGGGAAGGGGAGTGCGCCGGGTTCCGGTGCCCGTTCGGCAGGATCGGGGCGGCTCGCTTCTCCTTGCGGAGCCGGATAGAGATCAGCTTCCACTTGTCGCTCGGAGCCCTGCACGCGATCACGTTGTCCACGTCCCAGGCGGTGCGCTGGATACCCACGTCCTTCAGCGCATCGTTCAACTCCTGCCCCGACTCGCCCACGAACGGGACGACGCGCTCGACTTCGTGCTTGGCGGGGGCTTCTCCCAGGAGGAGGCCCGCAGGGGCCTTCGCCGCGCGCTGCGCGGGAACCGGAGCCCACGCGGAGCCCGCCCACCGCCGCATCGGGCAGGCGAGGCACTGAGCCCCGTCGTTGGTCGGGTTGTAGCCGGTGGTCGGCGGGAAGATGGGCGCGTAGGCAACGGGCGCGGCTTGCGCCGCCTTGGCGGCAGCGGCTCCCGCCTTCAAGTCCGCCGCCTTGTAGTAGGAGTCGAACCCCGGAACGGCGGTGATCACTTCGCCGTTGTTCCCGGTGCCGAGCACCCGCATCGTGCCCGTCTTGTGGGCGTGCCCGAGCGTCACCATCCGACTGCGAATCGAGGCCAGCGTTTGCTCGCCGGAGGGGTAGTACCGCGCCAGGGCGCGGTAGGAGGCGTGGTCGGTCGAGCCGTTCGGGGACGCAGACAGGAACCCATAGAGCTTGCCGTCGCTCACCGTCGCCGTCGTCGCGGAGCCCTTCGGGCCGATGTGGACCTTCGGCGCTTCGGTGCGCCCCTTGACGTGCTGCGGCAGGACGTAGACGGCCCCCCGTGCTCGCTTCTCCGCGAGCATGACGATCAAGCCCCGGTCGCGCATTTCAGAGAGGCGCGCGGCGACGTTCCTGCGGAGGAGCCCCGTCGCCGCCATAGCCTCCCGCATCGTCGCGCCGACGACGGCCGCTGCGACGATGACGGCATAGACCTTTTGCTCAGAGGGGTCGAGCGGCACCGCGATCTCCAAGTCCAGGGGCAAAGCGGCCCGGTCCCCAAGGGGGAACCGAGCCGCTTCGGGCGGTCGCACAGGCAGGGGGCGGGGGGGTCTGCGCGACTACCTGGGGGGTTCCGGGTTCCTGCCCGGTGTAGCCCTTCGGGCTAGGGGATGACCGCCGTGCCGCCACCGGCCGGGGGCGTGAACGCGCCGAAGTCGAAGCCGCCACCGTTCTGACCGGGGCTGGCCGCGACGGGAGCCGCCGGGGCGGGAGCCGCCTGCTGCGCGAACGGGGTGGGCTGCGCCGCCCCGCCCGCCGCCTGCGCGGGAGCCGCCTTGCGACCGCCACGCGGCGACCACTGACCCGCGAGCGCGGCCTGCGCGTCTTCGGGCAGGACGGTGTGGGCGTCGTAGCGGCGCTTGCCGGAGGCCGGATCGGGGTCGCGGTCTTCGACGTAGACGCAGATCGGACGGCCCTTCATCTGGTCGGTGTTCATCGTCAGCTTCCCGGCGACGGCGTTCGGGGGCACGCCGAGGGACAGCATCAGGCGCTTGATCTTGGCGAGCTTAAAGGAGTCCTTCTTGGCGTCGAGGCCGTTCGGGATCGGGAACCACGACTTCAGACCGGAGCCCGTGTGCTCGCCCTTCGTGACGTTGAACGAAATGACGAGGTTCTGCCCCGACGACGACTTGCTGGCCGCGATGGTCGCTTCCGCCACCATCATGTTGTAGGCCCCCTGCGGGGGCGCGTATCCACCGTCCATCGTCATCGCCTGGACGTTGGTGAAATCAAACTGAAGCTCTGTACCCATGAGGGATTCTCTCCGTGTTCCCGGCGTTGTGTTTCCAGTCAGCCACCGTGCGCGCGTTTGCCGGGGTTGGCTCGCGCGGTGGACTCTCTAATCAAGCCGCAGTAGGCGGCGAGAACATTCCAAACAATTCCTGGCTCGCGCCAGTGGTTCGCAGCTTGTGGCGGGCGCATCCATCGCGCCACGCCCATCGCAGGTGTCGAGGATCTTGACTCGGCAGCGCCTTGGCGTTCGCCGCGAGCGCCTGCGCTGCGACGGCGGTGCTCGGCCAGCGGTTCGACGCGAGGCCGTCCGCGATCTGCTCGGCCACCGTGTCCAGCCATTCCAGGCCCCGCGCACGCGGGGGAACGATCACGTCATGCCCGATGCGGCGGGCTTGACGCAGGATCTCGCGGACGTTCATCGGGGCCACCTTGGGGACGACGCAGAAACGGTCCTTGGTGACCCACCGACCATCGGAGGGATCGCAGGAGTACGCGCCGGACCACTCGGGGGCCTGCACGAACGCATCCTTGACTCCGCGCAGGACCAGGGTGGCGACGTGCGGGAGCGTGGCGATCATCGCGGCGCTCGGCATCTTCGGCCCGCCCGCCGTGAACACGCCGGAGTCGGCGGTCTTGGGCTGCGCTTCGTGGCAGGTGATGATCAGGGTGACACCGAGGTCCAGGGCAAGCTCGCGGAGATCCATCACGTCCCGCGCCAACTTCTGCCACACGCCCCACCCCTTCATCCCGGCCTTGTCGAGAGCGTAGTGCGACCGCTCGGCCGTGATCGAGAAGTCGTCCAGCACCAACGCCGAGGGCTTGCCGTTCTTCTGGACGTAGGCCCGGATCGCCGTAGTCGCCTGGGCGATGCTGTTGACCCGAATCTCCAAGGGCATGAACCCGAGGAGGGCGCGAGCCGGAGTCAGTCCGCCCGGTGCCGGGGTGAAAAACGGAGCCGTGGCGGCGCTATACAGCGCGTCCACGGTCTTGCCGTACCCCGATGGGGCAAAGACGACCACAACTGCGGGCTCAGACACTCGTACCTCCAGTCAGCGAAAGGACGATGACACAGGGCCTTGCGGTTTGTCAACACGGCTTCTTAGCCTCCTGTGAAAATCCTGCTCGGGGTATCCTTCCGCTACCCTGTCTCGCGCGCAGGGCTGCGCCTGCATCGTCCTGCTGAAAGGAAGCGTTGAATGTCGGAAGCCTCCGTCCTCGCTTCGATGTTGGAGTCGGTCACCAACGTCTACGCCCCGGCCCCCGCTGCGGCGGTCGGCGCTGGCGGTGCCCTGCCCGTGCGGATACCGCAGGGCGACGACCCAACCACCATCATCCCCGCGAACACCTGCTACTTCGGCGGCGTCAAGGTCTGGAACCTCGCCACGTCCCCCGCAGGCGCGATCACCGTCAACGTCGTCATCTACGACGAAACGGGCGGGATCGGCGTGGAGGTCTACCGGGCACAATTCGTCTTCGTCGGGAACAACGAGCAGTTGTCCGACGTGCTGGAAGATCCGGTCCCCGTGTGGGACAACTGCGTGATCGACGTGTGGGCGGCGGGCGGGGCGCACAACGTCAACGTGCAGACCTACATGGCGGACGGTTCCATGCTGAAGCAGATCCCGTAATGCCCGTCAAGCGCATCCATCCCCCCGCAGGCGGCGGTAGCGGCTCCGGCCCTTCCGGCTCCACCATCGTCGTCCCCGGCGTCATCAACGCCGACGTGCTCGCCCTGATCGCGGACACCAACCCCGTACAGGTCACGCGCGACGGCGGAACAGCCGTCGCAGGTTGCGGCGTCACCGGCTTCCAGATCGAAATGCTCACTGGCGTCCTGGGGACGTACCCGGTGGTTGTCTTCGCCCAGGTCGGGGGCCTCGGAAATGGCCGTGAGGCGATCAGGGCGAACATCGCGTTCGATGCGTTGAACGAGAATCTGAGCGTGCGGATCGTCGGCCCTGCTCCCGGCGTTCCCGGCTTTGAGACATTCTACGTCTGGATCGAGAACGGCCCCGATGCCACCGCCACCTTCTCCGTGACGCCGTACCTGCTTGAGCAGGGCTGACCGATGGGCAGCGTTCGCATCGTCCACCCGATCTCGGAGTTTGACCCGAACCTGCTCTGGCAGGCCGAAACGTGCCGGTACGTCAGCAGCGCCTCGGGCGACGACGCCAACGACGGCCTGACGCAGTACACGCCAATGGCGACCATCGGGGCGGCGAACGCCGACCTCGCGCTGGACGCAGGCTCCCCGATTCCGGTGACGATCTACGTCGCAGGCGGCGTCTACAACGAAGCCTTGGTCCTCGGCATGACGGCAGGCGGGCAACCGATCAACGTCGTTGCGGCCCCGACCGAGACAGCGTGGGTGATCCCACCGGGCGGGAGCGTCGGGATCAGCATCGACAACACCGCCCCCGGCGAAACGTCTTGGACGATCCAGGGCCTCATAGTGTTCACGCCGAACGGTGCCGACGTTGGCCTCGTCGTGGACGACGCCCTGGGAGCAGGCGGCTATCAGGTGCGGGCCTACCGTTGCGGCATCCAGTCGGACAACGGCCCTATCGCCGCCTCCGTCGTGGTGGACGACGACTGCGCCCTGTGGGCTTTCGACTGCTGGTTCGACGGCAACAACGCGGGCAGTCGCGGACTCAGCATCGGTGCGGGAGTGGTCATCCTCGTGGACACGAACATCGACGGGGAAGCGGGGGCCGTCTTTCTGGACAACGGCGAAGGGATGCTGTTGATGTACGGGGGGTCGATCAGCGAGAACAGCGGCGACCCGGCAGATTGGGCGCTGGAAGTAGTGGGCGGTGTGGCTCAACTTCACGGAACCATTATCGGCACGATGGGGGACCACGCAGTCCGCGTCCAGGGCGGGGCACCCGATGAAGTCACGGCGGGCCTGTATTCCTGCACGGTCATGGGGGACGGATCCTCTGGACCGATGTTCCAAGTATCCGACGAGGACGCTCGGTTGACGATCTACGACATTCCGATGTTGGGGAACGAGGGTGGCGACCTGTTCCACTTGGAGGACGGCGGGATTGTCCAGTGCTTCTCCTGCGGACTTTTTGCGTTTGAGCGTGTGGCCTACGTCGAGGCCGTGGCGAAGCCGGACGCACAGGCCATTTTCGTTGACTGCGAGTTGGAGAGCGAGGGCAACGGAAACGCGAACGCGGTCGAGGTTGTCGGGGATGGGGCGGCACCAATGTCCGCTTCGGCCATGTTCTACGGTTATTGTTCGGTGAGGCTGAACGGCGGAAACGGGGACGCGCTCAACCTCTCGGACCTCGCCGGGGCCTGGATCGAGAGTGCGGTTATCAACGACGGCGGGGGCGGGGGCGCGGACATTTCGACGGACGGCACCTGCTTCGTCGCCCTGGGGCCTGCCCCGGAGATTCAGCAGGCTGGGTGGACCCCGGCTGCGGGTGACACCATCTTCCACGCGACCCCGGAGGACGGGCTCACCATTCCGTTTCCCGAGCCAGTGGGGCCGGGGACGTTTGACGTGCTTGGTGACGCAGCCGCCCCCGCCGAAGGCGTCACCTACCAGAATCTCCGCTCCTACAACACGCTGGCGTGTCACTTCACCACGGCCCCCACCGGCACGGGAAACACGCTCCGCATCACCAACATCGATCAGGTGGTCAGCGTCACGTTCACCATCACGAACAGCCGGTTTCAAGAGATTGCCGCCAGTGGGGCGTTTATTCTCACTCCAGGCGACCGCTTGCTGGTCGAGATCATCGTCGCGGGCGGCAACACCAGCGGCTCCGGTTACTTCGTCTTGAAGGAGTAGAGAGAATGGCCCTGTCTGAGCAAGAAACCGCGTTTGCAAAACGGCGGGCGTTGATCAAGGAGATCCGCGCGAAGATGCGTCGTCGCCGCCCACGACGACAACCCCGTCCGGTCAGACCCTTCCGCCGCGCCACATTGTCACGGGATCGAGTCTCGCAGGCATCGTCGGGCGGCTGGAAACCGACCGCCACCACCAACGACAAGGACTGAACCATGCCCGCCATGGCCCTGACCCGCACGATGCCCCGCGCACACCGACTCCTGCCCGTCGGGAAGCACGTCATCGAGCTAGACGACCCGAAGGACGTACCCTTGCCCAACACCACCGGGCTTCGGGGGTACGCCAAGCGGAACGCGATGAACGTGCCCTACCCAGGGACCCGACTCTGCGACGGCGAGCGCGTAGCCCTCGCCCGAACGACCGTCCCGGTACAGGGGACGCGCACGCCAGAACGCACGCCAGAGCCCTGCCAGGACTGCGCGAACAAGGCAACCACCATCAAGGCCGAGGCTTCCTAACCGCTCTCGCTGCCTGGAAGAGAGCGTTCCGTAAACAACGGACAGGTCGCCACTCCGTTTCGCTGGTACGCTCAATAACGAACGAACCCCCTTGGGAGCATCGTGGCCGAAGACTCCGACACCGACCCGGTCCTCGCAACCCCTCTGGAATCCACCCCCTTGCCCGTCACCACCCCCTGTACTGCAACCGCTTGTCCCGAAGTTGCCACCCTGGCTACCGACGTTGCGGTCCTGACCGCACAAAGCACGTCAACCTGCGCCGCCGTCGAGAAGCTGACCGCTGCCATACTCGGCAACGGGAAAACCGGGCTCGTCGTCCGTATGGACCGTATCGAACGCGCCCACCGCTGGATCGCACGAGCGTTCTGGATTGTCACCGGATCGAGCCTCGCAGGCATCGTCGGCCTCGGAATCAGGCGGGCGTTCGGAGGCGACTGACCCGTGCCGATCCACCCCTGCTACGACGGGCACCGTGAGGGGTTTCAGTACGGCCCCACGGGGAAGTGCTACGTCGGCCCCGGCGCGTACCAGCGGGCGCTCCGGCAGGCCCGCGCAGTCCACGCCCGCCGCCGCTCTACGGCGCTCGGCGCAGTCGAGCCCGCCCTGGACACCCTGTTCCCCGCCTTCCGGTTGAAGGTCGAAGCCCTGCTGGTCAACCTCGCCGCACGCGCAGACGCGCGGGGGAAGCCCTGGCGTCCCCGGATCTTCTACGCATGGCGGTCGCCGGAGGAGCAGCGGAAGATCGTGGAGCGCGGCGACTCCGACGTGCTCTACAGCTTCCACAACGTCGTGGACCCGGATGGTGACCCGCAGGCGCTCGCCGTGGATATTATCGACCGTCGCTACGCCTGGGATCTGGCGGACAAGGAGTCCGCGTGGACCACCGCGCAGCGCAACCGCTTCTGGACGGCGCTCGGGGAGGAGGCCGAAGCCTTGGGACTGACCTGGGGCGGGCGGTGGAAGAACCCCTACGATCCGGCCCACGTCCAGGCATACCCGCAGGCATCCGGCGCTCGGAAGTACCTCGCGCAAGGCAACTGGCCTCCCCTCACACCGGAAGGCGGCGAAGTCACCGTGGGCGGACGCTGCCGGTAGGAGTAGAATCGCCAATCATGGAACGACGCTACAACAACGAGTACGGATTCGCCTTCGTCCCGCGCCCGGTCCACCGGGTTCCGGCGTACTACGACGGCTTCGGCAAGAGGGAAGGCACCCGTTCCGGGCCGTTCGGCCTCCCCTTCCGCGTCATCGTGGAGTCCACTCCCGAAACGCTGGAGCGGATCGACAAGCTCACCGATCAGGTGGTCATCGCCAACAAGACCGCCATGTTCGCGGTCGGCGCGGTGATGATCCTCGGCGTGACGGTCATCCTCTCCCGTTCGACTGAGCGTGTCCGCGTGCGCCGCGCGTCCTGATGAACGAACGTGACCCGGCCCTCCTCGACGCAGGCTTCCGCGCCGCCGTAGACGACGTTCGCGCGGCCTGCGCGAAGCGCGGTGTCGCCATGCGCCCGTTCTTCTGCCTCCGACACCCGGCGACCCAGGCGAAGCTCTGGCGGCAGTCGCGGTCCCGCGAGGAGATCGAGAACGGCGGCACCCGGAGCACGCGCCACGGGCTGAAGCACCTGCGCGCTGCGAAGTGCCACTACCTCGTATCGGTCATCGAATCGGTCGGCCCGCAGTCCGGCCCGTGGGCGACCAACGCCTTCCCCGGCAACTCCTGGCACCAGTGGGGCTTCGCGGAAGATGACTTCTGGCTGGTCAACGGGTCCGCGATCTGGTCGATCCGAAAGAAGATCAACGGGGTCAACGGCTACAAGGTGTGGGCCGAGGAGGCGACCCGCCTTGGGCTGCGGAGTCTCAGCAGCATCGGGGACTGGCCGCACATTCAGCACCCGCGCGAGTCCTCCCCGATGAAGCGGCACACGCTCACGGAGATCAACGCCGCGATGCAGGAACGATTCGCCCAGGAGGCGGCATGACCCCAGGTTTTAGTTAGTCCTTCGACTCCGGGCGCGGCCAGTGGACGGCGATGTTCCAGCCGTTGCGTGCGCCCAAGAGCCGTTGTGGGACTTGAATGTCCGCAGCCGTGATCTTTACGCCAAAGCCGCGACGTACAAGCTCCTGCGTCACCGCCGCCTCGGTGCGCGTAGGGAAGCTCCCCCCAATTCGCACCTTGACGGAGGTCCGACCCCCGTAGGCTGCGGCCTCCACCCGGTTCAAGATCGTCTGCAAGATCGACCAGTCCTCGATGCAACTGCCCTTGGTCATGGCTGCGGACGCCTGCGCCGCGTCGAAGTCCGCCGTTGTGTCAGGTCGCCCACCTTCGTCCCCGATGAAGCGTGCGGTTGTGGCTGCGGCGTCCTCGATCCACCCGGCTGCGGTCTTCAGCCGCTCCTCTTGCACCGTGCCGGACAGCGCCATGCTGCCGGATTCCAGCCCGCTCCGAACCTGCGTCAACAGGTCCAGGGCTCCGAGGAGGCGTGCATGGTTCGCCACGTCGATGCGTCCATAGGTCACGCCGTTGCCGTGGCGACGACGTGCGCCCGCTGCTCCAAGGTCAGGTTCTTGTCCATCCAGGCGGTGAGCCGGGTCTTGCTCATGCTCTTGAAGCTCGCGGGCACGTCCACACCCAGGCCGATGACCGCAGCCTTCAGCGCCTTCGGCGTGGCCTCGACCGGCTCGGGCCGGGTCGCAGCGACCTCCACGTCCACGATGTTCTCGGGCTCGGGCTCGACGGCCAGCGCGCGGGCTCGGGGCTCCAACTCGATCCCGGCGTACTCCCAGGCGGGACCGACCACCGGCAGCTTCTTGGGGGGCTTGTGCTCGGGGTGATCGTCCAGGGGACGCTGACGCGCCCCCGAAATGTCGATGCCCCGCTTCGCGGCTTCGGCCCTGGCCTCGGGGGGCGGCTCCTCGCTGAAGCTCACCGCGCGCTCCGTCCAGCCGAACGGGAACACGGACCCCGGCGCGATGCAGAACAGGGCGTACTGGTTGGACACGTCCACCATCCGGTGCTGCGCGGGGAACAACTGCGCGCCCTCGGAGCCGGTCCCCGCGATCTCGTCCTTGATCCGCTGCACGTCCCGCCAGTCCGTGACGGGCAGGCGGTCCTGACGCCGGAGGGACAGCCAGAGGATCGGGGGCCAGCCCTTCGGCTGACGGTGCGGAACCGTCACGAGGACGACGTACTTCTGGTTGACCCAGGTGCCGACCGGCGTGCCGTCTTCGTCGGGCATGGACTCGGGCAACTGAAACTCCAACGCCGTCCAGGGGATCGTGTCGAAGGTCGCAGCGGCGGTGCGCTTGCGGCGCTCGGCCTGCCTACCGGCTTTCGCGGCTTCTCGGGCGTGTCGGCGTGCGGCGGCTCGGTTCAAGCTCATGGGGTCGCTCCTCGGTGGGTCACAGGGGAAAGTAGTCGGACAGGACGCGCCCCTCGGGGAGCGCGATGTAGGTGTGATCGTGGAGGCCGTCCCACTCGGGAACGTCCACCCCCATCCGGGGGCAGACGGTGTGCCAGTCACGGGGCAGCATCTTGTCCACGGCGGGATCGTAGTCGTCGTCCCACTCGGACTTCGGCTCCCGGCCTGCGGCCGTGTCCCACCCGGTCGAACAGCCGTGAAACTGGCCGGAGCCGGTGCAACCGTGCGCGCCCTCACCGATGATCCAGATCGGGCGTCCGTTCATCAGGAGCGCCATATCGTAGTCAGTCGAGTCGCAGTAGGGCCACCATGACCAGACGAGCACGTCGAAGGGGATCGAGAGCACCGCACCCATCGCGTCCATCTTCCGGGGCGGGGGCGGTTGCCAGGGGTACTTGACCTTGGGTGGGTAGGCGTCCGTGGCGGTCCAGTCGATGCCTCGGGCCTGCATCATCGCAGCCAGGACACCCCGGCCCGCGCCGACCTCCAACACCCGCTTGCCGCGCATGATCTCTGCGAGGCGGTCGGCGTACTCGACGGTGATCAACGCCCAGGAGGCAGTAGAGACGAACAGGTCGCGCGCCGCGTACCGATCCATCGAGCCGTCGATGTTCCGCAGCCCCCCGGAACCTCGGACGATCTTGGCGTCCTCGCACATGGCCCGCGTCAGCTTCCCCTCACACGCGGCCTGCGCCAACCGCTCCCCCAAGGGCGACGGCCGCTCGGGGAAGCGGTCGTGGTAGCCGTTCGACACGGCCTCGGCCTCGGCCTCGGCGTCAGCCTCGGGGTCGGACAGATCGTGGCAAATGTGCGTGGTCATGGGGATCTCCACCGGCCGGTCCTCCCGGCCACCTGTACCGCAACAGTAAGCTACCCTTACCTGAGTGTCAAGGCCCTCGGTTATCTTCAGCGAAGATCGGCCGCACCTGCGGTTCGCGGTCCCATGTAGAGCAGAGGGTGACGGGCAGACGGCACCCGCCCGACGAAAAGAGCCGTCGTTCGCAGGATTGGCCTCCTGGGATCGTAGACGCCGGGTGACCCTCGCTCCTGACAGCTACGCGGGCGCGGCGGCGGGCGCAGGCTTCGGGAAGTCGCCCGTGAGGATGCGCTGCGTCGTCACCGACAACTCGGCCTCGTACTCGGACGCCAGGGTGGACGCCCACCCGCCCGCGAGCAACGCGGCGGCGAACGCCGTGAGATCGTTCGCGTGAACCGCTGCCACCGCTGCCGGGGGGAGCCCGGTGATCCAGTTGAACACGCCCATATCTAGGGAGGGGTAGGCCCGGATGGGAGCCCACCTGTAGAGGGGGCGACCGTTCCGCCACGCAGGCTCACGGCGCACGGTCCACGCCCCGGCCCAGAATCGGTCAGCCCTGCGCCCCACGGGGTTGAAGGTCAGGATGCCCGCGCCGTAGTTGGTGACCAGCGCGGCCTGCGCCGCGACCATCGCCACCTGCTCCGGGGAGAGCCGCTGCCCGTACTTCCGCGCCCATCGACGGGCGATGACCACGGAGAGCGTGTCCATCGGCGTCGGCGTCGGCGCGGGGAAGGTGAAGTTGGTCTTGGGCGGCGGGGGGTCGGTCGGGGGCAGCGGGTCCGCCGCCAATCCCTGCGCGGTCGTGTTCACGGCCCGCCGCAGAAACTCCGGCAGGAGCGCAGAAGCGATGACCAGCACCAGACCCATCTTGGAGCCGATGCGTAGCCAGCCTGGAAGATCCTCTGTTCGCACGGCGGGATTCTATCACCCCCCGCGCACAGCGCCCCCCTGTACTACGCGGCGGGAGGCGCGTCGGCCTCCTTGGTGGGGGCGTCCTCGACGGGCAGGACGGCGGCTCCGAAGTCCAGCGTCACAGACTGGCCCGCCTCCTCGGCCGGGGGCTCGGTGGGCTCGGTGGGCTCGGTGGGCTCGGTGGGCTCGGTGGGCTCGGTGGGCT